CTAGTAATTACGCCTTCTTACAATACCTTGAGGGGTTGATTTATTACTTATTAATGGATTTATTTCTAAGGTTTCATTTTCCCCATGCCATATAATGTTTTTAACTAAAGATTTTATTAATATTCTTTTGCTGTCTACATCTACTAATTTATAGAACTTTTTAAAGTTAATTAAAGCTTCTTCTATCATTTTTATAAAGTCCTCTTTGACTTCATAATCTTCCATAGAATTTGTTAGTTCTGTTATTTGTTTTTGCAATTCATTGTTTTCTATTTTTGTATCGCCTATTTCTTCTTTTAATGTTTGGATTAATTCAATGTTTTCTTCTAAGGCTAGCTTTCTTACCAAACCTTTAATTATTTTATTATTATCATCAACCTGTTTTTTTAATTTGGAAAGCTTTTTTACTATAGAATCTTTATCTGCTTTAGGTTTATCTTTTTCGTTATACGTTGAGATTAAGCTTTCCATATCTAATCCAAGCAGGTAATTTTCTATATATTCTTCCGCCTTATATGCGTTAAGCATTTTATTACTGCATCTGTTGCTGGCTCTGTTTTTAAGGTTGCACCTGTAATATCTCTCCATGAAATCTCTTTTTTGATTATAATGGGACCATGAAGCCATTCCAGACCCGCATTCACCGCATACTACCATACCGGATAGAAGAAATTTGTTGCCTGTCCCGGAACGAGGAGAGGTTTTTGCCTTGTTATCTCTTAATATGTCTTGGCATTTTATCCACATATCAGAAGATATAATTCCTTCATGCCTGCCTATTGAAACGATCCATTGGTCTATGGAATTTGGTTTTTTACCACTTTCTTTTCTTTTATTATATACCATTAGTCCATGCATTCCGTCTGGAACACCATATGTCGTAGTATCCTGTTCCTTAAACCATTTAAATATATTTTCATCACTTATACAGTATACTGGATTGATTATAATTTGTTCTACTGTAGCTCTTGAAAATTCCCCGCCATTTTTACCCTTGTATTTATTTTTACACATATGGGTAGCTACTGACGCAAAGCCCCTTTTCTCTAAGTATAATTTATAGATTAATTTTACCGTTTCTATTTCTTCAGGAACTATGCTCAACTTGAACATCTTTTTATCTTTACCATATTGATTAGAGTATTCTACTGCTTCCGATTTATAGCCTAATGGAGGAGTGCCTCCAAGCCAACGTCCAGTTTTTGCAAGCTCCAGCATATTATCTTTGATACGCTCTGCGATAGTTTCCCTTTCTAACTGGGCGAATACCGCAGCTATATTCATCATGGCACGACCCATTGGAGAACTAGTGTCAAACTGTTCCTTTATGCTCACAAAGTCTATATTGTGTCTTTGAAGTTCCTCAATGGTATTGGAAAAGTCAGCGACATTACGGGAGATTCTATCAAGCCTGTAGCATATAAGAACATTGAATTTATTTTTTTTAGCATCAATTAAAAGTTTTTTGAATTCGGGTCTGTTTATATTTCCTCCACTGAATCCTTCATCTTCATATATTCTTATATCTTCAACTTTGCTGTAGTTTCTTCTAAGATACTCTTTGCACATTTCAATTTGATTTTCAACGGATTCTCCTTTTTCAGAGAATTTGGATTTACGAGAGTATATGGCTGCTATCATAAAAATACACCTCATTTTAGCAATAAAATCCGATAGATTATTTTTATAATTAAATAAGTTTAAAATTAATATAATTGTGGTATAATATATTTAAAAGAAGCCGTTACGGTTTATGTTTTATAAGGTTTTTAGTTTAAAAATGCACTACTTGGCGAAGGGTGCATTTTTAGTTTTTTGAGTTTTTATCTTCAGCAGTTATAGAAATTTCATTTTCAGTTAACTTATGAACTGAAGACTTACCTTTAATTTCAAGCTTATCTTTAAAATATGTTCCTACAATCACCATAGCTGTTAAGCCAAGTGCTGTAGCACATATAAATCCTAGTGCAATGATAGTTTCACTCAAATTTGCCACCTCCTCTGCTGTCTATTAACCGTAACGACCTCTTTGTAAGAGATAAATTCCGGAAGGTGGCTAACTAAAAACATTTTTATTCTCTTAATTAATATTATACCATATTTTAGTTACTTTTCTATGTAAGAGATTTATCTATTTAATCCATTCTAAACTTTACCACAAACTTAGTTTTTTCTGGAATACTTTCTACAGATATAGTCCCATTATTTTTCTCAACTAATTGTTTAGTAATATACAATCCGAAGCCATGAAGATCATTTTGTTTAACTTTTGTAGAAAAACCTCTATTGAAAATTTTTTCTATTATATTTTCAGGAATAACATCTCCATTATCAGCTATCTCAATACAAAAGTTTCTGTTTTCCTTAAAGGTGGTAATGGATATTTCCTTATTTTCCACATCCGATTTAGTGAATGCTTCAAATGCATTGTCTATGAGATTACTTATAATACTTATCAATTCATCTGCTCTGATTTTTATTGAGCTGAAAGATTCATCAATTATAACTTTAAAATCAATATTATTTTTCATTGCATAGTTATTTTTTATGGATAACATACCGTCTATGTAATCATTACCTGTATCCAAATACCTAAAAGAGGAATGTATTGTACCTGAAATTTTTCGTACATAACTATCTATCTTCTCTACGGTATCAGGCTTGTTTAATAAACATAGTCCTTGTATAACATTTATATGGTTGGCAAAATCATGTTTTTCCTGTCTTATTATGCTTATTATTTCTTCCATATTTTTAATTTGCTGTTCTTGAATTTTGTAATTAATATTTATATTTACAGCCAGTTGCTTTTCTTTTAAGTTTCTGAATTTTGCTATTAAAAATATGAAATAGATAATAAAAATAATAATATTATAGGTTTGAACGTTTTTTATATGAAAAATACCATAGTTGACACAAAATATAAAGAAAGTGAACGCTTCTAATTCAAGTATTAAATTAGCAAATACAACTCCTTCTTTTTCAAATAGTTTAAGTTTAGTAAAATATAAGTTAAATTTAAAAATTAGAGTTACAATAAGTACTTGTAATATTTTAGAGGTTATTATAAAAATATTAATATACCTAGGATTCAAAATAATTTGATTTAAACTTATATTAAATATAAGCATTTCAATAATTCCAGTAAAAGATTCAGTAGTGAATATTATTGTGAAAAATAAGGAAACTATAATTGTAGAATGAAAAATCTTTATCTTTGTAATAAAGGCAAGTAATAGAATGTCAAATACTATAAGAAACAATGTGTGATAGACTAGTGGAATATAAAATGTACTCCAATAAGTTGCAAAAACAAACAATATATAAAATAACCCCGTTTTAATTTTATGATTAATTACAAATTTTTTATTACTATATAATGCTTCGAAAATACCTAAAAGAAGTAATACCTCTATAGTATCTAATACTATTTCTTTTATTATAGACATGTAAAGCCTCCTTTGTTCTTAAAAATTTGTTTTTGGGTTACTGCGACTAAAAATACTTTAATTATAATTTCTACAATATATTGAATTACCCCTCTATATTTTACAAAAAATAAAACTTAATTTCTTAAGTTTTATTTTTTAAAGAATCTAGGAAATTAAGTTCATAATAAGTAATAATAAGTTTGTCCAGTTGTTGGCTCACAGCAAATATTTCTTTATTAGTGAATTTACTTGAGTTTAATAAAGTATTTATCTTGTCTTTGTTTTTTAACTTTTGTATATGGTTACATTTTAATTAATTTTTACTACATAATATCTTTTACGTGTTAAAAGTTTATTCTTTAAGATATCACAACTATATATTATTTTAAAAGTTCATCAGGACATTTTGGCTGGTGACCAACCATTGAAGATGTTGGAATCATAACTATTGCTGCTAAAAATAAAGATAGATAACCCATCGTTTTCATACTTTTCTTTAATAATTCCTGTTTTAAAAATTTCATTTTGTATATACCTCCTCAAACGTTTTAATGTATAAATTCTACAAGATATTCAATTTTCCTGCTATATTTTACAAGAATTTCACGAAAAAAATTCTCAAACTATTTTAGAATGAGAATTTTTATTTATTCATGATTTCTACGTTTTTTAATCTTAGCCATTTCTATGCCCACCTTAACAGAATCCAAAATTGTTTCAATATCTTCTTTGGTAGCAGGCTTGCCTTCTATCTTAAAATTTTCTGTATTTAGTAATCGTTCTCTTAGTTCTTCCACAACTTCTTCTATATCTTCATGTTCTTTGGGTGTTACATAGGTATTTTCGGTGTTTCGTATATTTGTCCTGCCTAGTAAATAATCTATAGAAACGTTAAAGTAATCGGCTATTTTTTCAAGTATATTATGCTCGGGTAATTGTGTATCATTTTCATATCTAGATATGGAGCTTTTATTGAGGTAAAATTTATTTGCCAGTTCTTGTTGAGTCAAATTTGATTTTTTTCTTAGTTCTTTTAATCTATCTCCGAATGAAGCCATTTAAGTCTCCCTCCCTAATACATTTAATTATAAACTATGTTGCATGAAAAGAAATAATTTTTGCGTTACGAGAAACTTTTTATTTGAAAAGTATTGACAAGTTTCTTTAAAAGCATTAATATTTTAGTATAAAGTTGTTTTCAAAGAAACGAGGTGATAGAAAATGAAACCAAATCTTTTAAAGGCAGAGAGAGTTAAAGCAGGGCTTACCCAGAAAGATCTATCAAATGCTTTAAATAAGGATGTTTCAACATATTCAAAAAAAGAAAATGGATTAGTAGATTTTACAGCTAGTGAGATAAAAATTTTAAAACAGTTATTACATTTATCTCCAGAAACAATAGATGCAATTTTTTTTAATACGAAAGTTGCTTTTGAAGAAACTAAAATTCAAAAAGAAGTAGTGTAATTAGCAAAATTAGAACAAGCAGTAACCACTTAACTTCAATCTGAATATTAAAGATATAGTTCGATCTATTTGGCAGATTTAAGGTAGGCTATATCCATTATGTTTTTACCAGTTGCAGTTTCAATGAAAGCTACATCTTTTGATAGTATATTAACATCTTTTTTTATTGATTGTATGTCGCCGGAAATATTGGCTAAATTATGCTTCATGTTTTCTTGCTCGGCTTTTACAATGTCAACTTTATGTTCAAGAGCTTTAAGTATTTGGGTGTTTTCATCAAGCTGAGATTTTATTGGAGACAGTTCTTCTTGCAGTAGCTGCTTGATAGCAGATAAGGTTTCTTTATCCATGAAATCATATCCTTTCAGTTTATTTTAAATATCAATATCAATATTTTGAAAAACAGGTGATTTGAAAAACTCATACAGAGGAATTTCAACCCCATAGCATATTTTTAAAATTGTTTTAAGTTGAGGATTCTTACTTTTACCATTAATTATGCTATCTACTGTTGACTGTGTAAGCCCTGATAGAGAAGAGAGCTTATTTACACTAATATTTTTGTCTTTGCATAATTCAATAATTCTTTTAGCTGTAGCTTCGGATATGTTCAATAATAACACCACCTGTTCGTAACGAATTACCGTTAAAACAATTATATCAAAATAATAGAAAAACTTTTAACGATACATCGTTGACAAACTACAAAAGTAATAATATAATAAATTTAACGATACATCGTTAAGAAGTGCAAAGGAGGTTCTTAATAATGTTCGGTAAAAAACTTAGACAAATGAGAACTAAACTTAAATGGTCACAAGCATTTTTGTCAGAGAAGACTGGCATACCACAAACTACGATTAGCGATATAGAAACCGGTAAAAGTATAGCAAATGTTGAACAAGCACTAAAAATATCTCGAGTTCTAGAAGTACCAGTAAGTAAGCTACTAGAGTTGGATGAAACAGTAACAACTTAATTCTAAACTGAATACTATAGTAAAAAGTAAGTAAAAGGGGTATGGGCATGGCAATAAAAGTTATAGCTAATTGGCCATTGGATGATCCAGAAGCAATGCGACAACTTCACGAAAGTCAAGCGAGAGCAACATTAATAGTCCTTGAAAAATTATTTAAAGAGGAAGGCTCAGGAGCCAGAGGACTAGATGTGTTAATGCAAAGAATTGAAAGCAAAAGATTATAGGCCGAAATGCCTATTTTAAAATTTCACTTTCAATTAAAAGCAAACACATCCTCAATATATGCTATGAAATTTTCAAAGTTTTTGCTACTAAAATTTTATCATAAGAGAAAAAAGCGTGGGGTGTAATTTAACTGTATATTCCATATGAAAATTTATAGTTTGAATAAGAAAGGGGTGAGAGACGGATGGGAAAAACAGTAAGGGATGCTGACAATGCTTATAAAAAGGCAAGGATAAGAGCATCAGAATTCAATGACAAGCTCAAAAGTAGAGAAGGAGCAGCTGAAATGATGGGAGTTAGTCCAAGCTCTATTCTCAATTATGAGACTGGAGTATGTAAACAAATACCTCCAGATGTAGTAGTTAAGATGGCAGAAATCTATAGCGCACCAGAACTCATGAACTATTATTGTTGCAACGAATGCCCCATAGGAAGACTTACAGTACCAAAGATTGAGGTGCTGGGAATTGACAGGGTTACACTTCAAGTCATTGGTTCACTGGAAGGTATAGGGGTAATTAAATCGGAATTAATCGCTATCACTAAAGATGGGGTTATTGATGAGGATGAAAAACCAAAGCTTGAACATGTTATTAATTTTCTTGAAGAGATTTCTAAACAAACAAGCAGTCTAAAACTCTCAGTGGAAAAATATTTGAAGTGTGGTGAATGTCTTTAGGGGAAAATGGAAGGAGGGATAAGAGTTGAGTAATATAATGCCCATGGAATTTAAAAATCAGAGAATTATGACTACTAAGGTTTTGGCGGAGCAGTATGGAACAAATGAACAAAACATAAGTAAAAACTTCACTAGAAATTCAGAAAGATTTGTAGAAGGTAAACATTATTTTAAATTGGAAGGTGAGGAATTAAAGGAATTTAAAGGGTATGTACTAAATGACGAAAGCCTAAAATTTGTATCTATTTTATATTTATGGACAGACAGGGGAGCAGCGAGACATGCAAAAATTTTAGATACTGACGAAGCATGGGATATATATGAGGAGTTAGAAGAAACTTATTTCAGGGTTAAGGAAAGTAAACCAACATGCATAGAAGATGTTTTGATTCAGTCACTTCAAGAAATGAAAGACATGCGCCTACAGATTGAGGAAGCCAAGAAACAGACCAGCGAGGTTAAAGAAGAAGTACAGGATATAAGAAATGTAATTACATTGAATCCACAAGCAGCGTGGCGCCGAGAGTGTAATAGGATTTTAAATGCCATAGGAAGAGAACTTGGAGATTATAAGACTCCAAAGGATCAGGTGTATGAAGCTCTGAAAGTAAGGGGTAAATGCAGACCCAATGTATTGATCGTAAATCTTAAGAAAAGAGCTAAAGAAAATGGCATGGCTCCAAGTAAAATAGAAAAATTAAACATACTTGATGTGCTGGAAAATGAGCCAAGGCTTAAAGAAATATATGTAACTATAGTAAAGGAAATGGCCATTAAAAATGGAGTAAGGATAAGGGAGGAGGTTGCAATATAAATGACCACCTCAAGAAGAATTAAACTTAGTGCTTCAACACCTTATGTAAATGGTGAGGAATTTACAATGAAGGAATTAGGATTGAACGAGGATGCAACTAATGAAGAAATAGAAAAAGCTTTATTTGATATACTTTGTCAAAATTTAGATTGGGGATGGAGTGAGATTGAGCATGACCAACTCAGTAAAAATTAAAATGGGTGTATTTGCAGGAGCACAGGTAACACGCAGAGAATTGGCTCAAGCTATTATTCAAGAACTATGTTACCCGCATGAAAATATTGATTACTATACCGATTCTTTAGAAAGTTTACCCTTAAATAAATATTCCGAGGAATTGGAGAGTATGGAACGACCTTGTAGGAGGAGAAGGAGGTAAAGAAGGATGCCAAGGACTTATAGTTTATCAGAAGCAATACAAATGTTGGAGAAAAACCGTAAGTTAGAGTTTAAACAGTATACGGATGTGGATGGAGTTGTTTTTCTTAAATTAAACGATAGAGGTTGGTTAGTTAGTAGGAACGCTCATGGGGATGAAATAATTATTGATATAGAAGGAAAATGGGAATTAGTTCAGAAACCAGTAACTTTTATGGAAGCTTTAGAGAGTGGGAAATGGGTTAAAGTTGAGCATGAGATTATACAACCAGAAAGATTTCTGAGTGACTATGGAGATACAACATATTGGAACTCAATAGATCGTTTGTTATATATCTTATCTAATAGTTTGGGTGCAGCAGAATTGAGAGAAGTCATTTTAGAGGGCAAATGGTATATAAAGGAGGATTAAGGATGAATGATTTTAACGAGGTATTATTGGAATCTATAAAGTACAATCCAGACATAAAGGTTAAGGTGGAGCACCCTTTAATACAGAAAGAAGGGCTAAAAAATATATTTGATGGCTATATGATGTTTTCATGTATCATGTATCATTTAAGTCTTTGCTTCAAACCGGACCAGCTAGCAGAGGTAATCAAAAACGGACAGTGGTATTTGAAAATTTAGGAAGGGAGATAAAGAAAATGTTTAATGCCGAGGAAGTTAAAGGATTTAACAAATTAAGTAATGCAGACAAGGACCTGTTCACAAGATTCTGTAAAAAGTTTTATGATGCATGGGAATATCCAGAGAAGCATAAACCGGTAAAAGTGCAAAAAATGAAGGGGTATTTGAAGGTGACTTTGGTTGATGTTAGCTGGTTGCATATTACTAAGGATTGTGAGTGGTATTAGGTATGGAGAGGGAGAGAAGAAGCCATGGGAAGGAATAGTAATTTTTCCATAAGTGAAGTTGAGTATCTAGAAAATAATTGGGGAATTAAGTCCATTAATGCTATGGCTAATGATTTAAACAGAAGTATATCTTCAATAATGAATAAGAAAACACGTTTGCAGCTTGGAGCATTTTTGGATAATGGTGAGTATATAACAGTCAATCAACTTTTTAAGGCTATAGGAAGAGAAAAAGGTACTGGTTATACATTGCGTAACTGGATAAGAAAAGGGTTCCCTGTTAAAAATAAAAAAGTTTTGAATAGTAGTTTTAGAGTAGTTTATTTGGAAGATTTTTGGAAGTGGGCCAGAGAATACAGAATGCATATTGATTTTAGCAAATTTAAAGAAAATGAATTGGGACTTGAGCCAGATTGGGTAAAAGGGCAGAGAAGGGCGGATATTGCTTTTTCTAAATACAAGGTTACCCAATGGACCAAAAAGGAAGATTCGCAGCTTGAAAGTTTACTTGGAATCTTCAGATACAGTTATAGAGAGCTGTCAATGCAGATTCTTAGGACAGAAGCAGGCATTAAAAGGAGAATCAACGATTTAGGTCTAAACATGTGGCCTATCAAGGACTTGTCCCGCAGCTGGAGAAGTGAAGAAATAAGTATTGTAACTGATATGTATAACAATGGTTATAAAAGTGATGTCATAAAAGAATATATAAATAAGTCTGCTCAAGCTATAAATGGGAAGATAGAAAGGTTAATAAGGGATGGCATATTAGTAAAACATAAATAGGAAAGAAGGTGGAAGCATGATAAAACAATTGTTCCATAACGCCGGCATCAAAGTGACAGACCAGGAACTCAAAGAAATAATGCAAATTACTACAGATGATATAAGAGAAAACCGAATGAAGTTCGGTAAAAAGACAAGCATGGAGCAGATGTTTACTATTGCAAAAAGAAGTTTAAAAGTGCTGATGAGTGCTTGAAGGGAGGCCAATAAATAGATGCGAGATAAGGAGTTTATGAAGCTGCAGAAGGAAAACAAGGTGCTTAGGGAGCTTTTAAGAGAAGGTATTCAATTTATGGAAATTTGCGTGGAAAAGGTTAAGTGTCAGGAGGATGTGTGCAAGCAGAAGAGTTAGGGGGTGAATAACATGGATGCACTTACAGTAAAGAAGCTTAGAGAGTGCAAACTGGATAACAACGGAGAGCTTTATGATCCGGTATCTGGGGAGACTTTCAAGAGCATTGATGAACTAACAGTTGAGGAAGTAAAAATATTTGTGGAGGGATAGGAGATGTGGATTAGAAGCCAGGACAAATTGTTTCTTGTAGAGGCAAAAAGGATATTAATACTTTCACCCAATGCCTACAGAAAGAAATTTGAAATAGTTAACTATGTTTCAGAAATATCAGATGCTGAACTTGGTACTTTCGCAGATTATGATAGCTTAGGCGAATATGAATCTAAAAAAAGAGCTATTGAGGTGCTGGATGATATACAAGAAAATATCAACGTTTTGGAGTATGACAAAGTGTATAAATCTCACAATGAAAAAATGTATGCACAAGGTCGGTATGTTTACCAAATGCCAGAGAAATAAAAAACGCCCTCGCCAAAGGGCACAAAATTAAAACTTCGTTATCCCCATTCTACCGCAGAATGGGGGAAAAATCAAATAGGAGAGAGATTATGATATTTGATTTCTTTATATACTATGTAGCATTAGTATTTATGGGAATAACTTTTATAGAAAAATATCAAGGAGGTAGAACATGAGTAAAACAATAGTTTTAAAAGAACTGCATCTTAGAAGTTTCAAGGGAATAAAAGAGCTTGACATAAACTTTGACAAAATAACCAACGTCTATGGGGACAATGCTACAGGAAAGACTACGATATTTGATGCCTTTACATGGCTTTTGTTTAACAAGGATAGCCAGGACATAAGCAAGTTTGATGTGCAGCCACTTGATGAAAATAATAAAGTAGTTCATATGGTTGATACGGAAGTGGAAGCAGTACTTGAGATAAATGGTATAAACACAGTGTTAAGGAAGCTCTTGAAAGAAAAGTGGGTTAAACCAAAGGAAAAACTGAATCAGAGTTTCAGGGTGCCACTACTTCTTATTATATTGATGATGTACCTAAGAAAGAGAAAGAGTATAAGAAAAAATAAATGAAATCATCCAGGAGGATATATTTAAGCTCCTGACAAATCCAATGCATTTCTCAACTAAAATGACATGGCAGGAAAGAAAAAATATACTCATGGGAATGATAGGTGAAATTACAGACCAGAATGTCATTGATTCAAAGGGAAAATTGAAACCTCTGGAAGAACTTCTCGTAAACAAGGATATAGATGAACTTAAAAAAAGCATAAATGCATCAAGAAAAAAGCTTATAAAGGACAAGGAGTCAATACCTCCTAGAGTTGACGAACTTAGAAAAAGTATAAAAGAAGAAGATGTTGACTTTGAAGCCCTGAAGTTCAGAAAGCGTGGAATAGTTGCAGGAATGAAGAGTGTGGAGGAGCAGCTCCTTGATAAAACAAAACTTGATGATGAACTATTTATGAAAAAAGACAAGCTTTATGGACTTAAATCCAAACTTAAGGATATTGAACATGAGGAAGTTGAAAAGGCCGAAAGTGGAAAGATAAAATAGCCCAGGACATAACCAGTTTAAATGGGAAATAGCCAGCTTAAGTTTGATATTAAATCCCTTGAAATGGAGAAAAACAACAACCTTAAAATAGCCAGCAACTTAGAAGTAGAAGTTAAGAATTTAAGGACAAATGGTATGAGGAAGATGAAAAGTTTTTGAACTTCCAGAAGATGCAAAGATTTGTCCTTTCTGCCAAAGACCTTTTGATGAAGAAGATGTGGAGAGTCACAGGCAAGAGATGGAGGGTAATTTAAACAGAATAAGCGACAATTACAAGAAGATAAGGCCCAAGGTTAGAAAAATCTAATGAACTTAAAAGTATAAAGAGAGATATAAAGAATGATGCGCCCTGAAAAATGCTATGGATTCTCTGGAAAAATTCAATAATGAAAAAGATAAACGTCAATCTGAAATGGACAATTTTGAAATAAATATAGACCTTGATAGTAACAAGGAATACCAGGGAATATTAAAACATGTGGAAGAACTTGAAACGGAACTTTCAAAACCAGTGAACGGATACCCAGATAAGAGAACTAAGGAGAGAAAAGAAGTATAGAAAAAGAACTTGAGGAGGTCAACTACAAGCTGGGATACAGGGAAATGAATGATAAGACAAATGCAGGATTGAGAACTTTAAACAAGAAAAAGACTAAGTCCAGCAGATTGCTAATTTAGAGAAACAAGAGTTCCTGGTGATGAATTTATAAAAACCAAGGTTGAACTTATGGAATCAAGTATCAATTCAAATTCAAATATGTTAAGTTTAGGTTCTTTAAACAGTTAACGGAGGATTGAAGAGGGCTGTGAACCCTTGTAGATGGTTCCTTTCTACGAAACTTAAATTCAGGCGCAAGGATTAATGCGGTATAGATATTATAAACACCCTGTCTCAGCACTATGGAATTAATGCACCAATATTTATAGACAACAGGGAAAGCACCACAAGCTTATAGATGTGGAAAGCCAGGTAGTGAATTTAGTTGTAAGCAGTAAAGATAAATCTTTAAGGATTGAAAATGGTGAACTTGCGGAGGAAAAACACTGGCAAGTTAAGTTAAAGGAAGGTGATAAATGGAAATAAAAGTACTGCAATAACACTAGCCAAAGAAGATGCCCTTAAATCAGATAACGGAAAAAATAGGGGAGCTTAGAAAAAATAATGAATAGTTTTCCGCCTAATTATTCAGTTGCAATGCCCTAAACAGTGCATGGTTCAACTTCAAGAAGTAAGAAAAGGACATAAACCTGCATTGGAAGTATGTACAAAAATTCAATTATAGGTTCTTATGATATGTGCTGCAGGGACTCACCGCTAAAAAACAATGCTATTTGTAGTTTACGGAAATCAACTGCATTATGCGTAGTTACATGGGAACAGTAGCAGTAACCAAAAGGTTGAAAGGTGTTAAGGACATTAAAGCCTATTGTATATATGAAGGTGATGAATTTGAGCAGACCTATGATTTAGATACAGCAACTTTAAAAATCAGTAAATTCAATCCTAAGTTTGAAAATATAGATACAAATAAAATCAAAGGTGCCTTTGCTGTAGTAATAGGAGAGAATGGTCCCATCCATGCAGAGGTAATGAATATCGACCAGATTAGAAAAGCATGGGGACAGGGTATTGCCTATAAAAGTGGAAAATCTACAGCCCATAATAATTTTACTGATGAAATGGCAAAGAAATCGGTGATAAACAGGCTTGCAAGATGTATGCAAATACTTCTGACGACAGTGACCTTTTGATTGAAGCTTTTAACAATACGGATAAGACCTATGATGAAGAAAGTATGGTAGGTAATGTTGAATATGAAGTTAAGGAAGAAATAAAGGATAAGGCAAATAAAAAGTCTATAGATATAAAGGCTTCTGAGGAGAAAACGGATAAGCAGAATGTAATTGATGTGGAGCCTGAGAAGGTGGAAGAAAACAAATCCAATTCACAGAACAGACTGAAATAGAAGGCCAGGATTTTGATGAACTTACAGTTTTAGGGAGTGGTAGCAGTGGAAACTGCTATCTGCTCCAGAATAGAGATGAGACTTTGATACTTGAATGTGGATTGCCCTATAAGACTATTTTAAAAGGACTAGATTTTAATTTGATGAATGTTGTAGGGTGCCTGGTAACACATGAGCATAAGGATCATAGTAAGGCCATAAAGGAGTTTATCAGTAACGGAATAGATGTTTACAGCAGCAGTGGAACATTGAAGGCAGTAGATGCTGGGGATTATAGAGCACAAGTAATTGAATCTGAAAATCAGGTTTCTATAGGGGATTTTACTGTACTTCCATTCGAAACTGAACATGATGCAATAGAGCCTTTAGGGTTCCTTATACAACATAGTGATATGGGCAAGCTGCTCTTCATTACAGATAGTTACTACTGCCAGTATAACTTTACAGGACTTAATCACATTATGATTGAGTGCAACTACAGTATGGATATTGTAAATGAAAACTTTGAAAGAGGATTAATACATCCTGTACTTAGGAACAGGCTTTTGAAATCTCATTTTAGCCTGGAGAATGTAAAAGAATTTTTAAAGGTCACTGATTTAAGTCAGGTTAAAGATATTGTGCTTTTACATCTTAGTGATAGCAATAGTAATGCTGCACAGTTTCAAGAAGAGATAGAGAGGCTTACAGGAAAGCCTACCTATATTGCGGATAAAGGTTTGAAGATAGATTTATTTTAAGGAGTATTGGATTATGGGAGAAGGCAAAGGATGGATAAGTGTACACAGAAAAATTCAATACAGTTGGTTATGGCAAGAGAAGCCTTTTTCTAAAGGCCAGGCTTGGATTGACCTTCTCCTGTCAGCCAACCATAAGGATAAGAAAACTTTACTTGGTAGTGAATTAATAAATGTAAAAAGAGGAAGTTTTATAACGTCACAAAAAAAATTAATGGAAAGATGGGGGTGGGGTACAGAAAAAACTAGAAGGTTTTTAAAGCTCCTTGCTACCGAAGAAATGATAAAATTATCAACTGATAAAAGAAAAACTATGATTACAGTAGTGAATTATGAAGAGTACCAAAATCAGAACGGTTTAAATGAAGATATATCAACGAGTTCCGCCGATAACCAGAACGATAATGGATTACAAACAGATTACAAACAGAATGATAATGGATTACAAACAGAGACAAACAATAATGATAATAAAGATAATAATATTACTACTACTGAAAAAGAGCCATGGGAAATAGCATTAAAATATTTTTGCCAAAAATCAGGAAAGCTGGATCTGAATTTAAAACCTCGTGAACTAGAAGCCGCCCAGAAGATTTGTAATGAGGTGCTGTCCCTCAATACAGTTCTAAGAGGTATAGATCAAGCCTTTGATAGATTCAAGCCAGATACTGAGAATGATAAAATAAACTCTTTTTGCTACTGCATAGGCATTATAAAAGATTTATGGAAACGTGAAAATATCAAGAATGGGGGTAAAAGTCATGATAGAGACCCAAAACAAGAAAATACAGAAAAGGGGATCGACAGCTCCGGGATTGGTTTCCACTTCTGAAACAGAACTAGACAATTGTCCTGTTTGTGGTGAACCTACAGGAAAAGTGGTCAGGCTAATGGGGAGAAATTATATAGTCCCAAGGATGTGTAAGTGTAAAAAAGAAGCCTTTGAAGAAAACGAGCGTATATCTCAAGCCAGAGAAAAGCAGATTAGGCTTGAGAGAATATTTAATAACAGCTTAATGACCAGGGAGTTTAGGGAGTTCACCTTTGAAAGCTGGGACCATACTTTGGGCAATGAGAGCATGTATGAACTAGGAATAAAGTATGTGAAATGTTTCAAAGAAAAAGCCTTGAAAGAAAACGTAGGCCTGCTTATTTACGGAAAGCCAGGTAACGGAAAAACATTTTTATCGGGGTGTATTGCTAATACACTTATAAAACAGTTTATACCTGTGGTTTGTGTTTCTGCTATTGGAATTTTGGAGAGGATAAAGAGCAGTTTCAGAAGCTACGGTGATGAAGGAGTGCAGAACATACTCAATTGCTTGGATAACGCAGATTTGGTGATTATTGACGATATAGGAGTTGAAAATAATACGGATTGGTCCAGAGCTACCATGTATCAAATATTGGATTCAAGGTACAGGAAGAAAAAACCATTAATTATAACATCAAATTTGTCAATGAATCAACTTAAGAGGAGATATGACAGGGACTGTGAATATGATATTGGCAGAACTGCAGATAGATTAATCCATGACATGTGTTCCCCTATTGAAAATACAGGTTCAAGTATACGGATAAAGAATGGGATTAGAAAAACCCAGATGCTCAGAGATATACTAAACAGTTAGAAAGTAAGGAGGAATAATGTGAAACTTAAGAATTTAAGCAACATAAAATGGATTGGCGGCAAACATGGAAAGCAAGAAAACAGACGATAAGCCAGCGAAGCCGGCGGATAAACCGACGAAGGACTGCGAAGAGCCGGCGAAAGATATTAATGAAAAGTCTGGGAAAAGACTGAAAATAGCATTACTCCAAGGTAAGGTAATGAGTTATGAAATTCAAGAGGGTGGATTTCTTTTAAGGCAAAAATCTTATATTAATACCATACCAGTAGATTTCAAGGATATTGATGATTTTATTGCAGAACTTAGGGAGCTTAAGGAAGTAGCCAAGGCATGAGTAGTTTAAAAATCATAAGAGGAGCCAAACCCATAAAATTTGGTAATCAGATAGGAATGAAGATGGATGAACTGGACAGAGGAACAATACCAGGAATACCTCAAAAAGAGAGGTCAGAAGGTAGAGAAACCAAAAGTAAAGAAGCAGAAATACAGGAATAAGGGTGCATGGCATGATGGAATGTATTTCAGGAGTCAGCTGGAAATGAAGAGATACTGCCAGTTAAAACTTTTATTCTATGCTGGGGAAATCGCAGGATTTATATTGCAGCCGGAGTTTATTCTTCAGGAAGGTAAAGGAGAAGAAAGAGCTATAACTTATACTGCTGATTTTCTGGTTTTGAATAAGGATGGTACCTACAGTGTTGAGGATACCAAAGGTTATGAGTCAGCACAATGGAAGAGGACGTACAAGCAGTTTAAATTGAGGTATCCAGAGGTAGAACTGAAAATATTGAAGGAGGTATAAGTTTGTGAATAAAAAGGATTTATCGGATATAAGAAAAGAATTTAAGTTGGGAAGCTATATGCTTAAAGTTAAGGAAATCTATAGTGTTTACCTGAAAAAGGATAACGGTGAAATAATAACAGGAGAACTGGAATATTTTGAAATGATGGAAGTAGAAAAGAGAGAGCTTTATTTAAATAACTTTAAAAAAGTGCTTACAGGAACTTTGGATTCTAAAATATTTGAGTTGGATTTTAAAAATATAAATGAGGAAGAATCAGAAGAAAATACTCAGCATGTATTATATGCTGCTTTAAATTCAAAGGAAAGAATAAGTGAATATGCAGATAAGATAGTGGATAAAATTTCTCAAAACTATAATTATGATACGGATGTGGTTATAAGTTTTACAAAGGCAGAATATTACAGTGATGGTAAGAGAAAAAAAGATTCTTTAGAGGAATATGTACAAGCCATAGAAGTTATATTGTGTAGTGTAAATAAAGTGGAAATACCTAAAAAGATGCTGAAGTTTGATTATACGGAGATGAAATTTAAACCTAATTCTGCATTAGATATGGTTATAAACTTAAATTCTCCTGTGGAAGGATTCATGTTTCCAAGCTTTACATCTGAATATGTAGATGTAAATAAAATAATTTATTATTCTTCAAAATCAAAGAAGATGAACAATGTTTTCGTAGAAAAAGTATTGGAATGCAATATTAAACCCACAGCTTTGGAAGAAAAGGAGAATTTTAATGCCATTTTAGGGATCTCATTAGGGGGAAAAATAAAACCTGATATAGTTCAGGATATATACGAAAGGATAAATGAAAAATTTCAAGATGAGGGAGAAGAAGAGCCTATTTTGGATATAAATGAAGTAACCAGAGTGTTAAGGGAAAGTGGAGTTGAAAACACAGGAATAGTTAAAAGTGCTTTTGAAGAAGTGTGTGGAGGGGATTATGAATTTAAGGTCAGAAATGTAATACCTGATTTTGGAAGCAAGTCTATAAAGATAGAAAATGAGAGTACCAATATAACCATAAGTCCCAGGGATTTGAGTACTGTAAAACAGGTGGTATATGTTAAATCGGGAAAGAAGTGCTTACTTATAGAACTTAAAGAGGACATGGTTATAGATGGATTTAATTTGGAAACAGAAGTTGATTAGGAAGGTGAACACATTGAAACTAAAACTAATGGTGCTTAGAAATTGATAGACCGAAAGGAATAAAATAGACAATCGTACAATGACTTGGGAAGATTGGAAGGATAAAGTTTTAGAGGAGCAGGAGAGTTGTGTGAAGCTCTCTCCTCTGGAGATAAGAAAAAGATAATGGAAGAGGTACTGGACGTTATTCAAGTAGGTATAGGAATCTTGGCCAAGCTTTTTAGAGAGAATTTTGACATAGTTCAGGGATTTCACAGGCACAATAAAAAGTTGGTTGATAGGGGCTGTGAGGCTTGTGCAGAGGTTGGGGCTGATGTGGTAGGAGATAGGATGATGGAAAATAAAAACGAAGGCATGATTAAAGGTTTTACTCAATTATCAAGAGCATGGTATGGAGAGGTTTGTTTAAGGAATTCAGATTATGTAGATAGAGTAATTTTTGGGTTGTATTCCTCCCAAGGAGGTACAACCGGTGAAATGACAGTGGATTGGATAAATCTAAGTGGAAAAATAGTTCCTGAATTGAATATATTCAGTGATGCTTGGAGCGCGTTGTCAAATTTTCATGATTTGATTAATGTATTAGGGGAACATGATAGTGAAGACCCCACACCTGAAGAATTCTGCAAATATTTATTAGATTGTGGTTTTATGGACAGAACTGAAACTATTATAGGATATTAGTTGTGACATAATCTGAAATTATTGTGAAGTAAATAAAAAATAAAAATCGGAGTAATTCTAGATAAAATGCATGGCCATGCCTCCAGACGTGGAGGTTAAAACAATGAATAAAGGACTTATAATTGATATTTTTGCAGGTGGAGGTGGAGCATCTACGGGAATTGAAATGGCAATGGGGAGACCGATTGATTTAGCAGTAAATCATGATCCTGATGCTATATTAATGCATAAAACTAACCATCCAGAGACTATGCACATTACAGAAGATATATTCAAGGTTGACATGCTTAAATATACAAAAGGTCGTCATGTTTCACTTATGTGGGCTTCCCCAGACTGTACAAGTCATTCAAAAGCAAAAGGCGGGCAACCCAAGATAAAAGGATTAAGAATATTGCCATGGGCAGTATACAAACATGCGAGAAAAATTTTGCCAGATGTTATCCTAATGGAAAATGTCGAAGAAATTCAAAAAATGGGGTCCTCTTGATAATGAGGGACATCCTATAAAAGAACGTAAAGGGGAAGATTATAAGAAATTCATTAGTGCAATGAAAGGATTAGGTTATGAATTTGACAGTAGGGAGTTGATAGCTGCTGATTATGGGGCACCAACAACAAGGAATAGATGGTATGCAGTATTTAGGCGTGATGGAAAAAATATTATTTGGCCGGAACCCACACATAATAAACTTGGTGTAAATGGACTTAAAAAGTGGGAACCAATATCAAAATGTATTGACTGGAATGACTTAGGAAGTTCCATATTTACAAGGGAAAAGCCATTAAAGGAAAAAACACTTAACCGAATTGCAAGAGGAATTGAAAAATTCATTATTAATGATGATAACCCTTACTTTTTACCAGATGATATAGCATCATCATTCCTTATCCAATATCATGGTGAAACAAAAAAAGAATATGTAAGAGGTCAGAGCTTGAATGAACCAATAAAGACTATTGACACAAGCAACCGATATGGATTAGTTACTGCATTTATCACTAAATTTTATAAGAGTGGTACTGGACAGGCAGTAAATGAACCCATACACACCATTACAACAAGTCCTGGACATTTCGGTTTAATTTCGGCCTTTCTAATCAAGTATTATGGAAATGGGATAGGGCAAAGGGTGAGTGGGCCTATAGGTACTATAGTTACTAAAGATAGATTTGGACTTGTAACGGTTGTGATTAAAGGAGAGCAATATCAATTAATTGATATATGGTTTAGGATGTTAAAACCTGAAGAATTAAAATTAGGTCAAGGTTTTCCGGAAAATTATATCATTGATCATGATTATACTGGTAAAAGGTATCCAATAAGTAAAAGGGTTGCAAGAATAGGAAATAGTGTAGTACCGGTAATGGCAAAAGTATTAACACAGGCAAATATGTCTGAAAGTTGCAGAAAAGAACATGTAAGTTAGTTCGTATCTCAAATACTTTGCAATAAAACTAAATACCAGGGATTTATATGCCCCTGGTATGAGGAACTAATATGTTAAAGATAAACATTGAAAAGATAATTATTCAATGGATATATAAATAGTATGTGTAAAGTTATAAGTTATTATACATGGGAATTTAATATAGATTAGTTGTAATTTCAAGTAAAACTAAACACCGGGGATTATCCATCCCCGGTATAAGGATTAATTATGTTACACATACATTAAAACATAATTACATAATGAAACACAAAGATAGTATGTGCAAAATTGGATTTATTATGCATAGAAATTTGAAGAAGGTGAGTAGATGGAACATTTAATAAAATTAGGATATGTGTTTATAGGAACATGGGCTTTAATTAGCATAGTTGGGATAATAGGCATTTATATAGTTGTCAGGAATTGCAGGAAGGAAAGTGCTAAGAGTTATAAGAATTTTAAAAAAGAATGGGACAGGCATGGGAGGTAAATAAGTTAAGGAGGAATAGCTTATGTGCCAATATTGTGACGGTGAATATGGAAAAAGCATTCTTATAAACAAAAGCCCTGACAGTAAAAAAACACAACCTAATGAAGCTGTAATATTTCAATTGAAAGGTGATAAACCCAGAATAGTATTATTTAGGCATAGACTTGCACAAGGACATTTTAAGATAAAGTATTGTCCTATGTGTGGAAGAAGGTTAGGAGAATAAATGGAGTATATATTAGTATACAAAGATGATAAAAAAGTTGAACAGGAAGTAATTATTGAAGCCAAAACGGATAGAGCTGCGATATCTCAAGTGGATAAGATACTAGGAGATAAAGTATATACGGAACCAGGGCTTTATTTGAAAGAAGAATATGATAGGGAAAAGGCATTAAAATTAAGGGAATAGGAGGGGTGGTATGAATAAATATTTGGTTTCATGCTTTATCTTTACTGAAGATAAAGAGTGGGGAGTTGCAGATGTGGAAGTAAGCTGTAAAGCTAAGGATATATACAATGTATCAGGGTTAAGAGATGCTATAGTTAAAAAAATGGATATATACAATACAGTTATTATCAATATAATGCTTTTGGAAAGAGAAGGTTTATTAAGACGATTTTTAAAACTTATTAAAGGAGGGATTCCATGGAAGCAGTGCTAACAGAACTTAAGCATGTTGATGTAACCAACCATTGCAAGGAGAGATATGTGGAAAGAGTTAAGGGAATAACTAATAGTTTTGATATAGAAAATTACGTGTTAACGAATAATGACAGGATAATACGAGATATAAATAAGATATTTAACTATTCAGAGTTTTTAACGGAAGACCGGCTTGGTGGAGATGGAACTATCAAAAGATTCTATGTAAAGGATGATATACTCCTTGTTTTGAGACAGGATGAATCGGTAATCATCACTCTTATTAAAATTGACTATGGTTTTCCTGAAAAAATAAACAGAGGAATTGTCAAAGAGCTGCTGGAAGAAATAAATTCATTAAAGGAAGATTTACAGGAAAGTGAAAAGGCCATAGTTTCTTATATAAACGTCAGGAATTTAGAGAAAGAACGGATTTCTAATAAAATTAAATTCCTTAAAGAACGAATAAAAGAAATTGATATGGATATAGAAGGAAAGAGGAAAAGTATTAATATGCCAAAACTTAGGATAAAGAAATACGTGAATATGATATATAATTCCATGGAATTAAGAAGGGATATAGAGCAGTTGGCTAAATAATTGACGATTTCATAGTAAAATGCAGAATATGAGACAAATAAAAGTTTAGCTTAAATAAGTACATGGGAGGGAACTGTATGTTGGACAAAGAAACATTTAAAAGGACAGAAGGTAAGCTGTATGGCTATTTTAGAGATCTTAAGGAAATGGAAGCTTTGGAACTGGAATGCAAAGACCTTCAAGATCAGGAGGAAAGTATTCAGTGGGATATAAAGCACTCAAGTGAAAGCGTGATAGAAAATGAAGATGAAAAGGAAATTAAGGAGCTTAAGAATGAACTAAAATATGTAAATAGAAAATTCCGTAAGAATATGTCCAGGATAAGGTGGTTAAAGAGAAATACAGCTCCGTTGAAGAAAGTTCTGACAGTCCCTCCACTATCAGAAGAAATTATGCAATTCATTATTTATAAGTACAAGCTAAATAAAAGCGTTGGATGGATAGCAAATGAAATGTATGGTGGTGTAAGAAGTACTGCCTACAGGTGGCGAGAGGATATACTGGAGGATATCGTGAAGTGGGAAGGGGTATATGGCAATAGCTGAAAAAATAATGCTGTTGCCTTTTTTAATCGTAAAAAATCTTGAGACAAAAATGAGACAAATTTGAAACAAAAATAGGACAAAGTTGGGACAAAATACATTGAGAAATAGTATATAATATAAATGAAATTCAAAGAGTTGAATTTGGTAAAAATAAAACATGTCCACTTTTATGGTTTGGGTGAACTATATTCTTTTTTAGGAGCTGATGATTTGAGAGCTGTGTTAAATAAAGAAGAAGTTAAGATTTTGTATTTAGATGGGTTAACAGCCCCTGAGATTGCTAGAAAATTAAATGTTAAAAAAGATACTGTAGAAAAATGCATCCAAAGAAACTTTAGTAATTTAAAATATAAACATAGGGTTGCCTTAACATGTAGGCGAGAGGTGGTAAAGGCAGTTAACTATGAAGCAAATAAATATATAAGTGATAGTGCGTTTGTAGAAAAGAATAGGTCTATATATAAAACGAATCCTGACGGGGATATAGTAATAAATAAAGAGGTTGCTCCTGTAGTTACATGGGACACTCCGAGAAGATTGGCAAATGAAAATAAAGTTAAATTTTAATATTCCCCATGAATATACCTCTAGCTCCAGGGTTAAATAGGGCTGCCAATGCGGGAAACCGTAAATAAAATAAAACTATATATGTGTATGTCAAAGGTAGGCACTCGTCATTTAGAGTGCTTATTTTTCTTTTATAGAATTTATTATTAGGTATGTACAAATTATTATAGTTGCTCCTAATGCATATAAAGTAATCAATATTGTGCTTGAATCAGAATCATTATTAAATATTACATCAAGAATAGATGAACCATACATAAATGCAATAAAACTTATAACCCATAGAAATATGTACTTTAGAATTTTCATAGATGAGAAATCTCCTTTTTATTTAATCATAACATAAAGAAGGTGAGAGGTATGAAGATAAGAGAAATCCTGAAAGAAAAGCTTAACCAAAATAAAAAACTAAATAAAGATAAACCAAGGAGAGGCGAATACCTCTCCTTTTCTGATATTGAAAAATTAATGCGGCATGAGTGTTACAGGAGAGTTAAGGGTGCTGTTAGGAGGATGAGGTAGAATAATTAAAATACAGCAGAGCTGCATGAATATTTAGCAGCTCTACTTTTTAAGATTAGGCTTCTTCTGAAATAGGGTTTTCAATAAGTGTAGCAAAAATTAAATTATGAGTGTGGCCATCGTTTTCTGTAGTTATTGCTCGTACAAAATGAACATGTCTTCCATTTCCAACATCTATTTGAAGTCCTGAGGTTGCTTCGAATTCATGAAAATGGTTTTCATAAAAATCTGTTCTTGCTTTAACTACATGAACATGTCCGCGTGTAACTCTAAGCGCCGGACCAGATACTCCAGCAAATCTATGATTATGAGGATCTTCCTCTAATTCAGCTAACATAGTGCTTCCTAAAAATTCATGGTCATGTGTTTGAACTTTATTACAACAAGACATAAGTCTTACCTCCTTAGCATTATAGTATGGTTGACGAATTTATTATGATACTTATAATTAATGAAATTTAGTAGAGGGATGAAACTATAATAAAGCTCTTTCTTCATCCCCCAAACAAAACGAATGAGGCAGGTGGTGACAATGTAGAGATGGGAAAATCAAAATGGGATACTGTAAAAGATAAACTGATATTAGTTGAAGGTTGGGCCAGGGAAGGACTCACTGAAGTCCAAATAGCTAAAAATTTAGGTATAAGCGAAAGTACATTGAATGATTATAAAAAGAAATATCCGGAGTTTTTGGAGTCCCTAAAAAAGGGCAAAGAAGTAATTGATTTTGAAGTTGAGAATGCACTTTTAAAGAGAGCACTAGGATATAAATATGATGAAGTTACCCAAGAAAGAATTTTACAAAAAGATGAATATGGCAAGGTAATTACTGATATTCATGGATTCCCTATCTATAAAATGGTAGTTACAAAGACAGTTAAAAAGGAAGTTGCACCGGATACTACAGCACAGATATTCTGGCTTAAAAATAGGAAGCCCAAGGAGTGGAGAGATAAGAGAGATGTTGAGCATAGTGGGGAGGTTTCAGTAAATAATCCATACAAAGATTTAACAACAGAGGAACTCAAGAAATTAGCTGCTCTTGATGATAAAGATGGATAAAAAACAGATAGCACTGGGTGCAAAGATAGAACTCGCAAGGCGTGAGTTCTTTTATTTTTGTAATTTAATAGCTCCTGATTTTTATAAGAAGAACAGAAAATATCTTGTAGAACTATGTGCTGATTTCCAAAACTTTTATGAATCTGATGATGAAGTACTTATACTCAATCTTCCACCTAGACATGGAAAGTCAAGGACTGCTTCAAATTTTGTAGAGTGGGTGTTTGGTAAAAATCAAAAGGAAAAGGTGATGACAGGATCATATAATGAAACTCTTTCAACAACATTTTCAAAGGCTGTAAGAAATGGCATATCCGAAGAAAAGGCAGATAAAGACAAAATAGTATATTCAGATATATTTCCAGGTGTAAGTATCAAACAAGGTGATGGAGCTATGAATTTATGGTCACTTGAAGGTGGCTACAATAATTACCTGGCAACATCTCCTACAGGTACAGCCACTGGGTTTGGATGTTCTCTCATGATTATAGATGATTTAATCAAAAATTCAGAGGAGGCATACAATGAGAATGTTCTGGAGAAGCACTGGGATTGGTTTACTAATACAATGCTTTCAAGGCTTGAAGAAGGCGGCAAAATAATAATCATAATGACCAGATGGGCCACTGGAGATTTAGCAGGAAAGGCATTAAAACATTTTCTTGAAGAAGGTAAAAAGATAAAGCATGTTAGTATGAAAGCTTTGCAGGATAATAAAAATATGCTTTGTGATGAAATACTTTCTCTAAAGAGTTACAATTCTAAAATAAGAGCCATGGGTGAAGATATTGCTAGTGCTAACTATCAGCAGATTCCTATAGATGTTAAGGGAAAACTGTATAGCAGTTTTAAAACTTATACAGATATACCTAGGGATGATAAAGGCAATTCATTATTCACAAGAATAAAAGCTTATATTGATACTGCAGATGAAGGTAGTGACTATTTATGTTGTATTGTATATGGGGAATATCAGAAAGAAGCTTATGTGCTTGATGTGTATTATACAAAAGATCCTATGGAGATAACAGAATCAGGAACAGCTAAAATACTTTATGAAAATAAAGTAAATCTAGCCGATATTGAAAGCAATAATGGTGGTCGAGGGTTTGCAAGATCCGTTGAAAGAATCCTAAGAGATAAATACAGTAGTAATAGAACAAAAATAAAATGGTTTCACCAGAGTAAAAATAAGGTTGCTAGGATAATATCCAATTCAACTTGGGTAATGGATCATATTTATTATCCTGTGAACTGGAAAGACAGATGGCCGGATTATTATAAGGCAATGACAACTTACCAGCGAGAAGGTAAAAATAAACATGATGATGCTCCAGATGCTACAACTGGGATAGCAGAAAATATAAATAAAAAGAGAATGGAAGTATTTAAATAAAGAAAGGTGAAATTATGGCTATAGAAAATCTGAAATTAGAGAAAATAAAAAGAAAATTGCTTAATTACCAACCTGTAAAAGCAGATATATTAAAAACAAAAAGCTATTATGAAAATAAAACTGATATAGAACAGTGCGGTGTTGTACCTAAAAATTTAGAAAGTAAAGACCCTTTAAGGAATGCAGATAATAGAATAAGCCATAACTTTCATCAAATATTAGTTGATGAAAAAGTAGCGTATATGTTTACCTACCCAGTATTATTTGATATAGATGATAACAAAGATATAAATGATAAGGTTAATGAAATACTAGATGATGATTTTGGGAGAAAAATAAAAAATTTAGCCATAGAATCATCAAACTGCGGTTTGGCATGGTTACATTATTGGGTAGATGAAACAGATTCAAGTAATAAGATTTTTAAATATGAGAAAGTGAATACTGAAGAAGTAGTACCAATATATTCAAATGGACTTGAAAGAATTTTAGAAACTGTAATAAGAACATATACTTGTATGGAACCAGTAGAGTATAAAGTTGAAGATGAAGCATTTACTTATATAGAGTATTGGACCAATGAAACCATGGATAGATATAAATTTCAAGGGTCCTCTTTTTCTGGTTCTATAATAGAAGAGGAAAAAATAGTTCACTCTTTGGGTGAAGTTCCGTTTATTGAATTTGCGAATAATTCCATAAAACAAAGCGATTTAAGTAGATATAAAAAGCAAATTGATCTTTATGATAAAGTCAAAAGTGGTTATGCAAATGATTTAGAAGATATCCAGCAGATTATTTATATACTAGAGAATTATGGTGGAGAAGATTTAGGAGAATTTTTAAGTGATTTAAAAAGGTATAAGGCAATAAAGACTGAAAGTGATGGCTCTGGTGGTGGAGTTAAAACTCTTCAAATAGAGATACCTGTTGAGGCAAGAAAAATAATAATTGATATATTGAGAAAAGAGATATATGAGTTTGGACAAGGGTTGCAGCAAGATGTTGAAGGTGTAGGCAATGCATCTGGAGTAGCACTCAAGTTCTTTTATAGAAAATTGGAACTTAAAAGTGGATTGTTGGAAACTGAATTTAGAGCAGGCTTTAATAAATTTATAAGAGCTATACTTAAGTTTTTGAATATAAATGAATATAAAAAAATTCAACAAACCTATACAAGAAATATGATATCCAATGATTTAGAAAATGCACAAATAGCACAGATGAGTTCAGGCATAATACCTAAAGCCCTAATACTAAGAAATCATCCTTGGGTGGAAGATCCTGATGAAGCTGAAAAGATGCTTCAAGAAGAAAATAAAGAGGATGAGAGGGTTTATGGTAAATTTCCTTTAGAAAATAATCTAGACGGTGTTACAAATGAATAATATTGAGTACTGGGAAAAGAGGGCAGAGGATAAATTAAAATCACAGTATAAAAAAGGAGAGGATTTAAACAATGAACTAAAGGACCATTATGAAAAAGCCTTGGCCGAGATAAGGAAAAACATAGCTGACTTCTATATGAGATTTGCCAAAGATAACAATATGACTTATATTGATGCAGTGAAGCAATTGACAGGAAAAGAGTATAATTGGTGGAGAAAATCAATTGATGAATATATAGAAGAATTGAAAGCTTTACAGGATTTAGGGGATAGTGAAGACAGTGGATTTAAGGAGCTACTTTTGGAACTTAACACTTTAGCTATGAAAAGTAGGATAAACAGGTTTGAAGGGTTGATGTTAAATATTCAAATAGAACTTGCCAAGCTGTATGAAAAAGAGCATACACAGATTACAGGACTTCTGAAAGATGTAGCAGAAGATGTCTATTATCAGACTATATATGATGTTCAGGTAGGTAGGGGAATAGGACACAGCTTTAGTAAATTAGATTCTAAAACCGTTGAAGATATAATATCTTATCCCTGGAGTGGAGATAATTATTCAAATAGGATATGGAAGCAAAAAGATAAGCTTGTAGACACTATTAAACAGGAACTTACACAGAAGTTTATTCAAGGTAAAGATGTTAGAACTACATCCAAGGCCGTAGCTGATAAAATGAATGTAAGTTATAAAAATGCCTGTACATTGGTTGAAACAGAAACTTCCTATATAGCAGGTCAAACTACTCTAAAGGGATATAAAGCTACAGGAATGGAACAATATCAGTATCTTGCTACATTAGATACCAGAACTAGTGAATTGTGCAGGCATGAAGATGGTAAAGTGTTTGATATTGATGATGCGGTTGTAGGTGTAAATTACCCACCGTTGCATGTACGTTGTAGGTCTACCACTATTCCATATTTTGAGGATGAAAAAGGCGAAAGAGCTGCAAGGGGAGCTGGTGGTAAAACTTATTATGTGCCGGGAGATATGACTTATAGGGATTGGTATGATAAATATGTTAAGGATAATCCCGAAGAAGAGCTTGCAGAAAAGAAAGTAAATAATCTATCCAGTGATAAGAAGCAATATAAGGAATACAAGAGCGTTCTAGGTAAAGATGCTCCTAAATCCTTTGATAAGTTCCAGGAATTGAAGTATAATAATAGTAATGAATACAGTCAATTGAAGAAAATTTATACTGTCAAAAGTAATATTAAAAATGGTACTCAAAAATTAGATATTGAAGAAGGTAAGCAGGGTAAACATATCAAGGAACACAATAACTATATAGAAGGTAGAAGCTATTTAACTATTCCTAAAGAAGAAATACAGAAGCTTGTGAATAAATATGCTGGTACAGGTACCTTTGAATTCGATAGAAAGGGTAATATTAAAAATAAAGAATTGGTACAAATCAATAAAAATATAGGTGTAAATCTAAATAATAAAACTGGAGATGAATCAAAAACAAATAGATTTTATATCCATTATAGTAAATCAGGTACGCATGTTGTTCCTACACTAAAAGGAGTTGATAAAAAGTGAAACCATTAAAGGAATATTTCAATAAAACAGTAAGAATAATAGATGTAGACAATAAGGAATTCAATGGCTATGTAGAGACATATACCCCGGAAATAGACAGCGAAGATGGGGTAGAAGAAATAGCAATAAAACCTGAAGGCTCTAATGATTTAGTTGGGTTTACTGCAAATGAAATAAAGAGCATAGAGATATCTTAGAGGCACTTACTAAATTAAAATAGTAGGTGCTTTATTATGTTTGAATTTAGGAGGTTTAAGTAATATGGTAGAAATAAATTTAGGTATATCTTCTGAAGACAATAGGGTAATTGTGGATGGTAAAGATATAACTGGCTACTTAACAAAAATAAAAGTGGAAAAAACTCCATCAACAATACCAGTTGTAGAGTTAGAATTAAAGCCAAATAAAGTAAAAGTAACTGGTGATGTATATTTTATAAGAGATAAAGGACTTAAAGAGTATGATAATGAAGAATTAACCAATGAGCTTATTAGAAGAAAACAAATTATTGTAAATGATACTTTAGTTAAAGAAGATAATATTGATATTGACAAGATAACTGAAAAATTAGTTGAAAGATTAAATGGGGCGATCCTCAAAATGTCATAATGTAGTTTCTAGGAGGAATAGTATGTTGAGTGTTGGAAAAAACATTAAAAAGTATCGGAAATCTAAAAACTTAACTCAAAAACAATTAGCTCAAAAAATTGGAGTTATACCAGTTACTATAACCAGGTATGAAAATAATAAAAGAGAACCTAACATAGACACTTTAAACGAAATAGCAAAAGCTCTTGATGTTCCGGTTTATGAATTGATTGGTGAATCTTTGAGAAATCCTGAATCTTTCAATGATATGGATTTATCATTAGTACCAACAAATAAATTAATAGAAGAATTGAATAAGAGAAATGATTTTATTATAAAATTGGAATCTAAAAATTATAAGTCTTCGGAGTAAGGCTTTTTATTTTTGCCTTTTTAAAAGTTATTAGGCGTAAAAGAAATAAGTATCAGTATTGAAAATGTTAAATTCGTAAAAAACGTAATGTATTGGAGGAATAGGATATGAAAAGAGAATTTTTAAAAGAGTTAGGATTAGAGGATTCAGTCATAGATAAAGTTATGGGTGAAAATGGCAAGGATGTTGAAAAGCAAAAGAAAGAAACTGAAAAAGTGACAGAAAAAATTAAAGGCTTGGAAATTGAGCTTGAAGCTAATAAACAGACTTTAGATGAAGCAAACTCTCAGATTGAAAAGTTTAAAGAAATGGATATAGAAGGTATTAAAAATTCAGCAGAAGAATGGAAAACTAAGTATGAAAGTTTCCAAACAGAGGCAGAAAATCAAAAAACAGAGCTTGAGAAAAAAATGAAAACCCAAGAGTATGAATTTTCAGCTAAAGACTATATAAATAGTCTTAAATTCGCTAATGACTTTACAAAAAATGCTTTCTTAAAAGAGTTTGTTGGCCAAGAACTTAAGTTATCTGATGGCAAGTTTTTAGGAGCAGATGATTATATAAAACAGTTTAAAGAAAATAATCCAGGAGTGTTTGCAGATGAAAATACCAATCCAGATAATCAACAAAATCAGAACACATATGTGTATCAGCCCAAAGGTGGAAGTGAGGGAGGTCAGGAAGTAGCAGCACAAATAGCAAGTGCTATAGCAGGAACGATTTAGAAATAAAATTTTAGGAGGTAAAAAGAATGGCTAATGTAATACAATATGCCACCATATTTCAAAGTGAATTAGATAAGGCGGCTGTGCATGAGATGTTAACAGGATGGATGGATTCAAACGCCGGTAAAGTAAAATATAATGGCGGTAAAGAAGTTAAAATACCACAATTAACTGTAGATGGATTAGGAGATTATGAAAGAGGATCAGCCGGTGGTTATGCAGGTGGAGACGTTAAATTTGAATATAAAACTTATGAAATGACTCAAGATAGAGGGAGAAAATTCTCTATTGATGCCATGGATGTTGATGAAACAGGATTTGTATTAACTGCAGGTAATATAATGGGAGAATTTCAAAGAACCAAGGTGATACCTGAAATTGATGCTTATAGATTATCTTCACTGGCAACTAAAGCCATGTCTGTGGCTGATGATACTAATGTTAAATATGGATATACTCCAGCAGCAGCAACTATTTTAGCAGAACTTAAGCTTGGTATAAAGGTAATAAGAGAAAATGGGTATAATGGGCAACTAATTATCCACGCAAACTATGATGTAGTTAATGAATTGGAAATAGCAATGTCTAATAAGATTGCATCTGTAACCTTTTCACAGGGAGGTATTGACACTAAAGTTCCAGCTGTAGATATTTGTCCTATTATTTCTACACCCTCAAATAGATTGTATTCGTCAATTACTTTATATGATGGAGTAACAGAAGGTCAAAAGATTGGAGGATATACCAAAGGGACTACAGCAAAGGATGTAAACTTTATTATAGCACCTAGAGATGTTCCATTAGCAATCACTAAACAGGACATAATGAGAATATTCGATCCAAATACAAATCAGGCTGCTAATGCGTGGTCTATGGATTATAGAAGATACCACGACCTTTGGGTTTTGGACAATAAAATTAATTCAATTTATGCAAATATAAAGCAAGCGAAGTCATAGGAGGATTGATATGTACAGATTAAAAAAATCTAATATAGAGCGTGTAGTTTTATCGGAAACTGCACGTGACGACTTGCTTAGCAGTGGTTTTGAGTTATTAGTAAGTAAAAAAGAAGAGTCAGGAAATGTTAAACCTTTAGAAGAAATGACTATTGAAGAGTTAAGGGATTATGCAAAAGAAAAAGCGATAGATGTAGGTAAATCAACTAGCATTAGTGGTATTCTGGAAAAGATTAAAGAACATGAAATTGAATAGGATGTGATTTTATGCTAGAAAATATAAAAATGCTTTTAGGCATTGCTTCAGAAGATACATCTAAAGATGCATTAATAAATTATTATACTGATGCTATAACTAAAAAGGTTTTAAAATATTGTAATTTATCTAGTCTGCCAGAAGAAATCATACCTTTTATAGAAAACAAGGTTGTATTAATTTTAAAAGCCCCGGATACAACTAACAATATTAAGTCGATTCAAAGAGGAGATACTCGATTTGAATATACAGGACAAAAAACTCAAACTGAATTGGTAAACTTAACAGATCAGGATAAAAAAGAATTAAATTCTTTTAGAAAGGTTAGATTCATATGACGGAAGCAGAAATATTGGCACTTACTTACTTTGATAAAGTAACTATATCAGGACAGGTCCCATATACAAAACCTAATGGGGCTACAGCATTTAAGCCAGGAATAAAAGTGGAGAATATCAGTTGTGCTATATCTAAAAAGGATGTAGCAAATGTAAATCAAACTGATACTACAAATAATATTCAGTACAATTCAATACTATTCTGTGCGCCTGATACTCCTATAGCTTCAGGTGATGATGTAGAGGTTACATTCGAAAATGGTACTAAGAGAAAATATGAAGCAGGAGAGCCTTTTTATTATGCAAGTCATTTAGAGGTACCTCTTTTAAGAAAGGAGAAATCATAATGGGGTTTCATATAGAAGGATTGGATGAATTCAAAAATGCTTTGATGGAACTTGCAGAGATTAAGTTTCCTGAAGAACTTGAAAAGGAAATATACAAGCTTGCAAATAGACTTTTAGCAAAAGTTAAAAAGAGAACTCCAGTTGGAGTTTATAAGGATGGGCATACTGGCGGAGACTTAAGAAAAAAATGGCATATAGGAAACTTAGTTAAAGAGGGCAACGGATACTATATAGAAGTGTTCAATATCCTTGATTATGCAAGCCATGTTGAATATGGACATAGGACAAGACTTGGTAAAACTGATCATCCAGATACTTATAAAAAGCGTGGTACCATTGATTTTGTCCCAGGTAAACACATGCTTAAAATAAGTATAGAGGAATTAAATAAAGAACTTCCGGGGTATTTGTCAAACTGGCTTGATAATGTAATCAGGGAGCACGGCCTATGATTAGTATAAAGGATGTAAAAGATGCAGTAGCTTTAAAACTTAGCAAGGAGTTTCAACAGAATATTGTATATGATGAACAGGTAAGACAGGGGTTTGAGGCACCTGCTTTTTTTGTGCAATTAATTCCTATAAATACAACTAGGTCAAGCTTCTTTACTAAAAACCCTACTTTGGTTGTGGATATTCATTTCTTCCCTAGAGAAGAATGTAATGATGAATTATACGATATGCAGGATAAACTTGAAAACAGCTTTATAATAGGTATACAAGTTAAAGACAGGTTTATTAATATTCAAAAAACAGAATACGAAATAGTGGATTTTGTACTTCACTTTCAAATAAATTTGGATTACCTGGTTTCAATTAGAGATGTGATTAATAAAGATAATGAAAACACCCAGCTTATGGGAGAAATTAACCTTAATATAAAGGAGTGAAAAATTGATGGGAGCACCAAGCATTAATATAGTATTTAAAGAGTTGGCAACAAGTACTATTGAACGTGGTGATCGGGGCATAGTAGCTTTACTTTTAAAAGATACAGTCCCATCTACCAATCCAATAGTAATGAGTATTGTATCAGATATTCCCGATACACTCACGGATGCCAATAAAAATCAAATAACCCTAGCTTTTATGGGTTATGTAAATCCACCTAAACAGGTTATAGCTTATGTAATAGCAGAAGATACTACAGATTATACAGAAGCACAGCACTATCTAGAAACTATTAGATGGGACTATTTTGCTTTTCCTGAAATAGCAGATGCAGATGTTACACCTTTTGCTACATGGATTAAAGGCTTAAGAGATAATATAGATAAAAAAGTTAAGGCGATACTTCCGAATTGTCCATCTGACCATGAGGGAGTAATTAATTATGCTAATAACAGCAACAAAGAAGGGGACAAAACTTATACAGCAAAAGAGTACTGTTCCAGAGCAGCAGGGTTAATAGCAGGAACACCACTTACTATTAGTGCTACTTATGCACCTTTAAGTGAGTTGGATGACTGTGACCATTTAACTAAAACTGAAATGGATACTGCTGTTGATGCGGGAAAATTCATTCTAATGAATGATGGCGAAAAAGTTAAGGTTGTAAGAGCTGTAAATAGTCTGGTAACTACTACTAAGGATAAAGGGAAGAAGTTCAAGAAAATTAAAATAGTAGATATTATGGACCTTATGCATGGAGATGTAAAGAAAACTATATCAGATAGCTATATAGGTAAAGTACCTAATGATTATGACCATAAGATTTTACTCATGAGTGCTATAGGTGGCTATTTTGAACAGTTGGAGCTATCGGGTCTTTTGGACAAAGGTTCCAGTAGCGTTTATATTGATGTGGAAGCACAGAAAGCTTACTTGAAAGCCCAAGGATATACGACCACTGATGGTAGGGGTGTAGATGATATGACAACACAGGAAATCAAGGAAGCTAATACAGATGATAAGGTGTTTATAGGTGCTGCTACAACTATATTAGACAGCATGGAAGATGTTGATTTAAATATTGCGGCGTAGGAGGTGTAAAGTATGACAAATGCAGGAAATTACAATGAAGAGAAAACCATATATGGTAACTATGGCAGTGTGTTCTTGGATGATTCACAAGTTGCAGAAGCTACAGCTCTTCAGGCCAAGTGTAAAGTAAACAAAGTAGAAGTACCTATGTGTGGCACAAATTCAAAAAAGTATAAAACCGTTGGTTGGGATGGTAGTGGTACCATAACTTTAAATAAAGTTAGTTCTAGAATGATGTTGCTTATGGCTACTAATCTAAAAAATGGAATTGAAACGGTGTTTACTATGATCAGTAAGGTAAGTGACCCGGGCAATGGTGGTACTGAAAGAGTTAAGATGTCAGGAGTAAAATTTGATGAATTAACACTTGCTGATTGGGGATCTGGGAAGTTGGGGTCTGAGTCAATCCCTTTTACTTTTGAAGATTTTGAACCACTGGATACTATCGACCCAAGCATAATAACTTCAGCATAAAAACAACCATACAGTTAGATTTATGGTTGTTTTTTATTGCTTCAGAATATAAAAAACAAAATTAATTATTAGGAGGAATAAAACATAAGTAATAAAATGAATTTACTATTAAAGGTAGATAAGAGTAAGTTAGTAAGACCTGAGCAAGAAGTTGAAATAAAAAGATTGAGTGATATTTTAGGTGAACCTTTTACTGTTACTTGTCAGGCGTTGACTGCAGATGAATTTAAAGAATTGGAGAACACCAAGACAGCTAACGAGGATATGGTTATAAAAGGGGTTAAAGATCCCGATTTTACTAATCAACAGGTAATAGAATATTATGGCGTGGTAACAGCAACAGAAGCAGTAAATACAATATTTTTACCAGGAGAAATTACTTCTTTAGTCAAAGTTATAACTAACTTGAGTGGTTTCGGAACTGATGCAATAAAAGAAATAAAAAACTCATCAACTCAGGTGGAGAAGTAACTCTTATGTATGAGTTATGGAAAACTAAACACATCACTTTACCGTCTGAGTTTTGGAATGCTTCTGAGGGCGATAAGACTGTATTAAGAGCTTTCTATGATTACGAAATAGAAGAAAAGAGTGAGGAAAGAAGGCAAATGTTAAATAATAAAATTCCTGTTTTCCCAGCAGTTATCATATAATCCCTCTATAAGGAATTTTGTCATAAAATTGGACAAGAACATATACATTTTGTTACAATATTATTGACAAATTATGAATTAAGGGGGAAATTGTCATGATATGCTCTAAATGTGGTTCTGATAATATTCAAGTAGTGCAAGGCGATTCAAGGGTGAAGGGCACGGGTTGTTTATGGGCAATAGGAAGGCTTTGCTTAATAATATGTACTTTAGGCCTTTGGTTGATTATAGGTAAGAGAAAGGGCAAGGTTAAAACCGAAACTCTTGCCGTTTGTATTAATTGTGGACATAAGTGGAAGATTTAATATTGGTACTAAAGATCTCTAACTTTATTCAAGTTAAGGTGGCATATTTAAGAGAGAATCACTCATGTGGTTCTTTTTTATTTGGAAGATACGGCTGCTTTTATTGTTAGGCACTTTTATTATATCTAGAAATGGGGTGAGGATTTGGCAGAGATAAGAGCTAGAATTGTATTAGAAGATACTATGAGTTCTCAAATAGTTTCACCTATAGAAGCTGTTAATAAGCTTACGGAAAGTGCGAAAGTTGCCAATAATGTAATTGATATGATGACAGGGAAAAATATAGATGTAGATACAACCAGTGCCATTAATGAAATTAAGAATGTTAAGGAGAGCGTTACATCTGCTAACAATGTTATAGACCTTATGTCTAAAAAGAAGGTAAGTATAAATACTGATAATGCCATTGATAAGATTAATGAAGTAAAAAATTCAGTTAATTCTACAGCTGAAGTTATTGATATGGTATCAGGAAAAAGAATAGATATGGATACTGCTTTAGCTAACAGTAAAATAGGTGAATTAAAAAATAACATTAAAGAAATAGTAACACATCCATTAAATATTCCAATCAACGCCACCAATAAGACTAAAGAAGTTATTTCTAAAGTTAAAGGTGATATGGCTACTATAAAATCTACTTTATTATCTATTAATGCAGTAAATAAAACAGTAGGAGTTGTATCTAAGGCCAAAAGTGAATTGCTCAGTTTAGCAAAATTACCTGTCACAATAGCCATTAAGGCTAAAGATGAAACTTCTTCGGTGATATCTAAGATTAAGAATAATCTATTTAGTCTAAAAACTTTAGCAGCCACAATGGCAACAAATGCGGCAGGAAAAGCTACTATAGGTGCAGCTTCAGACTTAGAACAAGAACAAATAGCTATGAAGCATTTTATAGGCTACAATAACCAAAGTTCTAGTCAAGCAGATGTTCAGAAAATGACGGATTCTTATATATCCCAACTTAGGACAGAAGCTAACATTACGCCTTTTGGAACTAGTGAAGTTATAGCAGCAGGGCGTAGAGCTGTGAATATAACTTCAGGAGATACTAAAGCAGGCATGGATTTAGTGAAATTGAGTGAGAATATGGCAGCACTTAATCCTGGAAAAAGTGTAATGGATGCTATGGAAGCTTTGGCTGATTTAAAAACTGGCGAAACTGAAAGAATGAAAGAGTTTGGTTTCAAAATAAGTCAGGATGATATAAATAATGCTGGGGGAGTTGAAAGTTATTTTAAACAGCAAACAAGTTCCGAGGGAAATATAGGAAAAGTATTTGCAGGAGGAGCAAGTGAATTAAGTAATTCCACTGCTGGTAAGTGGAGTACCGTAACAGGAAATTTAGAAACAATAGGAGCAAATTTTGGCAAGGCTTTTTTACCTGTTATCAATAAAATCCTTACACCTCTTGCCAATTTATTAGATAAAAATGCAGATGGTTTTACTAAGTTTGGCGAAAATATTATAAAGATAGGTGGGAAGATAGGAACCGTCTTAACTCCTACTTTTAATACTATATCTAAAATAATAAAATCTGTGGGAGAACCGGCATTTAAATCTTTATCTAAAATAGTTCAAACAGTGGTTTTACCTGCTTTTAAATTCTTAGGTGGTATTGCTCAACAGTATGTAATTCCTGCAGTAACAGCTATAGCTGGGGTAGTAAATAAATATTTACCTCCTATAGCAAATTCTTTTATAAAGTCCTTTAATAGCATAAAACCTCATCTTGAACATTTCTGGAATGTAATAAAAGTGAATATTATCCCAATAGTTCAGGATTTATGGGGAAAAATTAAAGAAGCTATGCCAGGAATTCAAAAAGTTTTTAGTGTTGCTTTTGATATAATAGCAAAAGTTGTTGGAAAAGCTTTAGATGTAATTGCAGAACTTTCTCCTATAATAAAAGGTGTATATGATTTTATAGCTCCAATTTTAGGCTGGATTATAGATTTATTTAATGGTATAGCTGATGCTATTAAAAAGGCTTACGATTGGCTTACAAAATGGCTTGATAAAGATAAAAGTAATAAAGTTACCACAAAGGATGAAAACGGAAAAACAACTACTGTAACTATGACTGACTGGAAAGTAGGACCTATTCCGGGTAATAATGCTCTTGGGACTACTTATTGGAGAGGGGGACCTACGTGGGTAAATGAAAATGGTCCTGAATTAATGGAGCTTCCCGCAGGTACTAAAATTCATAGTAATAGAGAATCTAATAATATGATGAAAAATATGCAAGTTCAAGCTTCAATACCTAATATGAATACCTCAAATATAACTAAATGGGGAGAGGATATTCCAGAAAGTATGGCAAAAGGAATAAGACAGAATACTAAATCTGTAACAGACGCAACGACTTTAATGGCTTCTAAAATAAAAGAATTAATCCATTTCAGTGTACCAGACAAAGGACCTTTAAGTGATTTTGATACTTATGCAGTAGATATGATGAAAACTTATGGAACAGGCATCCAAAATAACATAAAATCTGTAACAACCCCTACTACTAATATGAGTACAGGGGTTAAAAATATTTATACAGATTTAAAAAACCAAAGTTTGACTTATGGCCAGGGAATTGTTCAGGAACTTGGGGCAGGTATACAGTCGAATGTGGGTAATTTAACAAGTATAGTTAAAGCACTTACAGACAAGGTCATTGAAGAATTCAAAACGGGTTTTGGGATTCATAGCCCTAGTTTAGTTATGTATAAGTTGTCACAATTCATTCCTCAAGGAGTTATAAAGGGTATATCCTCTATAGACATTCAAAAGTTCATTAAAAACTGGATTGGAGATATCACTTCTATGGCTGGAAGTGCCATGGGCGGGAATGTTACAGAATGGTTAACTGCTGCTCTTGGAATAACAGGTACACCTATGAGTTGGCTTCCAGGATTATTACAACTAGTGAAAAGAGAATCTGGTGGAAATCCTACAGCATGGAATTCAATAAGTGTTGGAGGAGAACATGCTACTGGACTCTTACAAATGTTAGGAAGCACATTTAGAGAACATATGGTTTCGGGGTTAAATAATATAATGAATCCGATTGCCAATGCTGCGAGTGCGATAGATTATATTAAATCACGTTATGGAAACGTAAATAACATTCCTAATCTTTATGGTGGTAACTATGTAGGTTATGCCCAGGGTGGTATAGCAACTCAACCTTCAATTTTTGGTGAGGGTGATTATCCAGAGATGGCAATACCTTTAAAGAAAGACAACTCACGCTCAAAATATTTATTGGAACAGGCAGAAGCTTTAGTAAATGGGGATAAAAAATCCGGTATAAAAATTATAATAGAGAAACTGGCAGATAAAATAGTTGTTAGGGAAGAAGCAGATATAGACAAGATAGCTACAGCTTTGGTTAAAAAACTTACTATAGCTGAAATGAATATATAGGAGTTGAGGTATAGTGAAAAAGAATATGGAATTTTGGTTAAAGCAGGACAATGGTACTTCTTTAAGGCTCCCTGTTCCACCAGCAAACTATGATATAACCTGGGCTAATAATAACAGCTCTTTTTTAGTGGAAGGAAGGGGAGAGGTAAATTTTCTGGGAAAGCCCAAACTAACTGAAATAGCCCCTATAGAAAGCTTTTTTCCTAACCAGAAATACAGTTTTTGTACTTACAGTGATTTTCCAAGTCCTGAAGATTGCGTGGTTACAATTAAAAAAATGATAGACAGTGGCAAACCTGTAAGATATATAATAACAGGAACTATAGTAAATATTCTCTGTTCTATTGAATCTTTTAATTTTAAGGAAAACGACGGAACAGGGGATATTTCTTTTATTCTGACCTTAAAAGAATATGGGGTGCTGAAATGATTAATTTATATTCTCTTTATAACAGCTCCAGTCGAGGGCTTATACACACAAAAATAACTAACTTCTGTAAAACCATTGTATGGAGTGGTGATAAGGATTCCATAGCAAGAAAACTTGAAGTTACTATGGCCTACAGCATATGGGATAAAAACCAGCCTAATGTACAGATAGGTCCAGGGACTTTAATCTGGATGGTAGAGGATGAAAAAGAGATTTTCAGGGGACATGTATTTGACAGGGAAATAGATTCTGATACCCAGGAACTTAAATTTGTGGCTTTTGACTGTATGATATACCTTGCAAAGTCCAAGAGCAGCCACAATTTTACCAATATAACACCTGAAGAAATAACAAGGGTAGTTTGCGGGGAAGCAGGAGTATTTTGTGGAGATATTGGAGTTACAGGGTTAAAAATAGATTTACTAGCAATGGAGAAAACATTCTACGATACTATAATGATGGCCTATACAAAGGTATGGCACTTTAACGGTGGCAGGTATAACTTTTATCCATTTATGAATAGAGATGTTTTAGAAATAATGAACATGGGTGTTGCGATTGATAATTTTGTTATAAAACCTAGTCTAAATCTAGGAAAAACAACTTATTCCGATTCCATAAGCAATATGATAAATAAGGTAAATGTCTATAACAGCAAAGGTGAATATGTAGGTACTGCATGGCAAAGAGATTGGATAAAAGCTTACGGAATACTTCAAGATGTATATTCTGCTCCAGATGATGATAATGCCCCAATCACAACAGCAACAAATATGCTGCATGGTGTGGATGAAACTGTTTTTGTAAATCTTATTGGTGATACTAGATGTACAACTGGATGGGGAGTTAAGGTTCAAATACCATATATCTATAATTTATTGGATACTGTAATGTGTATTGATGCAGATACACATACATGGGAGGTTGGAACCGGTAAATACACTATGGATTTAACTTTAAACTTTCAAACTAAAATGAAACTGGTGGAGGTGGATGCGGCAGCATGAATATAAAGAATCCATATAATGATATACTTTTGAAAATGAGAAGTCAGGGGGCAGCTTATAATCCTCCTTCTATTGATATTGGAAAGGTAATAAGTTCTGACCCTTTGACAATTCAAATAAATGATACGCCACTTACTAAAAAAAATCTCCTAGTATCAGATTTTTTACTGGCTAACTATAAAAGGAGGATAAAGATACCTTCCACAAGTGCTACAGGATCTACAACAGATGGTAGCATAACATCTATAGGAATACCTGATGCAGAATTAAACTTTATAGAGGGTCTTAAAAAAGACGATATGGTAGCCTGTCTAGCTACCCCTGATGGACAAAAATATATTGTATTATGCAAGGTGGTAAGCTTATGAGTATATTACCACAATTTGATGTAAATATAGATAATGTAATAAATCAAAGTATTGAAAATTCTTCAAGTACAGTTACAACTCCAAAAGAATATGCCTGGGACTTTGAAAATGATGATTTCCTTCTTAAAGATGGTAAGTTTGTAATAGTGGAAGGTAAAGAAGCTCTTAAGATATGGATATGGAAAGCACTGAACACTGTAAAGATGAACTATAGTATTTACTCTGATAATTATGGTCATGATTTAGATAGTTTGATAGGTCAGGGGTTTAGCAGTGGATTAATTGAAAGTGAAGCCAGGAGAATTGTATGGGAATGCATAAGTTTAAATCATCATATAACAGGTATGCAGAATTTCACTACTGCATATGATGGAGATACTTTAACCGTTAGCTTTACAGCTCTTACAGATCAGGGGGAGGTGGATATGGATGTATAGTGAATCAGAAGAAACTATAAAAACCAGAATGTTAGGGAATATATCTGACAGTGTAGATAAAACAGAAGGTTATCTTGTATATGACAGTGTAGTTGCTGCAAGCAAAGAATTTGTAAAAGTCTCCACTGAATTAGATAGTATAGTTGACAAGTTTGATTTAAGCAAACTTAGTGATGATGAATTGGAGTTAAGAATAAAACAGAGGACAGGTCAAACCAGAAATCCCGCCAAATATGCAGCAGGAATTTTAAATATAACAGGAACTGCAACTATAGCTGAAGGGGATTTATTTCAAACCCCTAATGCAGTACAGTTTAAATCACTGGAATCCAAAACTATAACCGGCAGTGGAACAATTGAAATACAAGCTGTAATACCGGGAGGTAGTGGAAATATTCCGGCCAACCAAATAACCGTTATGCCTGTGGCTATAAGTGGTGTAATCGGTGTTACAAATCCTCTGGCAGCTCAGGGAGGTTTTGATGCTGAAAGTGATGCCCATTTACTTGAAAGATATTATGAAAAATTACAAAATCCAGATACGGGAAGCAATATAGCTTATTTTCAAAATCTGGTTAAAGAATATCCCGGTGTAGGTGACGCTAAAGTTTTTCCCACCTGGAATGGAAATAACACTATAAAATTAGTTATTATAGATGCCAATAAACAAGTCCCTGGTGCAGATTTAGTGAATGAAGTACAAAATTACATGGACCCACTAGGAGAGAGTTGGGGACTGGGATATGGAAAAGCACCGGCATTTTGCTATACAACAGTTGAAGAAGCTGCAGCTAAAACTATAAATGTAAGTTTTGCAATCGTGAAAGACACAAATTATACTGATGAACAAAGACTTGCTAATGTTGAGGCAAGTATAACTGAATATTTAAAATCACTGGCATTTATAGATAATGCTGTAGTTTCTTATGCTAAAATTGGTGTGGCAATACTTGATAGTAAAGGAGTGCTGGACTATTCCAATTTAACTGTAAATGGAGGAACAACAAACATTCCAATATCATTAACAAAAACTTTATGTGAAACTCCAATATTGGGGACGGTGGCAATAAATGAGTAATACTGCATTGAAAAATTATTTACCCCCAATACCTGCAGATACTAAGATATTTAGGGGAGTATTAAACAGCGAAGATACTGAATTTAACAATATGTACGGCAATATTGATAATATAAAGGCTCAATTAAATATAGATACTGCAACCTGGGCCTTAGATATATATGAAAGAGAACTGGGTATAATTACGGATTATACAAAAGCTTTAGATTATAGAAGAAGTGTAATAAAATCCAAGTCCAGAGGTACAGGAAAATTAAATGCTGCACTTATAAAACTTGTATGTGATTCTTTTACAAATGGTGATGTGGAAGTTACTTTTGATGGTATTATTCATATTGCTTTTGTCAATGTTTATGGGGTACCTTCTAACATTCAGGATTTAAAAAATGCAGTTAATGATATAAAGCCTGCATATCTACTGTTGGATTATATTTTCAGATATATAATTTGGAATGAATTTGATAACTATAATAAAACTTTCGATCAATGGGATGCATTAGACTTAACATGGGATGAATTAGAAGCTTATAAAGGATAGGGGAGTGAATGAAAAATGCCTAGTGCTAACAAAACACCAAATATAGGATTAAACCAATGGCAGGGAAATGAATATCCCAAGAGGCAGGATTTTGTGGATGATAATGCTGCTGTTGATCTGGAAATAGTAAAAAAAGCATCTTCTACACAAGATGGAAGAATGGCTAAAGAAGATAAAGTAAAGCTTGATGGCATAAGTACAGGAGCAAATAAAGTAGAGCAGTCTAGTACTAATGGAAACATAAAAATAAATGGAACAGAAAAAACAGTTTACACTCATCCTGGAAGTGGTACCAATCCTCATGGAACTACAAAGAGTGATGTAGGACTGGGAAATGTAACAAATGATGCACAGGTAAAAAGAACTGAAATGGGAACTAATAATGGGGTAGCTACCTTAGATGCAAGTGGTGTAAATGCTCAGGCACCAAAGGTCCATACTCATACAAAATCACAGATAACGGATTTTCCAACTTCTATGCCAGCTGATGGAGGTAATGCGTCTACGGCAAATAAATTGGCTACAGCGAGAACTATATCATTAATAGGAGATGCCACAGGTTCTACTCCTTTTGATGGTTCTGCCAATAAGAGTATAACTGTGGTACTAGCTAACAGTGGAGCGACAGCAGGAACTTATACTAAACTTACTATAGATGCAAAAGGCAGGGTTATTTCTGCAACTAATTTAAGTGCTTCGGATATACCTAACCTTGATTGGTCAAAGATAGCATCTGGTAAACCAACTACATTAGCAGGGTACGGAGTAACAGATGCGGTGAGTAAATATATTGTATTACCTTCTGGAACAGACCTAAATACAGTCGTTACATCTGGTTTTTATAGACTTGATGCTACGTCACCTAATTATACTAATTTACCCCCAAATTCAAATGTTGGTTACGGACAATTAATTGTATCCCGAGGAGTTGATACTGCATTCCAAATTATCACAGGATATTCTAACAATGAATATTACATGAGGCAAGGGGCTAAAGGGGGAGGCACAGATACAAATTTTACAACTTGGCAGCCTTGGAGAAAATTATGGCATGATGGTAATTTTGATCCTGATACTAAAACAAAAAGAGTTATTTTGACAGGACAGCTTCAACTTACGAGTTATAGAAAATCCGTTATAGCATTATGTGAAGTTACTAATGATAATCCGAATTTGGATTCTTATAGTTCAGGAATAATCAGTTTTCATAGATATAATGGAACACTGGGGGCAGAAATAAATTCTTTATATGTAGGAGCTGAAAAAAAATATAATACCTCCAATATGAGTTATTTTGGTTTAGGATTGGGGAATAATATAGTAAATTTACGTCCATGCACTTTCACGTATAATGGGAAAAAATATGGTGGAGTTGAATTTTATTTTATGGCAGCACCTTCATCCACTATAGAATTTATGGGATCTTCAAATTTTAATATATTTGGTTTAGATTATTATGCTACAGATACATCTACAGTGTTAAATCAAGAGATATATGATTCTTTAGAATTTGATACTACAGTAAATAAATTGCCTAATCTAGTGTATAACAATGAAAAAGTCATCACGCGCGAAGAACAAGGAGGAATAAATTTATTATCTAATGGAAGTTTTGATAATGGATTAAATTCATGGACTAAAAATAATACTGCAACATTATCTATAATTTCAGATGAAAAATTCAGTAAGTGTTGTAAAATAGTTACTTCCGTTCAAGGCGGCGGTATTTATAATAGATCTCCTAGTGCTATTAAAAATGACGCAGGAACTTATGTCTATTCTGCGTGGTTAAAAGCAGATGCCCCTTTGACGATAGCTTTTGGCTTGGATAATAATCGACAAACTATAACTCTTACTACAGAATGGACGAGATATTATTTTATTCAAAATAAAAATCCTGGAGCAAATAATATATTATCAATTTTTAGTTGGGACACCAGTGGAAGTACAGTAACTTTTTATGTAGCAAATGCCCAAGTGGAAACTGGTACAATGATAACAGATTGGAAACCTTCTGTTGAAGATAATAAGACTTATTCAGATAATAAAATTTTAAGTTTAGGTACAACTACCAATTCGGGTAATGCTTATACCTTAACAGCTCCAACAGGGTTCACTTTACAAGATGGACAATTATTAGTAGTAAAATTTAATGCTGCAAGCACTGGAGCTATTACTGTAAATGTAGGGGGTACTGGTGCAAAAGCAGTAAAAGACTATTTTGGAAATGATGTCACAAATGTAAGGGCAAATTTACCAGCCAACTTAGTCTACGAAAGTAGTTCGGATTCTTTTATCTTACAGGGTAAAGGAGGTGGTGGAAATGCGGTAGCAGGAGATTTATTAAGTGGAAAAACTGCGACTGTAGATGCTGGACAAATAACTGGAACAATTCCTTCAAAATCTGCTCAGACATATACACCTGGAACAAGTAATCAAACAATTGCTTCTGGACAATATTTAGATGGAGTACAAACAATTTTAGGGGATGCCGCCTTGATAAGTGCGAATATAAAAGCAAATGCTAGTATCTTTAATGTTGCCGGGAAATCTACTGTAATAGAAACAACAGAATCTACAAATCCTATAGCAACAAATACCGTCAGAAGTGGAAAAAAAGGTTTTGTGAATGGCGCTGCAATAACTGGAGGTTTAGCAGTACAAGCAACAGGACCACAAACAGTTACGCCGGGAACTTCTGATATTGTGAAAGCAGCAGGAATTTATGATGGTCCGATTACTATAAAAGGGGATGCAGATTTAGTTAGTGCAAATATAAAGGCGGAAGCTAATATATTTGGAGTGGCGGGAAAAACTTCAGTCGTAGATACAGCAGATGCTACCGGGGTAGCAGGAGATGTATTATCTACTAAGACTGTTTATATAAATGGCGTTAAAACTACAGGAACTATGCCAAATAGGGGAGTTGTAACATTAACACCAGGAACAACAGACCAGACTATTTCTAATGGTTACCATAATGGTAGTGGTATAGTTAAGGGCGATGCAAATTTAAAGCCTGAAAATATAAGAGAAGATGTTGGCATGTTCGGGAAAATAGGTACATTAAAGCCATACGAATTAACAGCAGGAGATTCTAATGTATTATTTTTGGATTCACAGCAATATAATACTACTTCATATACAAGAGTAAAAGTCGGTAAAACAATAACTACAAACATAAAAGGGAAAATACGAATATCATTTGATCTACGCTGTGGTGGCAGCGCATCCCTGGGATATGAAGTAGATAAAAACGGTAGTCTTGTAACTAGCAATTCATACAATTCGACTTCATGGACAACGGAAACTATAGATGTAACTTGTAGTCAAGGAGATGTATTTGAATTTCTTATAAAGTCTTATAATGAAGATTATAATGCCTATATAAAAAACATCAAAGTATCAACAGACTTAGTAAGTCCACTTACAATAGCATAGGAGGATAAAAATGAATTTAGGAAGACGTATAGTATATGATAATCAGACAGGGAAAGTAATCTTAGACACAGGAGAACAGACAGATGCTACAGAAGAAAGACCTGTCTGGAATGGAATTACTTATATAGACTTAGAATATGGAGCTTATAAGGATGAATTTAGTAGAGTAATTAAATATCATGTAGATGTTGCAACAAAAGCAGTGGTGTTTGATGAACTTACACCTATACCTATAACAGCGGATGAACAGGCAACAATGCTTGCAAAAACACTCTTTAATTTCAATATAGCCTTTACTAATGATAATAAGAATGCAGATTTGGTAAGGGCTATTTTAGATGCGCTTAAATCATTGAATTTAGGAGGCGAATAAAGTGTTAAGCTATGACTTTTATAATATGTTTTATAAGACTGGAGCATTGATTATAGACGATTTAAAAATAGCAGTGCAGATCGGGGACTTAACAGCAGACCAATTTAAAGAAATTACAGGGCAGGACTATATAGCATAGTCTTTATAAACTACAAGGCAAAACAGGAGCTAGGGATAGCTTTTTTTATTTTGGCTGGAAAATATGGTACTATTAGGTTGTAATTGAAAACTTATGCGACGTAAATGCTTATTAATTTAAGTCTTTTTTATATCCAAAAATCTTAATGTTACGTAAATATTAAAGCAACGTAGAGGTGAAAAATATATGAATTTGACAACGGAAAAAGTATAAGAGCTTTAGAAGAATTTAAGGCTCTTTTTTAGTGTTTAAAAATAACTATAGGGGAGGTTTTTGTTTTTATATCTTTTAGTAAGATTCATTTATAGATAAAATATAATTGGGAAGTGATGATATGACAGGTGGAGAAATAATTAAGTTAATAAAAGAAATGAATTTAGAAGATGAAGAAATATATATTAATAGTGGTTTTACCGATAGTGGAGAATTTATGATATTTAATAGAATTAAAGACATAAAGAAAAGTGATGAATGGAATGGTAATAGATATTATATTGAGGAAGAATAGAGGATTTTTTAATATTTTGTAGAATTAGTAGAACTATAATATTAAATTATAATTCTAGGGAGTTAATATGAAAGATCATATAGAAAATTTAATTTTAGAATTTAGAAAAAAACATAATCCATTAAACACTATTCCTACTATGGAAATATTATCTATGCTGGAAAGATATAAAAAAATAGATTTAAAGAGAATATCAAATAAAAAATTGTTTAATCTAACCTTAGAAACAATACCGTGTTGTAATGTGGGTAGCCGTTCTTATATATCTGGTTCTAAATTTTATAGGGTAAGAGAATATTTTGGAAAAAACTATGAAAATATAAATGAACTTAGTTATAAACCCAAACACCTTGTTACTAAAATGGGTAGGTTAAATGACGTTGGAGAAAGTATGTTATATGTCTCAAATGACCAAATAACTCCTTTTTATGAGGTAAAGGCAAAAGTGGGAGGCAAATACACTGCTATTTGTTATGAAGTACGTGAAGGGTTAAAGCTATTAGCATATGTTATTGGTGGAGGAACAAATCCAAATGATACGTCTTTAAATGAACAAGGGAAAATAAATAGTACAATAATAGATCAATTTTTCTATACAGAGTTCACTAGAGATGTTGGTAAAGGTATAGAATATTTATATAGAATTTCTAATATGCTCGCGAAAAATTTTTTCGATATGCCGGGATGTGAGGCATACGAATATCCATCTGTTGCGTTAAATAGAAATAAAAACTTAGCAGTGAAACCAGAAGCAGTTGATAAAAAATTAAAAATAGTTTCAGTAGAAAATATAGAATTGAAAACTATATCAGAAAATGAAGTTGAGTTTAATAGGATAAGTATTGCAACTAGGATAAATGATAAAACTATAGAATATTATGATATCAAAAGATGAATTAAGCAGATTCTATTGAGCCTATAGAGTTTTGGAGAAATCCAGGGCTCTTTTTTAGTATTTAAAAATACTTACAGGAGGTGCTATATGAGTGAATGCTATGATGGGAAATTGTGTGAAGAGAAGCATGAACAAATAAAAGAAAAACTAGGAACGCATGATAAGAGGTTAGATAACCACTCTGATAGATTGGATGAGCTTGAACGAAACGAGACTGAGAATAGAACGGAAATTAGGAATTTAATAAAAAAGATGGATGATTTCATATCAACAATTAAATGGGGACTTGGCATATTTGTCACAGTCTCTATTTTTGTTATAGGAATTTTATTAAAAAAATAGGAGGCAGGTAATATGTTACCAATCACAAGAAAAATATCACCTTACAACCATTCAGCAGGGAATGACATTAAGTTTATAGTTATGCATGACACAGGAAATTATAAGGATACAGCTCTGGCAAATGCTACTTATTTCAATGGAGGGGATAGACAGGCTTCTGCACATTATTTTGTGGATGATACTTCCATATATCAGGTTGTGGAGGAAAATCAAGCAGCATGGCACTGCGGGGATGGCCACGACAAATATGGCATAGGAAATCATAATTCCATAGGTATTGAAATGTGCAATTCTGGTGGGTATATTTCCGATACAACCATAAATAATACTCTGGAGCTTGTAAGAAGTTTAATGAGTAAATATAGTGTTTCTATTAATAATGTAGTAAGACATTATGATGCAAGCAGGAAAGACTGTCCACATAATATGAGTGCTAATAACTGGGCTAAGTGGAATGATTTTAAGGCAAGATTAGCAAGTGGTACAAATGAACCAGTAAAACCAAATACACTTATAGAGCAAATTAAAGCCCTTCAATACAACTTGAATATTGATTATAATGCAGGGTTAGCTGTAGATGGAATAGCAGGTCCGGCTACTATGGCAGCATTGAAAGGAATACAGGATATTATTGTTAAAGGCCACAAGTCCAATGTAGTTTTATGGCTTCAACAGAAACTAGAACAATATGGCTATCTAAAAGAAAATTCCTATACTCAAATGTTGTATGACGAACCAACTTTCCAAGCAGTAACTGAACTCCAGAAGAACTGGGAGAGGTCAACGGATGGGGTTTTGAGGCCAGAGACATGGAGTATATTTTTGAATAATTAGGGAGCTGAAAGGCTCTCTTTTTAAATTATAAATTATGGAGGAATGAGAGATGAAAGAACAGATATTAAGCATGGGAGTACAGTTTATTATAGGGGTGTTTGGGATTATAGGTACTTTTGTGTTAAAGAAAGTTGCAGATGCAATAGAGGTACAGAAACAAGCTCTTGCAGCGAAAAAAGGAGCAGACAATTACAATCGTGCTCTTAGTGTTGCTAAGGGGTTGTACTATGTGCTGGAAGATGAATTTAAAGATTTAGTTAAGGCAGGAGATGCCAAAAGATCAGAAATGGAGAAAAGGCTGCTTGAAATAATACCAGGACTTACACAGAATGAACTGGATGCCATAAATAAAGAGGTATGCAATAGTGCTATCAAAATAGGACAAGAAATATTGACACCTATACAAGTTACCAATGTAACAAATACAGCAGTTGCAGAGGATAAAGCAGCAGAAAATACTATCCCTGAAGCAGCACAGAATTAATCTATTAGTGGTAACACCAGCAGCCTTATCATGTACCATATAAAGATAATTTATGAGTATAGTAGTTATTCATAACACAACTGCTGGTGTTAGACCCACTTACCAGTCCTTATTCCTGATTTACCATTGCCTTCCTGGATCATCTGCCATTGAGTTAACAGTTCCTTGAGGATAAAGAACTGAATAATGATCTAGTAAAGGATCTTTGTTATTGCTTTCGGACTGGGGAAATACAAATAATATTTTAAACTCTTTTGTTGCTACATAGCCAATTATTTCTTCACCATTGGATTTAACATCATATGCCGGAGTTCCAAATACCTCTTTTACCTTAGATAAAGTTATTTTCTTTATTCCACTGTCAAAGGATCTCACTTCAAATATTCGAGAGCCTTTATTAAATCCAAAAACTATATTGTGCTCTGAATACGTAGCATAATTTCCCTTAGCTGCAGGAACCCAATCGGTTTTATCAGGTTCTCCCCATTTTTCCTCGACATCTTCAATAACATTTATCTTATCAGCGAATTCACAGTTGATAACCTTTCCCTGCTTAGCTAACTGCATGATGTTTGGTAAAAATACTTCGGAAGAATCTTCTACGTTAGATGAATTATTGTGAGAACTATTAGATGGTTTATTAGTAGAAGATTTAGAATCTCCAGTATTAGAATTTTGTTTAGTACTGTCAATGACTTTTTCAGCATTATTAGAAGAGTTGTTTGCTGAATTAGATGTGCTAGAGCATCCTGTCATTAAAGTTACCAACATACTAAATATAATTATGCTCTTAGTAGATATACATTTCTTAAATGGAGTCATATGGTAATCCTCCTCATATAATAAGGCTAAGAATTTTCTTGTTCTTACCTTTATTATATAGTAAACTCATATTTTTAGTCTACGATTATATAAGATTAACAAAAAATTACATTTGCTTTTCAGTACATGACAAGGCTGCTAGTATTACCCCTATTAGTGGTCTTAACAGGCCACTATATTTTTGACTAATATGTAAAGGGTGCTTGATTGGACTCGTTTAAACAACTTTCTAATAATCTGTATTTTTGTAGTGCATATTCTAAAGCTAAACTATGGTTAAATCCAGCATTTCTAACTAATTCATACCTATATAACTGAGAGTTGTCCATATATTTTAAATCATTCTTTAATATATCATAATTATGTATTATAATCTTCTGTTTGTTATTGAAAGTTATTACCTCGGGTTGTTTTGCTCTTTTAATCTTATTAATAAATTCTTCAAAGTTCATTCTTAGATCATCCTCACATTTTCATCTCGTAATTATATAGAGAAAATACTCTTCTCTATATAATTACGTTTATTCAATAAGATTAAAGGGAGTAGGAATACATTTAATTTGTTCGTTGTTTTTTATTATTTAATTATCTTTGTAGTGTTTTACAACTATAGGTACCTATTGGAGCTAAAAGACACTTTAATAATTTTAAGCCTGCTGGATTTTCTGGCAGGTCTTATTTTTATTGTCAAGACTTGTCCTTTTTGGTAAAAAGCTATACAATAAAAAAGAAACCATGACGACTACCAATCTTAATGGTTTCTTAAAACAAAATGTATTCTTATTTATACTCCTATTATAGGACATTTAAATTAAGAATACAATATTATAATAGGAGTGAACTATATTGAATTATAATGATATTGCGGACTATGTGGAATATATGGAAAAAGAAATACAAAAAATGAATGATATAATAAATAAATTAAAAACGTGTAAAAAATCACATCAAGATTGGTATAATTCATCAATGAACGTTATATTAAAATCTAATATATCTGGAAATGGAACTCCTGAAATAAATAATATCAGAACTTTGAAAAATAATACAGATAGTCATTATAGAAATTTTAGACAAAAATTAATGCAAATTGATTTTATGAATATGTGGATCGCATTAGAAAAAATCAATGAAAATGGTAATAATGTGTATAACATATTAAAAATAGATAAATTTATAAATAATATGAAAGAAAATTATTTAAAGATTCATGATTTCAGAAGTATTAATGTTAATTCATCTCAAGATTATGCAAATATTATAAATACCATAGATTCTATGATTCATTATTATAATAAAATTATAATAGAAATAAATAATATAAAGTCGATTAGGGAATCGCTTAATGTAGGTACTGAACCAAGTAACTTTTCTATAAGATTATTAAATGAAGATAATAAATTTAATGCTACGTTAGAATCATTAAAAATTATAGAAAATATGTATAATATAATATGTTTAATTACAGGTATTTCAAATGAGGAATATCCGCTTAAATATAATAGGATTGAGTCAGGAACTGTGTTGGCCTCATTAATAGGGAATATTTCGGCGGTGGCAATTGTTGGTGGAGTCATAAAGTTTTCTTATGAAGTATACAAAGAACAGTTTAGTTGGAAAGCACGACAAGAAAAAATACAAGGAGATATAAAAGTTCGAGGAGAATATATTAAATTAATAAAAGAAACAGCTGAATTAAAGTTAGAATTAAATGATCCTGAATTACAGAATAAACTACAGGATTTAGAAAAATTAAATAGTGAACTATTTAAGAACAATCCTTCAATAATTCTAAATGGAGAAAAGATAGGTATACCTGAGTTAAAAAATAGCAAATTACCAGATGAATTTTTCTTAACTGGTAATTTATACAAAATTCAAGATAACGATAAATCATTTAATGAAAAATAATTATTAAAGTCTAAGGAGGTGAAAGTATGCTTAATTCATATGAAACAACTAGACTATTAATTAAAATAAAAATTGCTAGATTGGATTTATTAGTCTATAGATTTTTAAAGTTTGTTTTACCTCCAGTTTCTAACGCATATAAAAGAAATCTTCAAAATAGATTAAATGTATTAAATTCAGAAGTACTTAATAAGCTATCTTAAGAATTAACGGTTTCATTATGTTCTAATTGTAGAAAGCCCCAGGACCAAACCCAGGGCTTTCACCAATTAGAACAATAATGAGCAAGACTTTAAAGTATTCTTATGACATTAACCATTATAACCAACTTACTATATTTAAAACAAAAGAGAGCCACAACCCTCAAATCTTTTTCCAAGTATGATAGAACCAATCAGTTTTTTCTTACCGAACTGTCTTGCTACTTCTTCCTTAACTTTCTCATCATATATACAATCAGACTTATAGTTATTAGCAATTTCAAATACTTTATTGTACATTAAAGCAAATAATTCTCTATTAGACATTGCCATGCAACCACGCCTCCTTTTATTCCATTATACCAGATAATAGACACAGGGGAGAAATTGCTGGGGAAAGTAAGGTCAATGTGGTGAAGAGGGGCTTAGTAATACCCCTTTCTTTCTTTTACACTTTATAAAAAATAATCAATAGACATATTAAAAGTTTGGCATATCTTCTCCAAATTAACACGCTTAGGTTTTGATTTCCCTATTTCATATTTACATAAAGAAGAATAGCCTATAGAACAAACTTTAGCAAATTCACGTTGGGTATATCCTTTGATCATTCTTAATTTATAAATTTTTTGTGCAATTGTTCTTTCAGGAAGTGTATAATATACTGTAGAGGTAGAGTTTTCAATATCTTTAAATACATTTCTATATGTTGCAGTTTTGTTCATACTGCATGTGCTAGGTGAACAAAACTGCAACATAGTATTGGAAAAATCTATATCAGGCAATTCAATTTCTTCAAAATCATCTTTATCAGAGCCTATAAATTTTATAAATACTTTTCCGTTGTTGTTTTTGTCTCCGTACCAGTATATAACATCTATCAATGTATTAATAATTTGCTTTTGTTTGACACGTGGGAGCTCATCTATTACTGCACAATCACATAATATATTTTCTATTAGATCTAAGTTGATTTTTTCTACTTTATCCTTTTTACTTTCATCATCAAGAACAGTTAGCCTCTTTTCGATTTCTATGCATTCATTTTTTATAGATTTAATTTTATCAATCATTACATCTTCTATATCCTTACTTTTTGAAAGCATATTTAGTAGATTGTCGATTTGATTTTTCTTTTCGGTTAAAGCTTTATCTAGTAACATTTTTTCGCTTTTGCTATCATCTTTTAATTTAGAATTATAATTTTCTTTCAATCTGTCCATAAATTGTTTTTGTTCATTGCCTAGCTTTTTTAAACTTAACAATACTAAACTTTCAAGCTCTGCAGCTTTAGCATTTTTATTATCACAAAATTTCTTGTGTGATTTTCGTTTTAATGAGCATACATAATAAAAGAGTTTTTCTCCGGTAAGTTTAGAAACTCTGCCATGTTGTACTAACATATATTCTTTACACCGGCCACATTTTAATTTACCAGTTAATAAAGCATTATGGGTTTTACCTAATCTAGGGAAAGTATCTTTATTTCTATCAAATTGATTTTGAACCTTTAACCATAGTTCAGGCTCCAGTGCTCCCGTTATATTGCTTACAGAAGCAAAGCGTTCACTTTCGGGATTTAGGGATTTAGTACGCTTACCATTTCTTATTACTTGTCTAGTTTTATTATATGTGAGTAGAGAATGAATATTATCTGCTTCACCATAAATATTCCATCCATTCGATTCCAAATATCCAATTACTGCCGCATTAGCTTTTACATATATAGGATTCTGGAGGATGATTTTTAAAGTAGATTTTTCAAATAAAATATTATTTTTTGATTTTATTTGATTTTCAGTCATATATACTTCTAACTTATGGAGGCTACCAACTTCTAAATATTTTTCATATAAAAATTTAACAAAGTCCATTTCTTCCTTATTTATTTCAAGAATAGAAAATTCTCTTTCTAAACCAGATTTATCTCTGTATTTTTTTCTTTTAGAAGTAAATCCTAAGGGTATTTTCCCTCCGGTCCATCTACCATTCTTAGCTAACTCAAGCATATTATCTTTTACACGTTCTGCGATCGTCTCTCTTTCTAACTGTGCAAAGACACTGGCAATATATATCATAGCCTTTCCCATAGGTGTAGAAGTGTCAAACTGCTCCTTTATACTTATAAAACTTACATTGTAATTTTGCAATAATTCTAAAGTAGAGGAAAAATCAGATACATTTCTGCTGATACGATCCAATCTGTAACATACTAAATAATTTATTTTTTTAAGTTTTATGTCTTGAATTAGTTTTTTAAATTGAGGCCTGTTTATTGTGCTGCCACTAAAGCCTTCATCTTCATAAATTAAAAAATCAACATCTCCCTCTAAATGATTTATAATATACTGTTTACACATTTCTATTTGATTTTCTACAGAATCCCCCTTGCCGGTAAACTTTGATTTTCTGCTGTATATAGCTACCTTTAGCATTACTTTTAACCCCCTTTGTAGCATTTATTTTATTATATCATTTTTTACAAACTTAAAATTATTTAGTGTGAAGTAACAATATTAGTAAGTCTAACATAACATAAGATGGATATGTCTTTAATACAGGAGTTGTTTGAATGTATTCAGTTATTATCTCAATTCCAAAGAATAAAGAAGAACTGAAAAAAAGATATGCAGAACTTCTTGCAGATGCAGTGACAGAAGAACTGACATATGAGGAGCTTGGATATTTAATCTCTGAATTTGATAGGAGAGAAAATATTAAAAATACTAAATAAATTACTTAAAAGAGGATAAAATGATTAACTATAGCTACATAAACATCTTATAATTTGATTTTAAAATTAAGGTTAAACAAGTTTAAATTTAATATAATTGTGGTATAATATATTTAAAAGAAGCCGTTACGGTTTTTAAAGTTAACTATTTTTAGCGTTTAAAAATGCACTTTGTAGGAAAGGTGCATTTTTAGTTTTTTGAGTTTTTATCTTCAGCAGTTATAGAAATTTCATTTTCAGTTAACTTGTGAACTGAAGACTTACCTTTGATTTCAAGTCTATCTTTTAAATATGTTCCTATAATCACCATAGCTGTTAAGCCAAGTGATGTGACACATATAAATCCTAATGCAATGATAGTTTCACTCAAATTTGCCACCTCCTCTGCTGTCTATTAACCGCAACGACCTCTTTGTAAGAGATAAATTCCGGAAGGTGACTAACTAAAAACATTTTTATTCTCTTGGTAAATATTATACCATATTTTAGTTACTTTTCTATGTAAGAGCTTTATCTATTTAATCCATTCTAAACTTTATCACAAACTTAGTTTTTCCTGGAATACTTTCTACGGATATAGTCCCATTATTTTTTTCAACTAATTGTTTAATAATATACAATCCGAATCCATGAAGATCATTTTGTTTAACTTTTGTAGAAAAACCTCTATTGAAAATTTTTTCTATTATATTTTCAGGGATAACATCCCCATTGTCGGCTATCTCAATACAAAAGTTTGTGTCTTCCTTAAAAGTGGTGATGGATATTTCTTTATTTCCAACATCTGATTTAGTGAATGCTTCAAATGCATTGTCTATAAGATTACTCATAATACTTATCAATTCGTCTTCTCTAATTTTTATTGAGCTGAAAGGTTCATCAATTATAACTTTAAAATCAATATTGTTTTTCATTGCATAGTTATTTTTTATGGATAACATACCATCTATGTAATCATTTCCTGTATCCAAATACCTAAAAGAGGAATGTATTGTACCTGAAATTTTTCGTACATAACTATCTATCTTCTCTACGGTATCAGGCTTGTTTAATAAACACAGTCCTTGTATAACATTTATATGGTTGGCAAAATCATGTTTTTCTTGCCTTATGATACTTATTATTTCCTCCATATTTTTAATTTGCTGCTCTTGGATTTTATAATTGATATTTATATTTACGGCCAGCTGTCTTTCTTTTAAGCTTCTGAATTTTGCCACTAAAAATATAAAATAAATTATAAAAATAATAATATTATAGGTTTCGATATTTTTTATATGGAAAATACCAAAGTTAACACAAAATATGAATGTAGAAAATACACCTAATTCAATTATTAAGTTGGCGAAAATAGCCCCTTCTTTTTCAAATAATTTAAGTTTAGTAAAATATGAGTTAAATTTTAAAATCATTGCTACAATAAAAATTTGTAATAACTTTGAAATTAAAATAATGCTCGATAAATATGTAGAATTTGAAACTAGTTGATTTAAATTTACTTTTAATATAAATAGTTCAATTATTTCAATAAGAAATTCTGTACTGAAAACTATTGTAAAAAGCAAGCAAACTATAATTGTAGAATCAAAAATTCTTATTTTTGTAATGTAAGAAAGTAATAAAATATATAAAATTATAAGAATTAAAGAGTGATAAGTTAATGTTACATTGAATGTAATACAATAAGCTATAAAAACATATAGTATACAAAATAATACTGATCTAATCTTATGCTGTATTATAAATTTCTTTTTATTATATAATGCTTGAAAAATTCCTAAAAGAAGTAATGCTTCAATAATATCCAGTATTATTTCTCTTGCAATCAAGTACATATGAATTCCTCCTTTGTTTTTTTAAGATATTTTATAAATGCTGTAGGTTAATATTCTTACGTTTTTATAGAAATTTTAACTACAACATTTATAAAAAATTAATTGATTATCTTAGAAATTCATCAGGACATTTTGGCTGATGGCCAACACCTATTGATGTTGGAACTATAACTATTGTTGCTAGAAATAGAAACAACGAACCTACTATTTTCATACTTTTCCTTAATAGCCTTTCTTTGGAGAATTTCATTTGCCATATACCTCCTTAAAACGTTTTAATGTATAAATTCTACAAGATATTCAATTTTCCTGCTATATTTTACAAAAGAAATAAAATTTAAGAAAATTAAGTTTTATTTCTTGAAAGTTTGATAGATTTTTATAAGAATTTTATAAATTCTTATAGTTTAATAATGTATCTTTTGTATAAATATTATGTCCTAAATAATTAGATTTTTTATCACTTTTAGGAGGATTTTAGAAATATACGTAGAAATACCTAGTGTGAAAGTTTATTAAAGGAAAATAAGGGGGATAAATCAAAATGAAAAGACTTGTTAATAAACTTCTTTTTGTAATTGTAATTTTTACGTTTTTAACTTCAGTAGCAGGATGTTCGGATGATACCAAAACTAGCTCCAATAGTAGTACCTCAACACAGCAAAGCGCATCTAAAACTACATCTACCAAGAACACGACTGCGGATACTTCTAAATCTCCAATACAATTAGAAACAGTTAGTGTAACTAAAGGAATAGATGGAGATACAATCGGAGTAACAACAAAAGATGGTCAATATCAAAAGGTCAGATTAATAGGGGTGAATACTCCAGAAAGTACAACACAACATGAAGAATATGGAGAAGAAGCCTCTAACTATACCAAGTCACAATTAGTAGGAAAAACCGTATATCTTGAGAAAGATACAGGGGATACAGATACTTATGGCAGACTTTTAAGGTATGTATGGATTCAGCCGCCTACTGAAATAACGGATGATGAAATAACGGATGATGAAATTAGAAATAAGATGTTTAATGCTATATTAGCTTACAATGGATATGCTCAGCAGATGACTGTACAACCTAATGTAAAATATGCCGAATATTTTAAGAATTTCTGTGCAAATGCTAGAGATAGCAGCAGGGGATTATGGGCAATAAATATAAATGGAACTACAAAGGGGGATACCATAGCTCAAGTAAATAATAGCAGTGCCGGAAGCGATATTGGGACAAGCACATCTAGTACCAGTCAAATTAGTGATAGCAGTAGTGCTGGAAATAGTAGTTCGGATCAAAGCAATAGTTCTGCAACACAGCAAAGCACTGTACAGCAAAGTGCTTCGTCAGATAATCAGGGAACAACAGTATATATAACACCCACAGGTCACAAGTACCATAATGCTGGTTGCAGAACAATAAAAAACAGTTCTACGGCTGTATTCTTATCAGAAGCAAAAGCAGAAGGCTATGAACCTTGTAAAGTATGTAATCCACCACAATAAAGGATGAGTTTTTAAAATGTAAAAAATAGAGTATAATTTATTAATATTAGTAGATCTCTATATATGAAAGGAGGAATTTCATGGTAAGTAATACATCAATTATGTTCTTAATTATATCTCTAATTATTTCAGTTGGGTTACCTTTAGTGTTAGTAGCTTACTTTTATAAAAAGTATAAAATATCAATAAAATGTGTATTTATAGGAGTATTAATATTTATAATATTTTCTCAGGTTTTAGAAAAAGCATTACATTATTTTGTATTAACAAAGAACCCTAACACCGTAGCATTATTAAAGAATCCATGGCTATTTATGATTTATGGAGGACTTGCAGCAGGAATATTTGAAGAAGTGGGTAGATATATTGGTTTTAAGTTTTTACTTAAAGATCAAAGAGAATGGAAAGATGGAATTGCCTATGGTATAGGCCATGGTGGAATAGAGGCTATATTAATAGGTGGAGTTGCAGGTATACAAAATATAGTATATTCAAATTTAATAAACTCTGGTACTTTTGAAAAAGTTCTTAGTGCTAAGATTCCTGTTAGTATGTTAGCATCAATAAAAAATAGCTTAGAGAACACTCCATATTATATGTTTGGGTTTATAGGTATAGAAAGAATGCTGGTACTGCCATTACATATAGCTCTATCTCTTGTGGTGTTATATGGAATTAAAAAAGGGAAGAAAATATATCTTTTATATGCTATAATAATCCATGCTATAATTGATTTTCCTGCTGCTTTGTATCAAGCAGGAAAGATCAAAAGTATATTTTTAATAGAGGGTATAGTTTTAGTAGTCGCTATTATATCTTTAATTTTCATCATTAAATCAAAGGTTTCATTTGACAAAACTTCTTCTGAAAAGGTGTATTAAAACGGCATGAATAACTAAAGAACAAGGATATTGTATAATTTATAAGATTAAAGGAGCCATATAAAAGGCTCCTTTATTTATCTGAATCTCTAATTTTAATTAATATATCTATTTAACACCTCAATTAATTTATCTGAATATGAGTATAAATCATCTAAAGAATTTAATTCATATTTTGTATGAGTTTTATCTTCATTAGGTAATGTCAGTATTTTTTTTACGTTAATATATAATCTACAAATCCATTTTCTTGTATTATTATCAAATAAGATTCCAAAATATGATTCGGTATCTTTGTATGTAATATGTGATAAATCAACGTTGTTTCGGAGAATCGATTTTATTATTGCGTATGCTTCGAGTTCTTCTACTGTAGTGAGAATTTTGTGCTTATCTTCAGCAACATCCTCTGTAACAGCAATCTCTTCTTTTGATGTATTAGTAACTTCTGAATCTGTTCCTTTCAATGTTTCCCTAAATTTATCACTCATAGTTTCATTAATAAATTGGTTAAGTGATTTTTTTACTATGGGAATAAATTTTTCTATAATGGAAGATGTTCTTCTGCCTTCATATATTTCTCCTAATATATAATTAGCAAAATCTTCGGATGGTTTCTCTATTTGTTTTTTTAGAAAATCCTTTATAAGGCTTGTATATTTTAAATCAGATGCAGAATTAATGATTGCATCTACATCAAGTTCATCTTTAGAAAATCGTTTTAAGTATTCAATGGAGCTATCTTTTAAATCAAATAAATTAATTTCAAAGAATGGTTTTTCATCCATTTTATTTGGTTCATCTAAATCTGCGTAAAATCTATATTTTATACCATTAGTTAAAATTCCGAATTTGGCTGATGATGTGGTATAATATCTAAAAAGTTGAGAACCATGTTTATCAAGATTATCATTGCAGTCTTTTGCCTCTACAAGAATTGTAGGAATTCCGTTTATGAGAATTGCATAATCAACTTTTTCCCCTTTTTTCACACCATAATCAGCGTCAAATTCAGGACAAAATTCAAGAGGATTGAATACATCATATCCTAACATTTGAAAAAATGGTAATATTAATGACTGCTTGGTTGCCTCTTCTGTTTTAATCTGAGTTACTAACATTTCAGCTCTATCTGATAATGCTTGTATTTTTTCTTTGATTTCCATTTAAATCTATCCTTCCCTGTGTATTATATATTTATCAAATTTATATTCAACTAGTTTTTTAGGGACTCCAAAATATGATGCGACTTGGCTTGTGCACATGTTTTCTAAATAGCATTTGTCAATTTCAGCTTCATCAATTAAAAGTTCTGCTGCGAATTTATTAGCTTCTATTTCAACTCTACCTCTAGGGAAGAGTGTGTATTCATGTATGTATGAGGTTTGATTACTAGAATGTAGTAAGGCGTGTCCTAATTCGTGTGCTAATACTAATCTTTGTATGAATTCATCTAGATTTGAGTTTACTATTACAAATTTTTTACCTAAGTCTTTTTTAAAAAATCCCATAGTTTTTTTAAAAGGTCTTTTAATTATTGTTATTTTTAATTCCCTTGCAAGTTTTTCAGGATCTCTTGTGCCGTATTTTTGAATTAAGTGTTTAACTCTTGCATGAATATTTATCATCAGACCACCTACTTACCTTCTTTAGGTTTTCTTTTATTCATTGCTTTAGCCTTCCAAAATATTTCTGCCATTGTATCTAATATTTCTTTTTTATCCTCTTCGTCAAATTCATCATTCATAAAGAAAGCTTCATTTGCTTTTTTCATATGTTCTAAATATTGCTTTTTATCACGAGAAGTAATTTTGTATTTATCTGTATATTCCTTTGGAATATTGATTTCTGGTTCTTTTTTATCGGTATTACCCAGAAGATAATCTAAGGATACGTTAAAATATTTGGCCAATTGGTTTATAAAATCTGCATTTGGAGTTCTCAAATTATTTTCATACCTCGATAAAGTAGATTTAGTTGTATTTAAAACTTTTGCTAATTCTTCTAATGTTATATTTTTTTCTGCTCTAAGTTCTTTCATTCTTTGATTAAAAGTTGCCATAATAACACCTCTTTAAAATTATAATAGCATGTAGTTGCCAAAAATAAAATCTAAGTTGCCAAAAATAAAATATTTCTTATTAAAAGTTATTGACAAGTTGCCAAATGTATAATACAATAAAGTTACCATATGGATAACAAAAAGAAATGAGGTGAAAGTATTGGAAAAGAGAAAGGCTAACTTTAAATTAAAAGGGTTAAGAGTGGAAAATAATTTAAAGCAGTCTGATATAGCTAGGAAAATTGGCATATCAGAGTCTACGTATAACAGGAAAGAAAATGGGTATGCCGATTTTTCGGAGAGTGAGATGTATAAGATTAGCAAAATTTTTAAAAAAGATCCTGCTTTTATCTTCTTTAATAATATTTTTTTTGATGATAAAGTTGCCAAACAGATAACAAAGGAAACTCAAAAGGAGGTCGTGTGATGGATGCGGAGATCCATCTACCTAATACCCTTAAGAAAAGCTATGTCGGTCATGTTCTTGCCAGCAACAGCTTCTACCATAGTTAAATCTTTTGATATGGCATCAACTTTACCCTCAACTGATGCAACCCTGTGGTTGAGTTGATCAAGTAAAGCTTTATGTTCTTGTGAATTATGCTCAAGAGCTTTGAGTATTTGAGTGTTTTCAGATGTTTGAGCTTCAAGTTTATCAAGACGTTCATTGGTCTTATTCTGAGAGTCAAGTATTTGTTGCAATAGTTTTTCGGTAGAAGACATTTATATCATATCCTTTCAGAATTTATTTTAGGGATTGTATGAACTTAGATAATAATTCTAATTGCTCTGGAGTAAGGTCACGAATAGTATCAAGTAGATTTCTTATTTCAGGAGTAATAGAAGATGAATTGAAGAAATCACTAATACTTATTCCAAAATAGTTGCATATTTTAAATAGATTATCTAAAGATGGTAATTTATTTCCATTTTCAATTTGAGTTATATATGAGTTTGATAAACCTAAATCAAGGCTTAATTTTCTACTAGAGATATTTTTACTTAATCTTAATTCAGTTATTCTTTTAGCGACAAAAGTTACATCATTCATAATATACCTGCTTTCTAATAGTTAGCACACTTAAGTTTATTTTATTAATTTTTATCCTTTTAAACAATGTAATTAATATAAATGCTAACTTTTAGTAAATATTTATATTGACATGCTAACTTAAAGTAAGTATAATGTAATTAAAGTTAGGAGGTGCATTTAAAAATGAACCTAAAAAATAATATTAAAAAATATAGAGCACAAAAAAATTTATCGCAAAGAGAGCTGGCAGAAAAAGCAGAAGTAACCCCTGCATATATAGCATTATTGGAAACTGGGGATAGGGAGAATCCATCCACAAATATATTGCTAAAAATATCCCAAGCCTTAGAAGTATCAGTAAGTAAGTTGCTGGGGTTGGATGAAACAGAACCAACTCAAAAAGAAGTAGTATAGCCAACTCATTTAATTAAATATACCAAATTTCAAGGTAGATATAAATATACCAAAATCTACATTTTAAAAAATATCTATCAAAGATTCCACAGCGAAGGGAGGTGACATAAAGAATGATAGGAACTGCGATAAAGGAAGCCAGGGAAGAGAAAGGAATGACACAGCAGGAATTAGGACAATTAAGTTTTTTATCAGACAAGACAATTTCAGCAATAGAAACAGGCAGAAGAAATCTTACAAAAGATAATTTAAGAATTATATGTAAGGAGTTGGACAATCCCTTTATATATTTTCAAGCTGTTAGTGAAGTAACGGGAGATGTATTTAATATTAATTGGCTAGATGGAGAAGCTGCTGACTTACATAGGGCAGCAGTAAGAGAAAAAGCAATGGAAGAACTTGACGAAGCAGTACAGGCCATATCTTTAGTTAAAACTTCTAAGAATCCCAAAACATGCATTATGGAAGATGTTCAAAACATAGTTGAAAGTATTCAAGAAACCATAGATGTATATAACGCAAGTGCAATCTATATAGCAGTCATGTGTAAGGAATTTAATTTAAACATTCAGGAAATGTTTAAAGTTCAGAAAGAAAAGCTCATTAGTAGAAAATACATCAAAAGATAGGAGGTACTTATATGTATTCAGCAGTTGTATCACTACCGAAGGACAGGACAGAACTTGTTAAAAAGTTTTCTATACTTCTTGCAGATGCTGTATCCGAGGAATTAACGCATGAGGAGCTTGGATACTTGATATCTGAATTTGATAGGAGGCAGGGAAGCAAAGAAAGGCAGGTAACAAAATGACCAACTCAAGAAAAATCAAGATAGGTGTAAGTTCTTCTGTAGCAAGTCTAGATGATGAAGAATACACATTAAAGGAGTTAGGATTAAGTGAAAATGCAACTGAGGAAGAAATTACAAAAGCTGTATTTGACATGGTTTGCGACTATTTAGACTGGGGATGGAGTGAGATTGAGCATGACCAACCCAAGAAAAATTAAAATAGGTGTATTTGCAGGAACACAGGTAACACGCAGAGAATTGGCTCAAAGCATTATTCAAGAACTATGTTACCCGCATGAAAACATTGATTACTATACTGATAATTTAGGGAGTCTACCCTTAGATGAATATTCGAAAGAATTGGAGAGTATGGAACGACCATGCAGGAGAAGGAGGAGGCGAAACATAAATGGAAGATATTGTTGAAGTATATAAACCACCAGAACACACTCTTCAGCCTTGCCCGTTTTGTGGCAGTAAAGAGATTGTATTTATTTCGTATAAAACTGAATTTGGGTTGCGTTGGAAAGTTGTATGTTTGAACTGTATAGCAAATATTGACCCCGGTTGGGTACAGGAAAAGGGATATTTATGGGAGTTGTGGAACAGACGAGCAGTTAGAAAAGAAGGAGGAAAGTAAATGTTTGATGCTACCGAGGTAAAAGGATTTAGCAAATTAAATGATGCAGACAAGGAGCTTTTCAAAAGGTTCTGCAAAAGATTTTATGATGCATGGGAGTATCCGAAGGAACACGCACCAGTGAAAATACAAAGAGTAAAGGATTATCTGAAAGTAACTTTAAAGGATGGTATGTGGTTGCATATTACTAAGAATTGCGAGTGGTATTAGATATGGTGAAGGATAGGAGGAAAATGAATGCAAGTCTATGATTTTTATATAACTCCTGAAGAATATGAAGAGGCAGCTAAGATTGGCATAACTAAAAAGACTTTAGATAAAAGGATAAGGTACAGAGGGTGGGATAAAGAAAAAGCTGTGACAACACCGCCACTTACTAGAAAAGAATATCCCAAAGAGATTTTAGAACTTGCTAAAAGAAATGGTGTATGCATTAGCACTTTAAGAACACGCGTTAATAAATTAGGATGGGATATGTATAAAGCTGCAACAGAGCCTATTGAAGATAAAAGGATAACAGTATCAAGAGCTTATTCAAAGAATAGAAAGCTTCCAAAAAAATATCTTGAAACAGCTCGGGCAAATGGAATATCTGACCATGCATTTTATGACAGAGTGACAAAATATAAATGGAACTTAGAAGATGCTTCAACTAAGCCAATAATGACTCCAAGTGAAATTGGGTTAATGACTAAGGAAAAGAGGCAAAAAAGTCTAGACTTAATATTTGCTAAAAGTAGGGCAAGAAAGCAGGTTCAGTTATGATAAAACAATTGTTTCAGAACGCTGGCGTTAAAGTAACAGACACAGAGTTTAGAGAAATAATGCAAATTACTACAGATGATATAAGGGAAAACCGAATGAAGTTCGGTAAAAAGACAAGTTTACAGCAGATGTTTACTATTGCGAAAAGAAGTTTAAAAGTGCTGATGAGTGCTTGAAGGGGAGGCCAATAGATGCGAGATAAGAAGTTTGTGAAGTTGCAAAAGGAAAACAAGAAGCTTAGGGAACTTTTAAGAGAAGGTATTCAACTTGCGGAAATTTGCGTGGAAAAGGTTAAGTGTCAGGAGGATGTGTACAAGCAGTTGGAGATTAAGAAGGGTTAGGAGGTGGAAAGAAAGTGAATTGTAACACCTGTAACCATTTAAAGGACAACCTGGAATATGACTATTATAAAAATTACCCAGCAGACTTATGCTACTGTGACATAGAAAGTGAATTTTGGGAAGGGGATATATCAGCAGCATTAGGAAGCCCAATCGACTGTCCAGATTATAAGGAAAGAAGGTGAGTAACATGGATGCACTTACAGTAAAGAAACTTAGAGAGTGCGAACTGGATAACAACGGGGAACTTTACGATCCGTTATCTGGAGAGACTTTTAAAGATATTGATGCACTGACGGATGAGGAAGTAAAAATATTTATGGAGGGATAGAATATGTGGATTAGAAGCCAGAACAGGAAAAGACTTGTAAATGTTGGGATGCTGGATATTTGTGATACTAGAATTTTCGTTAGTGAATTGCCAGGCCAAATCCCAAAATCGGGTATTTGTATTGGAAAGTATGAGAGCGAAGAAAAAGCAGTTAAGGTATTGGATGCAATACAAAAACATGTTGAATTGATAGAACATAATAGAATGTTTATTAATCAACCAGAAGAACAATACAATTATGAGTATTATATTTTTGAAATGCCAGAGAAATAAAAAAAGCCCTCGCCAAAGGGCACAAAATTAAAACTTCGTTATCCCCATTCTACCGCAGAATGGGGGAAAAATCAAATATGGGAGGAATTAAAATGGCAAAATTTGATATTAATGAATCTATAGAGGCTCAAGCAAAATTATGTGAAGATAAAGACTATCCACATTTTGCACCAAGTTCAGGAAAATGCTGGTGTTGTAATCAAAATATCTACGAACAAATTGGCTGGAAGCGTGATGAATTTGGTGATGGAATAAGAGTTGATTTAGAAAAGGCTGATTTTAAAACAGGGATATCCACTGAAAAGGCCGGTAAAGAACTTATAACAGGTTGTCCACATTGTAATAGGACTTATTGTGATTAGGAGGTAGAACATGAGTAAAACAATAGTTTTAGAAAAACTGACTCTTAAGAATTTCAAAGGTATCAAGGACTTAACAATAGATTTTTCAAACATAACCAACATCTACGGTGACAATGCCACAGGAAAGACTACGATATTTGATGCCTTTACATGGCTTTTGTTTAACAAAGACAGCCAGGACATAAGCAAATTTGATGTACAACCACTTGATGGGGACAATAAAGTAGTTCATAGGGTTGATACGGAAGTGGAAGCAGTACTTGAGATAAATGGTGTGAACATGTTGTTAAGGAAACTCTTGAAAGAAAAGTGGGTTAAACCAAAGGGAAAAACTGAATCAGAGTTTCAGGGTGCCACTGCTTCTTACTATATTGATGATGTACCCAAGAAAGAGAAAGAGTATAAGAAGAAAATAAATGAAATCATCCAGGAGGATATATTTAAGCTCCTGACAAATCCAATGCATTTCTCAACTAAAATGACATGGCAGGAAAGAAAAAATATACTCATGGGAATGATAGGTGAAATTACAGATCAGAATGTTATTGATTCAAAGGGAAAATTGAAACCTCTGGAAGAACTTCTTGTAAACAAGGATATAGATGAACTTAAAAAAAGCATAAATGCATCAAGAAAGAAATTGATCAAGGACAAGGAGTCAATACCTCCTAGAGTTGACGAACTTAGAAAAAGTATAAGAAAAGAAGATATTGACTTTAAAGCCTTGGAGTTTAGAAAACGTGGAATAGTTGCAGGAATGAAAAGTGTGGAGGAGCAGCTCCTTGATAAGACAAAACTTGATGATGAACTATTTATGAAGAAAGATAAACTTTATGGACTTAAATCCAAATTAAAAGATATTGAACATGAGGAAGTTGAAAAGGCCGAAAGTGGAAGAGATAAAATAGCCCAGGATATAAGCAGCTTGAATGGGGAAATAGCTGAACTCAAGTTTGATATTAAATCCCTTGAAATGGAGAAAAACAACAACCTTAAAATAGCCAGCAACTTAGAAGTAGAAGTTAAGAATTTAAGGGACAAGTGGTATGAGGAAGATGCAAAAGTTTTTGAACTTCCAGAAGATGCACGTATATGTCCTACCTGCCACCGTCCTTTTGACGAGGAGGATATTGAAAGCCACAGGCAAGAGATGGAGGGGAACTTTAAACAGAATAAGTCCAAAATCTTGAAAAGTATAAAAGCTCAAGGTTTAGAAAAATCTAATGAACTTGAAAAGTATAAAGAGAGAGTATTGAATAATGAAACTGCCCTGAAAAATGCTAGGGATTCTCTGGAAAAGCTCAATAATGAAAAAGATAAACTTCAATCTGAAATGGACAATTTCAAAATTAATATAGACCTTGATAGTAATAAGGAATACCAGGATATATTGAGGCAGGTGGAAGAATTTGAAACGGAACTGTCAAAACCAGTAGAATCAGATGCCCAGATAAGAGAACTCAAAGAGAGAAAAGAAAGTATAGAAAAAGAACTTGAGGAGGTCAACTACAAGCTGGGATACAGGGAAATGAATGATAGAACAAATGCCAGGATTGAGGAACTTTTAAACAAGGAAAAAGAGCTAAGTCAGCAGATTGCTAATTTAGAGAAACAAGAGTTTTTGTGTGATGAATTCATAAAAACCAAGGTTGAACTTATGGAAACAAGTATCAATTCCAAATTCAAATATGTTAAGTTTAGGTTCTTTAAAACACTGGTTAATGGAGGGATTGAAGAGGGCTGTGAACCCCTTGTAGATGGAGTTCCATTTTCTACGAACTTAAATTCAGGCGCAAGGATTAATGCCGGTATAGATATTATAAACACCTTGTCTCAGCACTGCGGAATTAATGCACCAATATTTATAGATAACAGGGAAAGCACCACAAAACTTATAGATGTAGAGAGTCAAGTAGTGAATCTAGTTGTAAGCAGTAAAGATAAATCTTTAAGAATTGAAAATGGTGAACTTGCAGAAGAAAAGCAGCTTGCAAGTTAAATTGAGAATAAGGGAAGGTGATAAAAATGGAAAATAAAAGTACTGCAATAACATTAGCCAAAGAAGATGCCTTAAATCAGATAACGGAAAAAATAGGGGAGCTTAGAAAAAATAATGATATAGCATTTCCTCCTAATTATTCAGTTGCCAATGCCTTAAACAGTGCATGGCTGCAACTTCAAGAAGTACAAAGTAAGGATCATAAACCTGCGCTTGAGGTATGTACCAAAAATTCAATTATAGGTTCTCTTTATGATATGTGCCTGCAGGGACTGACACCAGCTAAAAAACAATGCTATTTTGTAGTTTACGGAAACCAGTTGCAATTAATGCGTAGTTACATGGGAACTGTAGCAGTAACAAAGAGATTAAGAGGTGTTAAGATATTAAAGCTTATTGCATTTACGAGGTGATGAATTTGAGCAGACCTATGACCTGGATACAGCAACTTTGAAAATTAGTAAATTCAATCCCAAGTTTGAAAATATAGATACAAATAAAATAAAGGGTGCCTTTGCAGTAGTAATAGGAGAGAATGGTCCCATTCATGCAGAGGTAATGAATATCGACCAGATTAAAAAAGCATGGGGACAGGGTATTGCCTATAAAAGTGGAAAATCTACAGCCCATAATAATTTTGCAGATGAAATGGCAAAGAAATCGGTGATAAACAGGGCTTGCAAGATGTATGCAAATACTTCTGACGACAGTGACCTTTTGATTGAAGCTTTTAACAATACGGACAAGACCTATGATGAGGAGAGCATGGTAGGTAATGTTGAATATGAGGTTAAGGAAGAGATAAAGGATAAGGCAAATAAGAAGTCTATAGATATAAAGGCTTCTGAGGAAAAAACAGAAAATCAGAAGATAATTGATGTGGAGCCTGAGAAGGTGGAAGAAAAGCAAACTCCAAGTTCAACAGAACAGACTGAAATAGAAGGACCAGGATTCTAATGAAATTTACAGTTTTAGGGAGTGGATCGGCAGGTAACTGCTATCTACTCCAGAATAGAGATGAAACTTTGATACTTGAGTGTGGACTGCCCTATAAAACTATCATAAAGGGACTGAATTTCAACTTAATTGATGTGGCAGGATGCTTGGTCACACATGAACATAAAGATCATTCCAAGGCCATAAAGGAGCTTATCAGTAACGGAATAGATGTTTACAGCAGCAGTGGAACATTAAGGCAGTAGATGCTGGGGATTATAGAGCACAAGTAATTAAATCTGAAAATCAGGTTTCTATAGGAAATTTTACTGTACTCCCTTTTGAAGCTGAACATGATGCAGTAGAGCCTTTAGGTTTCCTTATACAACATAGTGATATGGGTAAGCTGCTCTTTGTTACAGATAGTTACTACTGCCAGTATAACTTTACAGGACTTAATCACATTATGATTGAGTGCAACTACAGTATGGATATTGTAAATGAAAACTTTGAAAAGGATTAATACATCCCGTACTTAGAAACAGGCTTTTGAAATCTCATTTCAGCCTGAATAATGTAAAAGAATTTTTAAAGGTCACTGATTTAAGTCAGGTTAAAGATATTGTGCTTTTACATCTTAGTGATAGCAATAGTAATGCTGCACAGTTTCAAGAAGAGATAGAGAGGCTTACAGGAAAGCCTACCTATATTGCGGATAAAGGTTTGAAGATAGATTTATTTTAAGGAGTATTGGATTATGGGAGAAGGCAAAGGATGGATAAGTGTACACAGAAAAATTCAATACAGTTGGTTATGGCAAGAGAAGCCTTTTTCTAAAGGCCAGGCTTGGATTGACCTTCTCCTGTCAGCCAACCATAAGGATAAGAAAACTTTACTTGGTAGTGAATTAATAAATGTAAAAAGAGGAAGTTTTATAACGTCACAAAAAAAATTAATGGAAAGATGGGGGTGGGGTACAGAAAAAACTAGAAGGTTTTTAAAGCTCCTTGCTACCGAAGAAATGATAAAATTATCAACTGATAAAAGAAAAACTATGATTACAGTAGTGAATTATGAAGAGTACCAAAATCAGAACGGTTTAAATGAAGATATATCAACGAGTTCCGCCGATAACCAGAACGATAATGGATTACAAACAGATTACAAACAGAATGATAATGGATTACAAACAGAGACAAACAATAATGATAATAAAGATAATAATATTACTACTACTGAAAAAGAGCCATGGGAAATAGCATTAAAATATTTTTGCCAAAAATCAGGAAAGCTGGATCTGAATTTAAAACCTCGTGAACTAGAAGCCGCCCAGAAGATTTGTAATGAGGTGCTGTCCCTCAATACAGTTCTAAGAGGTATAGATCAAGCCTTTGATAGATTCAAGCCAGATACTGAGAATGATAAAATAAACTCTTTTTGCTACTGCATAGGCATTATAAAAGATTTATGGAAACGTGAAAATATCAAGAATGGGGGTAAAAGTCATGATAGAGACCCAAAACAAGAAAATACAGAAAAGGGGATCGACAGCTCCGGGATTGGTTTCCACTTCTGAAACAGAACTAGACAATTGTCCTGTTTGTGGTGAACCTACAGGAAAAGTGGTCAGGCTAATGGGGAGAAATTATATAGTCCCAAGGATGTGTAAGTGTAAAAAAGAAGCCTTTGAAGAAAACGAGCGTATATCTCAAGCCAGAGAAAAGCAGATTAGGCTTGAGAGAATATTTAATAACAGCTTAATGACCAGGGAGTTTAGGGAGTTCACCTTTGAAAGCTGGGACCATACTTTGGGCAATGAGAGCATGTATGAACTAGGAATAAAGTATGTGAAATGTTTCAAAGAAAAAGCCTTGAAAGAAAACGTAGGCCTGCTTATTTACGGAAAGCCAGGTAACGGAAAAACATTTTTATCGGGGTGTATTGCTAATACACTTATAAAACAGTTTATACCTGTGGTTTGTGTTTCTGCTATTGGAATTTTGGAGAGGATAAAGAGCAGTTTCAGAAGCTACGGTGATGAAGGAGTGCAGAACATACTCAATTGCTTGGATAACGCAGATTTGGTGATTATTGACGATATAGGAGTTGAAAATAATACGGATTGGTCCAGAGCTACCATGTATCAAATATTGGATTCAAGGTACAGGAAGAAAAAACCATTAATTATAACATCAAATTTGTCAATGAATCAACTTAAGAGGAGATATGACAGGGACTGTGAATATGATATTGGCAGAACTGCAGATAGATTAATCCATGACATGTGTTCCCCTATTGAAAATACAGGTTCAAGTATACGGATAAAGAATGGGATTAGAAAAACCCAGATGCTCAGAGATATACTAAACAGTTAGAAAGTAAGGAGGAATAATGTGAAACTTAAGAATTTAAGCAACATAAAATGGATTGGCGGCAAACATGGAAAGCAAGAAAACAGACGATAAGCCAGCGAAGCCGGCGGATAAACCGACGAAGGACTGCGAAGAGCCGGCGAAAGATATTAATGAAAAGTCTGGGAAAAGACTGAAAATAGCATTACTCCAAGGTAAGGTAATGAGTTATGAAATTCAAGAGGGTGGATTTCTTTTAAGGCAAAAATCTTATATTAATACCATACCAGTAGATTTCAAGGATATTGATGATTTTATTGCAGAACTTAGGGAGCTTAAGGAAGTAGCCAAGGCATGAGTAGTTTAAAAATCATAAGAGGAGCCAAACCCATAAAATTTGGTAATCAGATAGGAATGAAGATGGATGAACTGGACAGAGGAACAATACCAGGAATACCTCAAAAAGAGAGGTCAGAAGGTAGAGAAACCAAAAGTAAAGAAGCAGAAATACAGGAATAAGGGTGCATGGCATGATGGAATGTATTTCAGGAGTCAGCTGGAAATGAAGAGATACTGCCAGTTAAAACTTTTATTCTATGCTGGGGAAATCGCAGGATTTATATTGCAGCCGGAGTTTATTCTTCAGGAAGGTAAAGGAGAAGAAAGAGCTATAACTTATACTGCTGATTTTCTGGTTTTGAATAAGGATGGTACCTACAGTGTTGAGGATACCAAAGGTTATGAGTCAGCACAATGGAAGAGGACGTACAAGCAGTTTAAATTGAGGTATCCAGAGGTAGAACTGAAAATATTGAAGGAGGTATAAGTTTGTGAATAAAAAGGATTTATCGGATATAAGAAAAGAATTTAAGTTGGGAAGCTATATGCTTAAAGTTAAGGAAATCTATAGTGTTTACCTGAAAAAGGATAACGGTGAAATAATAACAGGAGAACTGGAATATTTTGAAATGATGGAAGTAGAAAAGAGAGAGCTTTATTTAAATAACTTTAAAAAAGTGCTTACAGGAACTTTGGATTCTAAAATATTTGAGTTGGATTTTAAAAATATAAATGAGGAAGAATCAGAAGAAAATACTCAGCATGTATTATATGCTGCTTTAAATTCAAAGGAAAGAATAAGTGAATATGCAGATAAGATAGTGGATAAAATTTCTCAAAACTATAATTATGATACGGATGTGGTTATAAGTTTTACAAAGGCAGAATATTACAGTGATGGTAAGAGAAAAAAAGATTCTTTAGAGGAATATGTACAAGCCATAGAAGTTATATTGTGTAGTGTAAATAAAGTGGAAATACCTAAAAAGATGCTGAAGTTTGATTATACGGAGATGAAATTTAAACCTAATTCTGCATTAGATATGGTTATAAACTTAAATTCTCCTGTGGAAGGATTCATGTTTCCAAGCTTTACATCTGAATATGTAGATGTAAATAAAATAATTTATTATTCTTCAAAATCAAAGAAGATGAACAATGTTTTCGTAGAAAAAGTATTGGAATGCAATATTAAACCCACAGCTTTGGAAGAAAAGGAGAATTTTAATGCCATTTTAGGGATCTCATTAGGGGGAAAAATAAAACCTGATATAGTTCAGGATATATACGAAAGGATAAATGAAAAATTTCAAGATGAGGGAGAAGAAGAGCCTATTTTGGATATAAATGAAGTAACCAGAGTGTTAAGGGAAAGTGGAGTTGAAAACACAGGAATAGTTAAAAGTGCTTTTGAAGAAGTGTGTGGAGGGGATTATGAATTTAAGGTCAGAAATGTAATACCTGATTTTGGAAGCAAGTCTATAAAGATAGAAAATGAGAGTACCAATATAACCATAAGTCCCAGGGATTTGAGTACTGTAAAACAGGTGGTATATGTTAAATCGGGAAAGAAGTGCTTACTTATAGAACTTAAAGAGGACATGGTTATAGATGGATTTAATTTGGAAACAGAAGTTGATTAGGAAGGTGAACACATTGAAACTAAAGCTAATGGTGCTTAGGAAATTGATAGACCGAAGAGGAAATAAGATAGACAATCGTACAATGACCTGGGAGGATTGGAAGGATAAAGTTTTAGAGGAATCAGGAGAGTTGTGTGAAGCTCTCTCCTCTGGAGATAAGAAAAAGATAATGGAAGAGGTACTGGATGTTATTCAGGTGGGTATTGGGATTCTGGCGAAGCTTTTCAGAGAGAATTTTGACATAGTCCAGGGATTCCACAGGCATAATAAAAAGTTGGTGGATAGAGGCTGTGAGGCTTGTGCAGAGGTTGGGGCTGATGTGTGTAGGAGATAGGATGATGGAAAATAAAAACGAAGGCATGATTAAAGGTTTTACTCAATTATCAAGAGCATGGTATGGAGAGGTTTGTTTAAGGAATTCAGATTATGTAGATAGAGTAATTTTTGGGTTGTATTCCTCCCAAGGAGGTACAACCGGTGAAATGACAGTGGATTGGATAAATCTAAGTGGAAAAATAGTTCCTGAATTGAATATATTCAGTGATGCTTGGAGCGCGTTGTCAAATTTTCATGATTTGATTAATGTATTAGGGGAACATGATAGTGAAGACCCCACACCTGAAGAATTCTGCAAATATTTATTAGATTGTGGTTTTATGGACAGAACTGAAACTATTATAGGATATTAGTTGTGACATAATCTGAAATTATTGTGAAGTAAATAAAAAATAAAAATCGGAGTAATTCTAGATAAAATGCATGGCCATGCCTCCAGACGTGGAGGTTAAAACAATGAATAAAGGACTTATAATTGATATTTTTGCAGGTGGAGGTGGAGCATCTACGGGAATTGAAATGGCAATGGGGAGACCGATTGATTTAGCAGTAAATCATGATCCTGATGCTATATTAATGCATAAAACTAACCATCCAGAGACTATGCACATTACAGAAGATATATTCAAGGTTGACATGCTTAAATATACAAAAGGTCGTCATGTTTCACTTATGTGGGCTTCCCCAGACTGTACAAGTCATTCAAAAGCAAAAGGCGGGCAACCCAAGATAAAAGGATTAAGAATATTGCCATGGGCAGTATACAAACATGCGAGAAAAATTTTGCCAGATGTTATCCTAATGGAAAATGTCGAAGAAATTCAAAAATGGGGTCCTCTTGATAATGAGGGACATCCTATAAAAGAACGTAAAGGGGAAGATTATAAGAAATTCATTAGTGCAATGAAAGGATTAGGTTATGAATTTGACAGTAGGGAGTTGATAGCTGCTGATTATGGGGCACCAACAACAAGGAATAGATGGTATGCAGTATTTAGGCGTGATGGAAAAAATATTATTTGGCCGGAACCCACACATAATAAACTTGGTGTAAATGGACTTAAAAAGTGGGAACCAATATCAAAATGTATTGACTGGAATGACTTAGGAAGTTCCATATTTACAAGGGAAAAGCCATTAAAGGAAAAAACACTTAACCGAATTGCAAGAGGAATTGAAAAATTCATTATTAATGATGATAACCCTTACTTTTTACCAGATGATATAGCATCATCATTCCTTATCCAATATCATGGTGAAACAAAAAAAGAATATGTAAGAGGTCAGAGCTTGAATGAACCAATAAAGACTATTGACACAAGCAACCGATATGGATTAGTTACTGCATTTATCACTAAATTTTATAAGAGTGGTACTGGACAGGCAGTAAATGAACCCATACACACCATTACAACAAGTCCTGGACATTTCGGTTTAATTTCGGCCTTTCTAATCAAGTATTATGGAAATGGGATAGGGCAAAGGGTGAGTGGGCCTATAGGTACTATAGTTACTAAAGATAGATTTGGACTTGTAACGGTTGTGATTAAAGGAGAGCAATATCAATTAATTGATATATGGTTTAGGATGTTAAAACCTGAAGAATTAAAATTAGGTCAAGGTTTTCCGGAAAATTATATCATTGATCATGATTATACTGGTAAAAGGTATCCAATAAGTAAAAGGGTTGCAAGAATAGGAAATAGTGTAGTACCGGTAATGGCAAAAGTATTAACACAGGCAAATATGTCTGAAAGTTGCAGAAAAGAACATGTAAGTTAGTTCGTATCTCAAATACTTTGCAATAAAACTAAATACCAGGGATTTATATGCCCCTGGTATGAGGAACTAATATGTTAAAGATAAACATTGAAAAGATAATTATTCAATGGATATATAAATAGTATGTGTAAAGTTATAAGTTATTATACATGGGAATTTAATATAGATTAGTTGTAATTTCAAGTAAAACTAAACACCGGGGATTATCCATCCCCGGTATAAGGATTAATTATGTTACACATACATTAAAACATAATTACATAATGAAACACAAAGATAGTATGTGCAAAATTGGATTTATTATGCATAGAAATTTGAAGAAGGTGAGTAGATGGAACATTTAATAAAATTAGGATATGTGTTTATAGGAACATGGGCTTTAATTAGCATAGTTGGGATAATAGGCATTTATATAGTTGTCAGGAATTGCAGGAAGGAAAGTGCTAAGAGTTATAAGAATTTTAAAAAAGAATGGGACAGGCATGGGAGGTAAATAAGTTAAGGAGGAATAGCTTATGTGCCAATATTGTGACGGTGAATATGGAAAAAGCATTCTTATAAACAAAAGCCCTGACAGTAAAAAAACACAACCTAATGAAGCTGTAATATTTCAATTGAAAGGTGATAAACCCAGAATAGTATTATTTAGGCATAGACTTGCACAAGGACATTTTAAGATAAAGTATTGTCCTATGTGTGGAAGAAGGTTAGGAGAATAAATGGAGTATATATTAGTATACAAAGATGATAAAAAAGTTGAACAGGAAGTAATTATTGAAGCCAAAACGGATAGAGCTGCGATATCTCAAGTGGATAAGATACTAGGAGATAAAGTATATACGGAACCAGGGCTTTATTTGAAAGAAGAATATGATAGGGAAAAGGCATTAAAATTAAGGGAATAGGAGGGGTGGTATGAATAAATATTTGGTTTCATGCTTTATCTTTACTGAAGATAAAGAGTGGGGAGTTGCAGATGTGGAAGTAAGCTGTAAAGCTAAGGATATATACAATGTATCAGGGTTAAGAGATGCTATAGTTAAAAAAATGGATATATACAATACAGTTATTATCAATATAATGCTTTTGGAAAGAGAAGGTTTATTAAGACGATTTTTAAAACTTATTAAAGGAGGGATTCCATGGAAGCAGTGCTAACAGAACTTAAGCATGTTGATGTAACCAACCATTGCAAGGAGAGATATGTGGAAAGAGTTAAGGGAATAACTAATAGTTTTGATATAGAAAATTACGTGTTAACGAATAATGACAGGATAATACGAGATATAAATAAGATATTTAACTATTCAGAGTTTTTAACGGAAGACCGGCTTGGTGGAGATGGAACTATCAAAAGATTCTATGTAAAGGATGATATACTCCTTGTTTTGAGACAGGATGAATCGGTAATCATCACTCTTATTAAAATTGACTATGGTTTTCCTGAAAAAATAAACAGAGGAATTGTCAAAGAGCTGCTGGAAGAAATAAATTCATTAAAGGAAGATTTACAGGAAAGTGAAAAGGCCATAGTTTCTTATATAAACGTCAGGAATTTAGAGAAAGAACGGATTTCTAATAAAATTAAATTCCTTAAAGAACGAATAAAAGAAATTGATATGGATATAGAAGGAAAGAGGAAAAGTATTAATATGCCAAAACTTAGGATAAAGAAATACGTGAATATGATATATAATTCCATGGAATTAAGAAGGGATATAGAGCAGTTGGCTAAATAATTGACGATTTCATAGTAAAATGCAGAATATGAGACAAATAAAAGTTTAGCTTAAATAAGTACATGGGAGGGAACTGTATGTTGGACAAAGAAACATTTAAAAGGACAGAAGGTAAGCTGTATGGCTATTTTAGAGATCTTAAGGAAATGGAAGCTTTGGAACTGGAATGCAAAGACCTTCAAGATCAGGAGGAAAGTATTCAGTGGGATATAAAGCACTCAAGTGAAAGCGTGATAGAAAATGAAGATGAAAAGGAAATTAAGGAGCTTAAGAATGAACTAAAATATGTAAATAGAAAATTCCGTAAGAATATGTCCAGGATAAGGTGGTTAAAGAGAAATACAGCTCCGTTGAAGAAAGTTCTGACAGTCCCTCCACTATCAGAAGAAATTATGCAATTCATTATTTATAAGTACAAGCTAAATAAAAGCGTTGGATGGATAGCAAATGAAATGTATGGTGGTGTAAGAAGTACTGCCTACAGGTGGCGAGAGGATATACTGGAGGATATCGTGAAGTGGGAAGGGGTATATGGCAATAGCTGAAAAAATAATGCTGTTGCCTTTTTTAATCGTAAAAAATCTTGAGACAAAAATGAGACAAATTTGAAACAAAAATAGGACAAAGTTGGGACAAAATACATTGAGAAATAGTATATAATATAAATGAAATTCAAAGAGTTGAATTTGGTAAAAATAAAACATGTCCACTTTTATGGTTTGGGTGAACTATATTCTTTTTTAGGAGCTGATGATTTGAGAGCTGTGTTAAATAAAGAAGAAGTTAAGATTTTGTATTTAGATGGGTTAACAGCCCCTGAGATTGCTAGAAAATTAAATGTTAAAAAAGATACTGTAGAAAAATGCATCCAAAGAAACTTTAGTAATTTAAAATATAAACATAGGGTTGCCTTAACATGTAGGCGAGAGGTGGTAAAGGCAGTTAACTATGAAGCAAATAAATATATAAGTGATAGTGCGTTTGTAGAAAAGAATAGGTCTATATATAAAACGAATCCTGACGGGGATATAGTAATAAATAAAGAGGTTGCTCCTGTAGTTACATGGGACACTCCGAGAAGATTGGCAAATGAAAATAAAGTTAAATTTTAATATTCCCCATGAATATACCTCTAGCTCCAGGGTTAAATAGGGCTGCCAATGCGGGAAACCGTAAATAAAATAAAACTATATATGTGTATGTCAAAGGTAGGCACTCGTCATTTAGAGTGCTTATTTTTCTTTTATAGAATTTATTATTAGGTATGTACAAATTATTATAGTTGCTCCTAATGCATATAAAGTAATCAATATTGTGCTTGAATCAGAATCATTATTAAATATTACATCAAGAATAGATGAACCATACATAAATGCAATAAAACTTATAACCCATAGAAATATGTACTTTAGAATTTTCATAGATGAGAAATCTCCTTTTTATTTAATCATAACATAAAGAAGGTGAGAGGTATGAAGATAAGAGAAATCCTGAAAGAAAAGCTTAACCAAAATAAAAAACTAAATAAAGATAAACCAAGGAGAGGCGAATACCTCTCCTTTTCTGATATTGAAAAATTAATGCGGCATGAGTGTTACAGGAGAGTTAAGGGTGCTGTTAGGAGGATGAGGTAGAATAATTAAAATACAGCAGAGCTGCATGAATATTTAGCAGCTCTACTTTTTAAGATTAGGCTTCTTCTGAAATAGGGTTTTCAATAAGTGTAGCAAAAATTAAATTATGAGTGTGGCCATCGTTTTCTGTAGTTATTGCTCGTACAAAATGAACATGTCTTCCATTTCCAACATCTATTTGAAGTCCTGAGGTTGCTTCGAATTCATGAAAATGGTTTTCATAAAAATCTGTTCTTGCTTTAACTACATGAACATGTCCGCGTGTAACTCTAAGCGCCGGACCAGATACTCCAGCAAATCTATGATTATGAGGATCTTCCTCTAATTCAGCTAACATAGTGCTTCCTAAAAATTCATGGTCATGTGTTTGAACTTTATTACAACAAGACATAAGTCTTACCTCCTTAGCATTATAGTATGGTTGACGAATTTATTATGATACTTATAATTAATGAAATTTAGTAGAGGGATGAAACTATAATAAAGCTCTTTCTTCATCCCCCAAACAAAACGAATGAGGCAGGTGGTGACAATGTAGAGATGCCGAGACAGAGAAGTCCAAACAGGGATAAAGCATTTGAGATTTACAAGGAACATGGTGGGAATATTGAAAATAGGCAGATTGCAAAGATTCTAAGTGAAGATGAAAAGAAGATTGCAGTCTGGAAGCAAAGGGATAAATGGGTAGATAAATTGAATGTTGTACAACAAACAAATGAATGTTGTACAACTAAACGAAAAAAGGGCGGCCAACCACAAAATAAGAATTCAAAAGGTCATGTGAGCAGCGTACCAAAAGGAAACAAAAACGCTGAATCCCATGGCTTTTTTTCTAAGATTTTTCCCCCTGAAACAATGGAGGTGGTGCAGGAGATTATGATTAAAGATCCTCTGGATATGCTCTGGGAAAATATAATAATTCAGTATACGGCCATAGCAAGGTCCCAGAGAATTATGGATGTTAAGAGTAAAGAAGAAATGATTAAGGAGCTTAGAAAGTCCAAGGTTAAGACTAAAGGTAGAAGCACACAGAAAACTTCCACCAATGAATCAGAGAAAGAATTAGAATATGAGTTTCAATTTGCATGGGACAGGCAAGCCACATTTCTTAAAGCTCAATCTAGGGCTATGTCAGAGCTTCGTAGTCTTATCAAGCAACATGATGAGATGGTTCATAACAACCCAGACATGGCCACAGAAGAACAAAGGTTGAGGATGGAAAAACTTAGGGCCGAGATAGAGAAGGTTAAAAATCCTGACGATAACAAGCCTATAGAAATAATGATAAAAAGAAAAAGTGATGAATAATGCTTATAGAAAAAGAAGTAAATCCTAGCTTTGAAGATTTTATTTTCAACTGGGATTATAAATTCTATTTTTTAGTTGGTGGTTATGGATCATCAAAGAGTTATCATGTGGCATTGAAATTAATACTTAAATTGCTCCAGGAGAAAAGAACTGCACTTGTGGTTAGAGAAGTGTTTGATACTATAAGGGACAGCTGCTATTCACTTTTAGAGGAAATAGTAATAGACATGGGACTTGACACTAGAATTAAATTTACAGCTTCACCAATGCAGGTTAGGTTTCCTAATGGCTCCAAAATAATATTTAAAGGTATGGATAAACCTTCAAAGCTAAAGTCTATAAACAATGTTTCTATAGTGTGGATTGAGGAATGTTCAGAGGTTAAATATGAAGGATTCAAAGAACTTTTAGGACGTTTAAGACATCCAAGACTGCCACTGCATATGATACTTTCAACTAACCCTGTAAGTAAGGATAATTGGGACATACAAGCACTTCTTTAAAAATGAGAAGAAAAAAATATTCATACTGGATGACGAGGAACTCTACAAAAAAAGAATAGTTGTAAGAAATAATACCTATTATCATCACTCATTGGCAGATGATAATTTATTTTTGCCTAAAAGTTATATAGAGCAGCTAGAAGAATTAAAAACTTATGATATTGATTTATATAGGATAGCCAGAAAAGGTAGATTCGGTATAAATGGTAGGAGGGTACTTCCTCAATTTGAAGTTAGGCCACACTATGAAGTGCTTCAAGCTATAGGAACATAAAAAATCCGATTAGGAGGTTGGCTTTGACTTTGGGTTTGAAGATTCCTATAATGCTTTGTTAAGGTTAGTTGTAGACGATAATGAAAAGATACTTTATATCTATTGGGAGTATTACAAAATCAAATGACAGACGATAGAACTGCCCTTGAAATAGCTGAATTTAAAAGTACTCAAGAACTTATTCGTGCTGATGGTGCAGAACCTAAAACAATTAAGTATTTCAATCAGCAAGGGTTCAACATTAGAAGAGCTAAAAAGTTTCCAGGGTCAAGGCTGCAGAATACCAAGAAGGTTAAAAGATTCAAGAAAATAGTATGTTCTAGCAATTGTACTAATACCGTAGATGAATTAAAGGATTTACATATGCATAGATAAAAATGGAGAAATTATAGAAGATGAATTTAACATAGATCCTCATACATTTAGTGCTATATGGTATGGATTAGATGGTTATGAGGTTGCTGATATTAAAGAACAAAAATATGCAGATAGTGTTTATAACAAGGGCAGAGGGTTATAAAAATACATCATAGAAGGAAAGGAGGCACTGTATTTTAGTGAATATAAAAACAGCAACATTAAAACTTACAGGATTTACAATTAAAAGGAGAAAGAAAAGTAAGAAGAGATTATATCTTTTATAAAGGGAAATCCGCAGATCCAGAGAGAGCTAAAAATGATCCCATATTATATGGCCAAAACTGGCCGACAGATGATAATTGCGATTATAAACCTACTCAAGATATAAGAAATAAGGTAAAGCCTCTTCTTAGGAAACAGGCAAGGTGGATGTTTGGGAAGGAACCTACCCTAATATTTAAACCAGATGATTTTAAAGATAAGGATAAATGTGAGGATTTAAGAAAATTTGTAGAGGATATTTTTGAAAATAATAACTTCTGGAATAATACAAGAAAGGCTTTTTTAGAATCCACGGTAAAAAAGAGGGTACTGCTTAGAGTAGAAGCTAATCCAGGACAACCTTTAGTACTTAAGTATGAGACTATAGAAAATTTTTACTATAAAGAAAAGAATGGAGTTTTATTAAAGGTTGTGTTCTTTGAAGAGGATGAACTTAATGTATACAGGGAAGCTGATGCAGATAAGATTTACTACCTTCACACCTATTACTATAAAGTCAATGAAAATTCAAAAGAAAGGCAGGCGTGGTATAAGAAAGAAACCTATAAAAATACAGACCTGCAGGAAGAACTTACGATAGATATAGACACTGGATTTACTGCTATACCCTGCTGGCTTATTAAAAATGGTGGGGAACTTAATGATTCTTTTGGTGAATCTGATGTTACTGAACTGGAAGATGCTCAAAACCAATATAACAGGAGAATATCGGATTTTGCAGATGCGTTGAGGTTTCAGTTATTTGGTTCAGAGGTTGTGATTGATGGTAATGAAGATGATGTAAATAAATTCACTATAGCTCCTAATGCACTACATGCAGTAAAAACCAGAGATGAACTTGTAGAAAATGGGGGACAAGCTGCAGTTCAAAGAATGGAATACAATATAGGAAATTCTGATGCAATAGAAGCTTACCTGGACAGGACAGAAAGGGATATGAATTTTGCACTGGATATGCCTAAATTATCAGACTTGAATAATATCCCCTCTGCTAAAGCCATGATTTATCTTTACAATGATTTGATAGCTAGGTGTGAGGAAAAGTGGAATGACTGGGAAAGGCCTTTGTTGGCATTAATCAATTTTATTATTGAAGTGGCTCCAGTATGCTATAAAGGTATATTTAACTCTGAATGGTTGAGTATAAAGTATACAACCATCTTCAAGCATAATTACCCTCTCCCTTCTGATGATGATGAAAAGAAGAAAACTGCGATTTTGGAAGTCGAAGCTGATGTGAGGTCGAGGAAATCATACATTAAAGAGTTTAGTGATGAGGAAGACGACGAAAAAGCTTTCAATGAAATACTTGAGGAGAAAACACAATTGAGTAATGCAGAGGATTCATTTACTGAAGGATTGAATAGTGAATTGAATAATAATGTTGATAATAATTTAAACACTGGTGAATAGTTATGAATGAATATGAAAAAAGAGTTCTTCAGGCAAGAAAAGAATTTATTGCCCTGAATTTTCAGCAGGAAAAAGAACTTTTTAATATTTATAAAAATGCCGGGGATAAACTTATAGATGAAATCTTAAGTATGCCAGATTCCAGAACTAGAAATCATAAGATAGAACAATATAAAATAATCAATGAGTATAGGGCAGAGCTTTATTATAAGCTCAGTAAAACAATTGAAAATAATATCCGAAAAAGTTCTGACATACAAAAAGGCGTACAGCTTAGCTTTGTAGACATGATTTCGCCTGATGAAGCCACAAACAAAGCTTTAAAGAGGACTATAACCAAGGTGTCAAGTGATACTGTAAGGCAGCTTATAGCAGGGAATTATTATAAAGATGGTAAGACATTAAGTAGAAGATTATGGAATATAACTGGTGACAATGGCAGTAAGGTTGACATGATTATAAAAGCCAATATAGCCAAAGGTGCCAATGTTAAAAAACTTGCTGCAGAACTAGAGAAATATGTTAACCCTAAGAATCGCATTACGCCTAAGACTTTTGCTGATGGACTAGGTGGGGACAATATATCATATCAAGCTAGAAGGTTAGCAAGGACCAGTATAACTCATGCACAAACAGAAACCTTAATCCAAAATGCAAAGAAAAATCCATTCTGTAAAGGGCTTAAGTGGAATTTAAGTGCAAGCCACTCAGCTAGAATGCATGGCAGGATGGATATATGTGACGAGTATAATGGCAAGGTATTTAAACCTGAAGATCTACCACTCCAGCATCCAAATTGTCTATGTTACATGACAGAAGTAATTGAAGAGTTTGGAAAATGTATTGAGACTATGAAAGATTGGAGTAAAAATAAAGTTAATTCTCAAATTAAATCCAATATAGATGAATGGGTTAAAGAAGGAGATAGTAAAACTTCTATTAAGGTTAGCGTTCCAGATGAAATTCAAACTAAAATTAATTATGATGCCGATAATAAAATAGTCAATATGGATAAGGAACAAAAATGGAGCACTGTAAAAGATATAAATACTCAATATAAGAACAAAAAGGAAATAAGTGATCATCTAAAAGAGAGTTATGATATAAAATTCTCTGATAGTAGAAAGTATCCTATAGATAAAGAATTATTACAGTCTTCAATTAATTGGTTAGATAAATTCCATAATTATTTTAAAGGATTTAAAGAAGTAGATCCAGTAAAATTACCTAGTATAAAGATAAAAGCTAATATTACCCCAGTAGGATACTATAGGTATTATCCTGAGCATCCAGAAGCAGTTGAACTTGTACTAAATGGTGAATACTTTTGTGATCAGGATTATAATACGCAATATATTAAACAATGTATTAAAAGCAAATGGACAATACCAAACGCAAAAAGTTATAAAACATTTATACATGAATATGGACATCATGTAGCAGATTCGCTTAAATGGTTTGAAAATAATGAATTAGATAGTGATAATTGGTGCAAAAATTTTATAAATGATGTATTATTAGAGTATAATAAAAAATATGATAATACGTATAGTTTTAAAGATATATCTGAACTGGTAAGCAGATATGGAGGAACAAATCCAGCAGAAGCATTTGCAGAAACATTTGCAGAATATTTTGGAGGAGATACTCCGAGAGAATTTGCTCAAGTATTTGGAGAAATAGTTGAGCAAAAACTAAAAAAGCATATTAATAAGGGGTGATAGATATGGAACTACCAGAACCTAAGTTTATGAGTACTGAATATGTTTATTATGATGATGAGGGCCTAAAAATAAAAGAAGATTCTCCACAGTGGGTAAAAAATGAATATAAAACTTTTATGAAAGAATTAGAGTCTAATAAAGTAAACGAGTAAGAAGCACTTACTAAGTGAAAATAGTGAGTGCTTTTATTATGCTCAAAATTAAGGGAGGGATTGTGTTGAATATACCCGATAAAATTAAAATTGGTGGCATGATTTTTTCAGTAGCTTTAATTGATAATCTTATGAGAGATGGTTCAAGTTCAGGAAGAAGCTGTGGGAATTCACAAGAAATACAGATAGATAAAAGTGCATCACATCAGTATAAGGAAACTACATTTATACATGAAGTTCTTCATCAAATTAATTTTGTTTACAATATAGGATTAGAGCATAAACAAATTTATGATTTAGAAACTGCTATTTATGCACTTGTAAAAGATAACCCAAGAGTATTCAATGAAAAGTTAACTCAGAATACTATAGGTATTGATGCAAATATAGATGATGATATCTTAGTAGATGATTTAGTCGATAGAGCTATTAATAAATTTACTACAGAATTTAGAAAGACACTTCAAGATATGAAAAGATAGGAGGAAAAAGGATGCATCACTACATCACAAAATACGAAGAAAATGGATTAAAGTATGCAGAGTCTTGGATACAAATAAATATTTTAGGAAAGTGTATCTGCGTTTGGAAGAAAAAAATTAAGATATAGTAATAATTCAGGGCTTAAAAGAATAGGGCCTTTTTTCATCTTGCAAAATGAGGAGGTACAAAATTAGTGGATGCAGATAAAATAAATACCGAGTTAGATCAACAAATAGAAAACCTAGCATATTTAAAATCATTGGCAGATGAATATCTGGATAATGAGGACATAAAGCCAATTGAGTACTTAAATATAGTTGCTGAACTGTATAAATTGAAGTTTGATTTACTAAAAATTAAGTGGAAAGTTTGAAGGGATAAAGTCAATCATTTAATAGAAAAAAACAAGGAGGATTAAAATAATGCCAAAATTAAGTGAAATATTAGGAGATTCATTTACACAAATACCAGAAGATCTCCAGAAAAAATACAAAGACATAGATTTGGTAGATAGTTCTGATTATATTTCTAAGGAGACATATAATCAAACGAAAAAGGAGCGTGATGATTATAAAAAAGGTGTATCTGATAGAGACAAGCAGATTAAAGACTTGGAGCCACTTGCTAAAGACAATGAGGATTTAAAAACTAAACTCACTGACCTGCAGAGCAAAAACAAAGAAGATTTGGGCAAACAGGAGGCAGAGTATAAGAAACAGATGTTCAATATTGCTCTTGAATCTAAATTAGCTACTATAGGGGCTAAAAACTCTAAAGTTCTGAAAGGATTACTAGACTTAGACAAGTTGACCCTTGATGACAATGGTAATTTTATCGGTCTTAAGGAGCAGGTTGATGCAATCAAGAAATCTGATGACTATCTATTTGAAAAAGAGATTAAGGGTACAGGTACTTTTAACTCAGGCGGTTCAGAATCAAATCCTACACCAAGTGATGAAAATATAGCAACAAAACTTGGAAAGCAACGTGCAGAAGCTAGTAAGTCCAAAAATATTTTGGATTTTGCTAAAAAATAATTTTTATTAAGGAGGAATGCAAAATGCATCAAAGTTCGTATGAGGTTATAGGCGGCCAAAAGAAATTAAGATTAATAGCTGGTGACCATTTTATATCGTTACCTATTAATGTAAAGAAAGCAGATGTATTAACAGCAATAAATTCGGATGAAGTGTTAGAAGCTGGAACATTATTAACAAAGGAAGGAAAACCAGTAACAACAACCGAAAGTACAACAGATGCCTATGGTGTCGTTTATCAAGATGTAAGTTTTAAAGATTCTATGTCAGTTGATTCTAATCCTAACAATGCTACAGAAATTGTACCGGTTCTGGTACATGGAGTTTTATACGAATCAGAAATTAAATTTAATGAAGATAATGCAGAAGTAGAAAAGGCTGCGTTAAAACAAATAATATTTGGAGCATAAGGAGGAACAAAAATGCCTAAATTACAGGATTATATAAATTCAAAAAATATCGCCTTATATATTAAGGAATTACCAGTGGAAGATACTATAGACCAGACATTGTTTCCTAATAAGAAAGTATTAGGAACTAAATTAGAACACGCAAAAGGTGCTAAAAAGAAAGCTGTAGCATTAAGGCAATCGACTTTTGATGTAGCTGCTAAAATGAGATCGTTAAATGCTAAGGTAGAAGTTTCAACAACCGAGATTCCATTTTTTAAAGAAGCTGTTGGAATAGATGAAACCACAAGAAGAGAAGTTATAAATGCTATGAATTGTAATAATGAAAATATTGTTAATGCAGTTTTAGATCAAGTTTTTGATGGGCAAGCAAATCTTATAAAAGGTGCAGGAATAATTGCTAAAAAAATGAGAGCACAAGTAATTCAAACAGGGAAAATTATTTATTCTAGTGATCCTAAGGACGGAAATGTTGCTGTCGAGTATGGTGTGCCAGAAAATCACAGAACTATACTTACTGCTGATGATAAATGGACGAATCCTGCTGCCGATATAGTTGGAGACGTTAAAAATTTTCAAAAGATAATAACAGATGATAATTGTCCAAAGCCTAATATTATGCTTATGACAGAGAAAACTTTTGATGAAACATTTTTAATTAATACTGCAATTACAAATGACATAAGAAATAGCAATTTAAATACATTAAGAATATTATCTCAATCAGATTATTTACAATATGCTAAAGAAAGAATGAATTTGATTATCGTATTCTTAGAAGACACAACATATTATCCATATGAAGGAGCAGACCCAGTACCCTATTATGAGAATTATAAGATAACATTAATGAGTGGAGCAACTTTAGGAGATACTGTTTATGGTACAACTCCTGAAGAGTTTGATTTAACACATGGCAGTGGGAAATTAGATACAACAATAATAGAACCAGGTATAGCAGTTACTACAAATACTAAGTGGGATCCAGTAACTGTAGATACCAAGGTGTCGGTAATGCCTATTGTTTCGTTTGATAGAGCAGATGAAGTGTTCTTTGGTACTGTTGCTTAGTAGTCATTTAATTATGGCTACTTTTTAATTTAATGTTATAAGGAGTGAATAAATTCATGGCAACAAAAAAATATAATGCAATAGCAAGACAACATATTAAGTATAATGGAGCATTCATGAAGACAGGAGAAAAATTCAAAGTCAATGAAAAAGACATAGAAGAATTAAGTAAATATGCAGATATAGAAATCCCAAAAGAAGCTGAAACTCCTCCATCTACTCCACCTAATAGAGAAGGGGAAAAGGCAGGTACAGAGGCAGGTGAATAATTATGGCTTTTACTCCTTTAGAAATATTGAAAGTAAATCTTAATGAAAGTCAGTACCCAGTGTTTTCAGATGAAGAATTGGAGAATTTACTTGAAGTAAATGACAATAATGTCCTTAAGGCCAGCTGGAGAGGTTGTTTAATGAAAGCAAATATGGAAAGTAAAATAGTGGTGGGACCTGTAACAATAGAAAATGCCGATCCTGACTATTGGAATAATCTAGCTTCCATATATCAAGCTGATTATTTATCAGAACAGGCTGCATTAAATCCAACTATAGTAAGAGGCTATAAAACTTCCATGAGAAGAAGTGATGGTGCATAATGCCAAAAATAAATCCAAATAAAATTATAAATGCAATCAATAAGGCCATATCAGTAAATCCAACGGTTATAACTTATACTAAGACTATTAACGAAGAGGTTGATGGTGCATTTGTAGATGATGAACCAATTGAGAAAACCATAACGGTATTAATTTATATTGGGACAAATAGTAATTCAGTAAATATCAATATAAATTCAGGAATCCAGGGAACTTCTTATATAAGCAGATACAAAATGATTGCTGACAAGGATGCAGAATTGGATGTTACGCCTAAACAATCTATTGAATTTACAAGTAATGGTGATAAATTCGAGGTAAAGGCCGCATATCCTATAATAATTAATGATACAATCTGCGGTTATGAGTGTGATTTGGAACGTATAGATTAAAAGGTGTGGTTATATGGGATTCAAAGTTAATGATTTCATAGAAAATAAACTAAATGGAATGTATGGGCTGCTTGATAACAAAATAAAACCCATGCTGGTTAATGAGGCCAAGTCGAACGCCTACTGGAAAGACAGAAGTGGAGATGCAAGAAGGGGTATAAAAGGCGGTGTGGAAGGCTCAGGAAGAAAATATACTTTGTCTTTGATTCCAAGTGAAGAATATGGGGGATGGCTGGAAGAAGGTACCGGAATATACGGACCTGCAGGAAAGCCTATAGTACCTGTAAATAAGAAAATATTAAGTTGGGTTGATGAAGATGGAAATAGACATTTTGCTAAGCTCGTAAAGGGAATAAAACCTATGCCTGTTTTAGAGAATACCCTTAAAAATAATAAGAACAATATAGCAAATAAAATAATTGAATATTGGAGTGAATAAATTATGGGGGGATTGATAATATGAGTGAAAATCAGATTAAAAATGAAGAAGAATTAAAATTAGCTGATATAGAAATAGAATATGGCATTGATAAATTATTAGGGAAAATAATTATAGATGGAATTGATCATTCAAAAAAAGTAAAAAGCGTTAGTTTTTCAATGGATGCACGAAATATACCTATGGTGAAAGTAGAATTTTACGCAGAACATTTAAAAATAAAAGCTAAGGCAAAGGTAGAAAAGCAATGCGTGACGGAATAAGAAAAAAACTTACTGACAGTATTCCAGAACTTAAAAAATGTTGTGATCCCACTGTTCCAACAAGAGATACCCCGAAACCTTATGCAGTAGTTCTCCAGGGTAATGATACCGACAGTGGAGAGGTAGTTGGATTCAAAAGAACTATAGAAATATGGATATATGAGAAAAGAACTACCTTTAAAAATCTGGATTCACTGGGGGACAAAGTAATCAAGGCTCTTAATATGCAGGTAATAGAAGATACAAAAACAAATGAAACTTTTACCTGTATTTTTAATGGCACCATAGGACAGGATGTTGCAGATGTGGAATGGCAGGCCATAGCAAGAGGACTTCGGTTTAATGTCATAGCTCTACATGAGGAGTATGAAGTCAATACCGATACATGGCTTCATGCATTATATGACTATACAAAAACTATTACAGACTATACAGTATATCTTAATAATTGGAAAAAGAATTTTCAAGTGCCTTCTATTTTATGGAGGGTAAAGAATCAAAAGAAGGAAAGAGAAAATTACGCTCTTGTAAAAGAGACTAAAACTTTTGTATGCCACATTGTCAGTAATAATAAAAATCAAGTTAATAAATTATTAGATGATATAGAACATAATCTTATTGATGATTTTAAAATACCTTTGGATTTGTTAGATAGGCGATACCTTACTGTAGAAAGTATTAGTGAAGATAGGGAAGCAGATATGTTAGGTGTAGGCCAGCTAACTGTTACTTTTTTTAGGAGGAAGATGATAGAGAAAAATACACCAACTATAAATAAAATTTATGGAAGGAGAAAATAAAGTAGGTTAATTAAGGAGGGATAGATTTGGAAGATAATACAATACAGAAAGAATACATTCCGACTGATGAAAAGATAGTACCAGAGAATTTATCTATCAAAGAAGATTTGGAGGAAACTACAGTTACAGAAGTAGAAGGAGTTAAGGCTAATCAAGAGGAAAAATTGGCATCAAAAGAAGAAGTATATGACATACAAGATTTTATAAATAATTGTAAGGCACTTGGTTACAGGAGAGAAGTAGTCTCAGGTGCTTTATTTAATTGTGAAAAAACAAAGATGACTAAAACAGAGCTTAAAGAAAGAATTAAAAAATTCTTAGGAAAGAAGGTAGAATAGTATGGCATCTGGATATTGGAGTGAGACAGATAAACCGATAAGGCCAGGATTTTATAATAGGTTTAAAGCTATAGCTTTATCACGTATACAGCAAGGCAAAAGAGGCATTATTGCAATGCCTGTAAAAGCCAATTGGGGACCGGTTGGAGTAGTGATATCAATAACATCTGAAAAAGAATTAATTGCAAGTTTCGGAGATGATACCAGCTATACTGCATACAGACTTGGAAGACTGGTATTATTAGGTCAGCCCAAAGAACTCCTTTTGTATAGACTTGCGGATGGAAATGAAAAGGTATCTACAATAACATTAAAAGATACAGCTGAACCTTCTGGAGATGTATTAAAAATCAATACGAAATATCCTACTACAAGAAAATTCAACGTTACTGTGAGAGATAATATTGTAGATTCATCTAAAAAAGATATAATTCTCTATGATGAGACGACTCAAATATATTCTTTTACAGCACTTTCTGGAGCAATACAGGAAATGGTTGAATCAATAAATAACAATGAAGAGAATCTGTGGATTAATGCTGAAAAAGTTGCAGATGGCAACAGTACTTTGACAAGTATAGTAAATCAGCCATTAACAGGTGGTAATGATGGTGCAGCAGCAATAACAAATGATAAATATATTGATGCCATGGCAGCATTTGAAGGTGTAAAATTTAATGGATTCGTATTGGATGGAATAATAGATTCAGCTCTTCAAACAAGTGTTAAATCATGGGTTGAGAAAAACAGGAAGAATGGAAAGAAAATAAGAGCATATGCCGGTGGTGGGTTAGATGAGACAATAAATGAGGCTAATGCTAAATCACAAAGTTTCAATTATGAGGGATTCTGTTATATTGGTGCAGTTGGAGGAATATTGGATGGAATAACATATACTCCAGCAGAAACAGCATGTTATATAGCAGCCCTTGGAGAAGGTCAAAGTCTTAAAGAAAGCTTGTGTAATGCTAAAACTGTGTTTAGTAATGTGACTAAAAACCTAACTGATGAGGAAATTAAAAGTTCATTACAAGCAGGTACTATGATTGTAAGATACGATAATGGTGAAGTTATAGTAGAAGATGATGTAAATACCTTAAAGTCTTATGGGACAGATCAAAATGAAACTTTAGGATATTTAAGAGCTATTAAATTTATAGATGCAGTAGATGAAGATACTAGTTCTACAGGTAATCAGAAATATATAGGAAAGATAGGCAATGATAGAACAGGACAGGTTGCTGTATTGGCAGCTTTGAAACAGTACTTTGAAACTTTGAATGATTCTGGTCTAATAGATAGCGATTTTACTGTGGAAATAGATGAAGAACTTCAAGCGAATGCTAAAAATGATGAGTTCTTCTGGATATGGGATGCTAAATATATAAATGTGATGAAAAGAATTTATGGTACAGGATATATAAGATAGGAGGGATAATATGCCTTTAGATTCAAGTAGAACTATTCATAGTAGGTATGGAAAAATACTTATGGATGGAGTTGAACAAACAAATGTAAGTGAGTGTACTGCAAAAGTCGCACTTGATAAAAAAGAAATAAATGTAGTTGGAGATGAGTGGACTAGGTATAAGAGAGGTACTAAAAAAGGTACCGGCAGTTTTACTGGATATCATGTAACATCAGATATGATAAAAAGAGATTTTAAGCGATTTGAACTTATCGTAGGACTTGAAGATCCAGAAGCATATGGATATGAGAGTATAAGATTGTTGAACTGTATGGCTGATGAAGTTAACCTTATTGATTTAAAGGTTGGGGATTTAGTAATGGAAGAAAGTCCTTTTACATTTGAAGGTTATGAATTAACGGATGCTATTGAGGCAGATTAATGTATATAAATTCCCCTTATTAGCAGAATATGCTATAATTTTATTAACATTTTGTTAATAAGGGGGGGATTTTAAAATGAGGACTTTTTTACTTTTAATCTTTGTTTTGGGGGCTTTGTCTATATTAGCCATCCTAGGACTTATTATTTATGAATTAGTAAGAAAACGCTATAAATATGAAATAAAGAAATTACTTAAAATAGTTGTATGCCTGGTTATTATATGTTCTTTAGCTGCTATAATAGATTTTTCAATAGAATCTCAAGAAAATAAATCAAAATTAGTTCAGAATGAAAAACCAAAGACTGCAGAAGAGGAAAGAATAGAAAAAGTAAGATCAGATCAAACTATATATGCTCAATTATTAGAAAGTGGAAAAACATATGAGCAAATGAATGAAGAAGAACGAAAAAATGCTTATTATATAATTACTGTGTGGAATGATCTTGAACAGAGTTTTAAAGAAAAATATCAATCACAGAAAGACGCATTAGAAAAGGATAGAGCAGAGTTCTTTGCAGCTCAGGAAGTAAAAATAGCAGCTAAGCAAGCAGAAGAAAACAAAGCTTCTTATGATACAGGAATAACATATGAACAATTAGCAAGAACTCCAAATGATTTTAAAAATAAGAAAGCCAAATTTAGTGGTAAAGTCATTCAGGTTGTTGAAGACGAAAAAGAAAATGATTTAAGGTTAGCAGTTGACGGAAATTATGATAACATATTATATATCGGTTATGATCCCAATATTACAAGTACAAGAATACTTGAAAATGATTATGTAACTGTAAGAGGAATTTCTTTGGGTATATATTCTTATGAATCTACAATGGGAGCAAAAATAAGTATACCTTCAATGTGGGTAGAACAAATTGAAATAAATTAATAAAATGGGAAATTTTAAAACATACAGGAAAAGTCAGTTTATTCAGCTGACTTTTTATTATTTGAGTTTTTTTAATACTACAATTAAATATAAATTAATTATTTAGGAGGAATTTAAGATGGAAAAAATGACAGATGAACAGATATTATCTATGAAAGAAGAGGATATTTTAGCTAAACTTATGGGGACTTATGAAGTTCCAACTGCTACAGTTTTTATAGAAAGAATGGGCATTCCTTTAACGCTAAAAGGATTAAGCGAAAAAGAAATAAGTAAAATTAGAAAGGAATGTACTTATAACAGAAAATCCAGAGGTGGTAAATCAGAGGATAAACTTGATGGAAATGAATTTGATGCAGGTTTAATTGTTGCTGCTACTACTAATTTTAATTGGAATGATTCTAAATTGCTTGATTCAGTTAATGTAAGTAATGGAAAACAGTTCATTAGAAAAAAGCTTCTAGCTGGAGAGATATCTGCATTGACAGATAAAATATTAGAATTAAGTGGATTTAATGATGAATTGGAAGAGATGGAAGATATAAAAAACTCATAGAGTTGGGAGGGAAAATTACTGCATTATATAATATATTTGCAATGCATAACATACCTCCTGACTCTTTTTATGAAGTAGAAAGAAATGATATGGCAAGGAAATTGATTCTTGCCTTTTCTAATTATGAAGTGGAACAGCATAATAAAGCTATTGAAGAGGTCAGGAAGTGAATATTAATGGCCAATAAAGAGATTTATAGAATTGATATCGCAATAGGGGTTAGTGGAGATTCTGAAACCCAGGGGAAGCTTTCTGCTATGGAAAAAATGGCAGAACAAACAAAAAATAAGTTGAAGGCTCTGGATAAGATAAAAGCCAGCCCCAGTGCTAAATTGAAGGATGATGCATCAACAACTATTGATAAAATAAAATCTAGGACAGATAAATTAAATGGTACCACTGCTCAAGCTAAAGTAAAGGCAGAGGATGGAGCCAGTAAGGTTATTGATAAGATAGAAAATAAAGCAGAAAAATTAAATAATAAAAATGTTAAGCCTAAAATAGATGCAGATAATAAGGCAAGTAAAATAATTGAGGAAACTGAAACTAAGGCTGAAAAGTTAGATAATAAAAAGGCAACTGTCAAAATAAAAGCACAAGATGAAGCTACTAAAACCATTAATAATGTGGAAAGTAAAATAAATGGATGGATTAAAACTGGTGCCAAAAAGATAATATCTGTAGGAATAGCTGGAGTATTAGCCACAGGTGGAATTGGTCTTGGCACTAGCATAAAAACTTTTTCACAGTATGAGCAGGGTTTATCTAATGTAAAGGCAGTTACAGAGGCCACAGATAAACAGATGAAACAATTAGGCGATACTGCCAAAAGTTTAGGAGCTTCAACTGCTTGGTCGGCTGTACAGGTAACAGAAGCAGAAGAACTTTTAGGACAAGCAGGTTTTAGCGTTCAGGAAACCATAACTGCATTACCGGGGCTGTTAAGCTTGGCAAGTGCCGGAAGCTTAGATTTAGCATCTGCAACAGATATAGCAAGTGGTACTTTAAGAGCATTTAGTTTAAATGCAAGTGATTCAGCACATGTGGCAGATGTACTGGCATTGAGTGCAAGCGCCACAAATAGTGATGTAACAGATCTTGGCGAGACAATGAAATATGTTGCACCAGTAAGTGCATCTCTGGGAATAAGTTTAGAAGATACTGCTGCGGCTGCTGGACTATTAAGTAATCAAAATATAAAAGGTAGTCAGGCGGGTACTGTGCTCAGACAGGCAATGGCAAGGCTTGCAAGTCCCACAGAGGAAGCAGCAGACGTAATGAAAGAGTATGGTATTAATGCATTTGATGCTCAAGGGAATATGAAACCTTTAAGTGGAGTTGTAGATAATTTAAACAGCTCTCTTGGTAAATTAACAAGTCAGCAAAGGGCAGATGCTATAAGTACAATATTTGGTACGGAAAGCATGTCAGGTATACTTGCATTAATGAATCAAGGCGGAGAAAGTTTAAGTAGTTTAAGTCAGAAGCTCAAAGATGCCAAAGGCTCTGCTGACAAAATGGCAGAAACAAAGCTTGATAATTTAGCAGGACAATGGGAACAGCTTAAAGGGGCAGTGGAAACTGCACAGATTGAATTAGGTGAAAGACTGGCACCGTACGCTAAAGAGTTTGTAACCTGGCTTACGGGTAAGATGCCGGAGATAACTGATAGTGTAGTAAAATTTGTTGACTATATAAGCAAGAATACCACTACTATAAAAACTTTAGCTGCAACTGTAGTGGGATTAAGTGCAGCTTTTGCAGGATTTTCAGCGGTAGGGAAAATAGGAAATACTATTACAGGAATTAAAGGATTAGCAAGTGTACTAAAAGGCGGCAAGGTAGCAGAGGAAACCGTTAAAGTAGCCGGGGGGCTTAGGAGTATAGGAGTTGTAGGCAGATTATTACCTTTAATATTGAACCCTGTAGGACTTGCCATAGCTGGAACTGCTGTGGTAGCTGGAACTGCAATAACAGCTAATGCTAATTTGATGAAAAAAAGTCTTTCTACTACCACAGAGGAATTAAGTACAACTGAAAAAATAATGAATAAATTAAATGGGTCTATTTATAAATCTAAGAAGGAAATGAGCAAATTAGGACTTGTTTATGATGATTTTGGAAGTGGAATATCTGATAGTTTTAAAACTGCCGCACAAGATGCATCCAAGAGTTTATTGGAAATAGAAATGAATATACAAAGATTAGTTCGTGATGGTTCAATAGATGATGCGGATAACATGCAGCTCAAGGGGTGGGTAGATAAGTTCACTAATGAAGCTATAGAAGCAATAAGAGAAAAACAATCTCAAATTAAGGATGAATTTCAGAAAACTTTTAGTCTTGATGGTGTAACAAGCGACGCAGAACAAAACGTTATGGATTATTTAAGTAGTTATTTTGAAGAAGGCGTCAACAAAGAACTTGCCATTAGAGATGAAATTTACAGTATTGGCGATAAAGCCATAAAGGATCATGGTAAAATATTAGATTCTGATATAAAAGAAATAAGAGATAAATTAGCAGAATTAAAATCAATCCAACTTGAATATGCCAATGCGGAAAGTGCTGGAGAACGAGCTTATGCTAGTAGTAAGTTTACAAGCAAAGCTGAAAAGGTAACAGGGATTGAAGGGGCAAGCCAGTTACTTCAGGATAGGGCGAAGGAATATAAGTCACAAATAGATGAAATTAATGCTAACTACGATAAAACTATCGCGACAACCAAATATTTATTAAGTAGCCCCAAAATATCATCAGAAAGTAAAGCTAAATTAGAGTCTGGATTGAAAGAGACCACTGCTGCAAGGGATAAGGCATTAAAAGAAGCAGAGGAAGCATGGAAGTCAGACTTAGAGACGCTATATAAAACTTATCCAAAGGCAAAAGGTAAAATTAACAAATATGATGGCACCGAATTAACAGGTGGAGATATAAAGACACAGGGTAGCCTTGAAAAAATAAAAAGCAAATATTCAGATTTGAAGAATATCACTAAAAGTGGATTTTACGGTATCAGAAATTCAGCCACAGGTGAAATGAACGCTATGTATGTTTCAGTAGAGAAAAGTACTGGAGATATTGTAGGGGCATGGAATGTTACTACACAAGAAATTGGTGCCTATACCACTGATATTAAATCGAAAGTTAAAGAATTAGGGAATGTCCATCAAAGTACTATTGGTGGAGCTATAAAATATCTGTCAGACATGGGAGCTTCATATGATGCAGTTAACAACAGGATTGTTAGTTCTTCAGGGCAAGCAATAGGTGAATTAGGCAAAGTAAGTATTGCGGCTAATGGAACTAGAACAATGATATTAAATTTAAATGGAACCCCTGTTCAGATCACTTCAAATGCAGAAGGGCAGATTACAAGTATAACGGAAGTAGGAAATGCGGTTAAGAATGTTCCGCCTGGTGCAAATGTTACAATAACAGATAATGCTAATGAGTCCAAACAACGTATAGCAGGGGCAGGCAATGAAGCAGATAGAGTTAATGGAAAGACATCTACTATTACAATTACAACTATTTTTAAAAAGGTAATACAAACTGTTGAAGAATTCTTTACAGGTAAGGATCCAGATCAAAAAGCAAATGGTACTAATTATTTTTCAGGAGGTCTTTCGACTGTAGATGAAAGGGGATGGGAACTTTCACAAAATAAATCTGTACCGGTTTTAGGAAATTATAACGGTGATCCACTAACCTATATGTCAAGAGGAACTAAAATACTCAATCATATGCAATCAGTACAGGATATGAAAAAAGAAGTTTCAAGGCAAATCAATGAAAAAATGGCTAACAAACCGAGTAAAGTACAATATCAACTTATTAAACCTCAACAAAAAGTTCAGGTTGCTGCAGTTGGAGGACTGAGTTTCGGCGATATTAATGTAAATGTAGGTAGTGACCCAGACATTGACGAAATAGTAATACAGGCCACAAAGAAATTTGCTACAGAGTTGAAGAAACAATTACAAAATATTAAGAGGTGAGGATATGTTAAATTTTACTATTCAAGAATTAAAAAAATTAAGCTCACTTATTCAAATCGAATTGATAAGAATAAGTGAGAATTTTAACAAAGGAGAAATTAATATTTGTATAGATGGCAACAAAACGCAATGTAATAAATTTAAAAAGATTGTTGCCAAAAATAAACCACCACATCTAATTGTAAATGTTACTTATTAAAGACTTTTAAATTAGCAGTTATAGAAATTAATTCTTTCCCTAGTTTTTGAATATTAGATAATTCTTCTTCATTTAGCTTAGAAGAAGTTTCAATACCAATTACACCTGGAGATAATGTAAAGGAGTGATGCCATGGATCTTACAAGTTTTGCAAATGCCATAGGGAATATAGGCCAGTCTGTAGTGGATGCAGTGAAAAGAGTGATAAACCTTAACTTTGATGTGTACCTAACAAATACAAAAGATAGTGAGACTTTCCATTTTCCAGTGAACCCCTTAAGTCTTACGATAAACAGGGAGAAGAAGTACAATACTGCAGATATTATAGACATTGGAGAAATAGACATAGGCGACAAAGGCACTAAAATAAAGGAAATAAACATGGAAACCCTTATTCCAGATGTGTATGAACCTTACTGTAGGTATACAAATATAGCAAATTCAAAAGAAACTATTGAAAAGCTTGAAAAGTGGAAGGATCAAGAGGAACCTTTGAGACTTATTATAACAGTTATAGGCTTTAATAGTCTTGTAAACATGAGCGTTATGAATGAAGAGATAAGACCAGAAGGACTTAATAACAACAGGTATTTTACCTTTACATTCAGGACACATAGGGACCTTAAAATATCCCAGGTTGATTCCACCCTCCAGGACAATAGACAAACTACCACAGAAAGTAGTGGTGCAAAGTATTCCCACAGGGAAGGAGAATGGATAATAGTTACCGCAGATGTACTTAACGTGAGGGATGGACCTGGAGAAAGCTATGGGATTAGAGGAACAGTTAAAAAAGATGAGTGCTATAAAATTGGAAGTGTCCAGGGTAATTGGGCAGATATATACTGGTCCAACCGTGGCGGTTGGATTTGCACTGATTATGTTAGGTAGGTGATTGGGATTTGATAAGCATAATTGCAAAGGATAATTATAAAATAGAAAATTTAAATGAAGGTATTACACTGCAGGAAAGTATAGATTCTATAGCATATGTGGCCACAGTCAAGCTCCTTGAAACTGAACAGCTTCAGAGTATCCAGTTTGTTAAAGGTAATGGCATTGAAATATGGGATACTCCCTTTAATGGAACCAGTGATGTAAGAGTTTTTAAGGGTGTTGTATGGGAAAGGGAAAGAAACAGGAAAGAGCATTATCTGAACCTTGAGTGCAAGGAGAAAACAGTCTATCTTGAAAATTCAGAAGATGAATATTTACATCCAGAAGGACAGACCGCCACCCAGAGGATAACAAAGTATACCAATGACTGGAATATACCTATAGGAACTTTTGTGGATACAGGTATAGGTCTTGCAAAAAAACCTTATAGGGGTGATAAAATTCTTGATATGATAGTTAACGACCTTAAAGAAACAGCTCAAAAAGGTGGTAAGCTTTATAAAGTCAGAATGCAAGAAGATAAACTGGATCTGATTGAGATAGGTACAAATACTACTGTATGGAAATTAGAATCCATAGCAGAGGAAATAGAAGAATACAGCTCATTGGAAGGTGCTGTAACCCAGGTAAAAGTTCTTGGAACCCAATCAGATGAAAGTCTAAGTCCTGTTATTGGTATCTATGAAAAAGAAACCAGAGGATATGGCACTCTAAGAAAGATAGTCCAGGATGATAAAGTGACAAATGCAGATGAAGCCAAGAAAAGAGCAGATTCTATATTTAGCACTGGTGAGGACTATATAAATATAAGCTGTGGCGTTGATATAAATACCATAAGGGCAGGGGATAAAGTAAGCCTTGATGGCGTTGAACTATATGTGGCAAGTGTTACACACACTTTGGGAAGCAGTGGGAAGATGGAGTTAACCGTTGGAACTATGGATTATATAAGGAGGAAGTTTTATGCGGGAGATGGAGGAACTAGTTAGGGTTGTGAAAGATGAAACCAGTAAATCCATAAATGGTGCTGTTTCAGGATTAGGAGTTGAATTTGGTACCATGACAGAAACAGGGTTGAAACTTGATAACTTTAAAGATGTAATAACAGATTACAAGGTGCTGGACTATTTAACCATGGATAAGGATTATTTTACTAATACTAATAGTGCCGGTGAATATAGCCATTCACATAATGTAATAACACCAGATGGATTGAAGCCTTTAAAAAGTGGTGACAGGGTATTGGTTGCCCAGGTAGGAAGTGAATTTATCGTTATAGGGAGGGTGAGATAAATGCCTAATCTATTCCCTGATAGTTATTATACGGATGATACTGGCAGTAGCACAACTAACACTAATACTGGCATTGAATATAAAGGTTCCTATAAGTTTAATTTTGCGAAAGGTGAATTTGTAAAGAATCCTGATGGAACTATAAAAAAGTGTGATGATTTGGAAGCTTACGCACAGTGGTGTCAGATGGCACTTTTAACAGATAGGTATAAGTATATATACAGTAACTTATTTGGCCAGGAGTTCTCAAGTCTTGAAAATGGTCAGTATTCGAGGGATGCCATAGAGCTTGAAGTAAAAAGAATGACAGTGGAGGCTTTAATGGTGCATCCAAGAACTAAAGATGTTACAAACTTTACTTTTAAATGGCAAAATAACGGAGAATTGTATTATGAATATACGGTGATTACTGTAGACGGTAAGAGTGTGGGGTTAAACAATTCTGTGAATGTGGGGTGATAATATGGCAGATACAATGCCTGCAGTACCTGATTTTTTAAAGGAAGATACAGACACTATACATGCAAGAATGCTCTCTAAAGCTCCTTCTGATGTAAGTACAATGGAAGGAGACTTTTTCTGGAGTATCACAAGGCCAGTGGCAGAAGAAGAATACAAACACAGGCAGCTTATGATAGCTTTTATAAAGTTAGTGTATTTGGGAACTAGCTATGATGGATATTTAGACCTTGTAGGTGCTGCTATAGGAGTCATAAGAAAAGATGCTACCAAAACAAAGGATACAATAAAAATCAGGGGAGTATCTGGCACAGTTATTCAAAGTGGTAAAATAGCCAGTACAGTTTCAACGGAAGATAACCGGAGTATTGAATTTCAATTTCTTGAAACAAAGACTATAGATGATACTGGAATAGTTGAAATACAGGTGGAATGTACTGAAGCCGGTACTGTAGGAAATGTAAAGGCAAACACCATAACTATACTTACAACCCCTATAAATGGAGTACAAAATATAGTTAATGACCATGATTTCACAAGTGGCACTGATGTTGAAAGTAATGACGATTATAAAGAAAGGATTTTAGAGAGATTGCAAAAGCCAACAACTAGTGGCAATAAGTATGACTATGTAAAGTGGGCTAAAGAGGTACCAGGAGTAGGAGATGCAAAACCATTCCCACTCTGGAATGGAAATGGTACCGTTAAGGTAGTAATAATAAACAGTAATAAAAGGGCAGCAGATAATGAATTAGTTCAGAAAGTAAAAGATTATATAGATCCGGAACCAGAAGGAAAAGGAGAAGGCCAGGCTCCTATAGGTGCAGTTTGTACAGTAGTATCTGCCACAGAAAAAGCAATGAATATAACAGCTAAAGTAGTTCTTGCAAATGGATACACTTTGCAGCAGGTACAGGATAATTTCAATGAAGCCATACAGAAATATTTGAGCGACCTGGCCTTTAATTCTACCTATATAAGCTATGCAAAAGTTGGAGGTATTTTATTAAGTACAGATGGAATAGTTGATTATGATAGTGATAGCTTAACTTTAAACAATGGAACTTCTAATATAGCTTTAGCAGATGAAGAGATACCAGTGGTAGGGACTATAAGTTTAGGGGTGTGATAAATGGCATATCCAGAAAGTATAGATAAATTTACAGAGAAATTAAATAAACTTGATAATAACACCTATGTAATTGAGGAAGAAATACAAGTTACAGATGGTGTATATGAAGGTGAACTCCAGCATGACAATGTAAGTTTGCCTTCTATTAATGTGTATACCGGAAGTAAATTAACAGGAACCAAGATAGAAAATGTTATAGTATCTACTCCAAGCCTTACACCTTGGAAAAAGACAATTAAGATATTCTCAACCGTTTCCCCTGTATATATAACCTATCAGACACAGGGCGATACTGTAGAATCCGAAGATATAAATAGAGTTCAGGATAGTATTGTAAATACTCAAATAGCTTTAAATGCAGAAAAAGATAGGGCAATAGACAGGGAAGATACGATAGAAGATAATTTAAATATTGAAATCAATAGAGCTAAAAATAGGGAAGATGGTATAGAAGATGACTTAAACAGTGAAATTAGTAGGGCAGAAAATGCTGAAAATACCTTGACCAATAATTTAAATGCCGAAATCAATAGGGCTAAAGGTGCCGAAAATGTACTGACTAATAATTTAAATAGTGAGGCTAACAGGGCAACTCAATCTGAAAATAATATAAATACAGCACTCACCGGCGAAATAAATAGAGCAAAACAAGCCGAAAATGCCATATCAAATACAATTAATACAAATAAACCTAATTGGGATGATAAATATACTAAAAATGAAATTGATAATAAAATAAGTCAGGTAATTACGGATCTTGATTGGAAGGAAGCAGTTTCAACTTTTGCAGATATAGCAACAACCTATCCAAGTCCTGAAGACGGTTGGACTGTGAATGTAAAAGATACAGATATAACCTATAGGTATAGTGGGACTGGTTGGGTGGCAATATCAGCTAATTCTATCCCACTTGCTACTTCTTCAGTAGATGGAAAAATGTCTAAGCAGGATAAGATAAATTTAGATGATACTAATAGTAAAAAACATACTCATAATAATTTATCTATATTGCAGACAATAACTCAAGCTTTAATAGATGCCTGGAATGCTGTAAGTCATAAGTCGGATGTGGGGCATAAACATGTAAGAGTAGATATAACAGATTTTCCAGATGTTTATACGAAGAATGAGGTAGATACTTCTATAGATGCTATACAAGTAGGTGGAAGAAATTTAATAAAAAATGGTGATTTTTCACAAAGTTTCTCTAATTGGACTAAAAATGGATCTGATACTACAATAGAAGTAATATCTGATAGTAGATTTGGGCAATGCTGTAAAGTAAGTACACCAACAACGGTACATGGCATATATAATGTTGCTAATAATTATGCTGCTACTGTAAATGAAGAAGGTCAATATACCTATTCTGCCTGGCTAAAAGCAGATGCCCCTATGCAGGTGAATTTTGGCTTAGATAGTAGTAAAGTAGCTATAAATATAACTACGGAATGGGTAAGATACACATGTACTGCTATCAAGGCTGTGGGTAAAAATAATATATTATGTGTATATAAAAATGGAGCTAATACTGGTGAAACTTTAACCTTTTATGTTGCTAATGCTAAATTAGAAGTTGGTAATAAAGCCACAGACTGGACACCAGCTCCTGAGGATATTCAAAATCAGCTGGAGAACAAGTCAGATGTAGGGCATACCCATGATGATAGATATTACACTGAAACTGAAAGTAACAATAAGTTTGCTACCAAAGATGAAATATCTAATGCTGGTTATGGTGATATGTTAAAAAGTGTATATGATACTAATGGCAATGGCATTGTGGATAAGGCCGAGGACAGTAATACAGTAGGAGGTAAAAGTGTAAATGATTTTACAAAAAGAGTTATTTTAACGGGGCAATTGCAAAAAAACAGTTATAGACGATCTGTTATCGCTCTATGCGAACTTACTAATACAAATCCTAGTTTAAATTCATACAGTACAGGTATTATCAGCTTTAAAAGAGGTAATGGTATTACAGAATTAACCTCTTTATATGTAGGAGCCGAGAAACTATATAATTCTTCTACTATGCATTATTTTGGTTTAGGACTAGGGAGAAGTCCTGATTTAATACGTCCCTGCACTTTTACTTATAATGGAAATGTATATGGCGGAATAGAATTTAAGTTTTCAAACGCTGAATCTAATCAGGTAGAATTTAATGGTTCTTCAACTTTTAACATATTTGGGTTAGATTATTATGATACTCAAAATAATGTACCCCTTAATGAAGAAGTAAATAACTCATTGAATTTTGATACCACAATAAACAAATTACCTAACTTATTATATAACAACGATAAAATTGCATTACAAAAAGATGTAGTTTCTAAAGGTTGTACATGGAACGACCTCAAGGGGGTGTAACTTTGTATGGTACTGAAAAATACGGAACAACCGGATATTCCCAGGAACAACAGATATCTGATGAAGAAATTAAATCTTACAGGCCTGATCTATTATACAGGCTGCCTCCCCATCTAAAGGAGATTCTAGAATTTAAGTCCTGGGGTGATGTATCAAGTTATGAACTAGGCCTTTCTGCCTGGCAGGAAGAAGATATTCTAAACCAGTGTTTTATAGATACTGCAACCTGGGGACTTGTATTTTGGGAGAGTATATTTAGCATTCCCACTGACCTGAATAAATCTTATGAAGACAGAAGAGCAGTCATAAAAGCAAAACTAAGAGGTTCAGGCACTACTACAAGACAGATGATAAAAAACACCGCAGAAGCTTTCAGTGGCGGCGAGTGTGATGTAATAATGCATCCAGAGGACTACAGCTTTACAGTTCAATTTATAGGGATTAAAGGGATACCTAAGAATCTTGAAGATTTTAAACAGATGCTTGAAGATATCAAGCCTGCTCATTTAGGCTATTATCTCAAATATACTTATACAGTTTGGAATTTCTTAAAGGACAAAAACCTTACGTGGAATCAGGCCAAACCTAAGACATGGAATGATTTGAAAGTTTATGATGGATAGGAGGGAATATAAATGCAGACAACAGCGAATTTAGAATTTAAAAAGCCTGAAGGTACGGACGTAGTAAATATAGAAGATTTAAACTATAATGCGGATATAGCAGATACTGAAATAGTGAAAAAAGCATCTTCTTCACAAGATGGAAGAATGGCTAAAGAAGATAAAGTAAAATTTGATGGCATAAGTACAGGAGCCAACAAAGTGGAGCAATCCAGTACTAATGGAAATATAAAGATAGATGGGGTAGAGAAAAAAGTGTATACTCCTCCGACTGGTACTAATCCATATGGCACTACTAAAGCAGATGTAGGATTAGGAAATGTAACAAATGATGCACAGGTAAAAAGAACAGAAATGGGAGCTGCTAGTGGAGTAGCTACATTAGATAGTTCTGGAGTAAATGCACAGGCACCAAAGGCTCATACTCATACAAAATCCCAAATAACGGATTTCCCAAGTTCATTACCTGCCAATGGGGGAAATTCAACAACAGTAAATAGCCATACAGCAAATGGTACACCTGCAACTACAGAGAAAACTGATATTATTAAGATGATAAACGAGGTTTTTCAGTCTGGCACTAACGTAAAAGCTGATGCGATTAGTGCCGTTAACAGTAAAGGAGGCAGTTTAGGCAGTGATGCCACATGGGATGATATTATAGCTGCCATAAATGCCATAGCAAGAGGACAAGGAAATGCTGTGGAAAGTCAGGTACTTAGTGGAGTAAAATTTAGCAATTCTGATGGACAGCTTAGAACAGGAACCATGCCAAATAAGGGAGCCATAACAATAACTCCTTCCGGTTCAGATCAAACTATACCTGCAGGATATCATAACGGAAGTGGGAAGGTAAGTGCAGTTACGGTTCCTGTAGCCAATGTTTTATCTGGAACAACTATTGCAGGACAGACCGGGACCATGCCGAATAGAGGGGCAGTGACATTAACACCAGGAACAACAGACCAGACTATTTCTAATGGTTACCATAATGGTAGTGGTATAGTTAAGGGTGATGCAAATTTAAAGACTGAAAATATAAGAGAAGATGTTAGCATGTTCGGGAAAATAGGTACATTAAAGCCATACGAATTAACAGCAGGAGATTCAAATATATTATTTTGGGATTCGCAGCAATATAATACTACTTCATACACAAGAGTAAAAGTCGGTAAAACAATAACTACAAACATAAAAGGGAAAATACGAATATCATTTGATCTACGCTGTGGTGGCAGCGCATCCCTGGCATATGAAGTAGATAAAAACGGTAGTCTTGTAACTAGCAATTCATACAATTCGACTTCATGGACAACGGAAACTATAGATGTAACTTGTAGTCAAGGAGATGTATTTGAATTTCTTATAAAGTCTTATAATGAAGATTATAATGCATATATAAAAAACATCAAAGTATCAACAGACTTAGTAAGTCCACTTACAATAGCATAGGAGGATAAAAATGAATTTAGGAAGACGTATAGTATATGATAATCAGACAGGGAAAGTAATCTTAGATACAGGAGAACAGACAGATGCTACAGAAGAAAGACCTGTCTGGAATGGAATTACCTATATAGACTTAGAATATGGAGCTTATAAGGATGAATTTAGTAGAGTAATTAAATATCATGTAGATCCGACAGCAAAAACAGTGGTGTTTGATGAGTTACAGCCTATACCTATAACAACCGAACAACAAATTGAAAACATTGCAAAAACACTGTTCACTTTCAACAGAGCCTTTACTAATTCCAATAAAAATGCAGAGTTGGTAAAGGCTATTTTAGACGCAATAAATAATTTAGTATAAGGGAAGTGGGAAAATGTTAGGGTATGATTTTTATAAGATGTTTTATACATTAGGGTATCTTACAATAGATGACTTAAAATGGGCTGTAGCAAATGGAGACTTAACAGCAGACCAATTTAAAGAAATTACAGGTCAGGACTATATAGCATAGTCTTTATAAATCACAAGGCAAAACAGGAGCTAGGGATAGCTTTTTTTATTTTGCCTTGAAATAGGGAGATGAGAGAAGTGGGGCAATGTGAGAAGTGCAAAAATAGGACCATATGTAAATTTACAGATAACTTTACTGAATTGCAGGAGAAGTCAAAACAGATAAACCAGTCAATTGATACTAGTTATCCTTTCAAGATAATAGCTAGTTGTAGATTTTATAATCAGGATAATGTGGGCACATGCATTAATAATATAACGATGCCTGATAAGAACAATATGATCCCTACCGGTTACTATTAAATTTAATGTAACTTTAATACAAAGAGTTTTGGAGAAATCCAGGACTCTTTTTTAGTACTTAAAAATACTTACAAGGAGGCTCAAAGTGGAATATATTATAAGTTATTTTAAAGAATTTACAGGGAAACTAGTGGCCATAGGGTTTACAAGTTCTACGCTGGGGGCATTATTTACCTGGTGCTTTGGTGGGTGGGAAATGGGGATAAAAGTATTAGTGTCCTGTATGGTTTTGGACTATATTACAGGTCTTATGTGTGGATGTAAAGAAAAGCATCTGAATAGCTCCAAGGGATTTAATGGGCTTAAAAAGAAGTTTACCATACTTTTAATTTTAATATTGGCAGTACTTTTAGACAGGCTTCTGGGGCAACAGTGGATTTTTAGAACTATGGCCATATATTTTTATGTGGCAATGGAGGGCATAAGTATATCAGAAAATGCAGTTAAATTAGGCATTCCGGTACCTGAAAAGTTGAAAAATGTACTGGAACAATTAAAAAATAAATAGGAGGAAAATCATATGCTCAAGGGAGTAGATATAAGTAATTTAAATGGCTCAATTAGTATAGACTCAATTAAAAATGCCGGCCACAATTTTTTAATAGCCAAGGCCACAGAAGGAAGTACCTTTATAGATAAATTTTATAATGCCAATATTGCTAAAGCTAAAGCCCTGGGACTTATAACCGGGGCTTATCATTTTGCCAGATTTACAACCATAGCTAAGGCCATCCAGGAAGCAAACTTTTTTAAGTCTATTGCGGCAGGGGCCAAACCAGATTTTGTAGTATTGGATTTTGAGCAGCAATGTTCCGGTGATATGACAGAAGCATGTCTGGCTTTCCTAGAAATAGTAGCCACTATAGCACCTGCACTTATTTATTGTAATCCAAGTTATATAAAGGCATATTTAAATAGCAGTATAACAAAGTGTCCTCTGTGGGTGGCCCATTATGGAGTAAGCAGTCCAAGCACTGTATTATGGCCTGATTATGCTATATGGCAGTATACAGAAAAAGGGCAGATACCAGGAATAAGTGGATACCTTGATTTAAACTATATGGCAGAACCTTTTTATAATAGCATTGCTACAGGTGAACCAGTAAAACCAGATCCACTTATAGAGCAAATTAAAGCACTACAATATAATTTGAACATAGACTATAACGCTAAATTAGAAGTAGATGGAATAGCAGGTTCAGCAACTATGGCAGCATTGAAAGGAATACAGGATATTATTGTTAAAGGCCACAAGTCCAATGTAGTTTTATGGCTTCAACAGAAACTAGAACAATATGGCTATCTAAAAGAAAATTCCTATACTCAAATGTTGTATGACGAACCAACTTTCCAAGCAGTAACTGAACTCCAGAAGAACTGGGAAAGACCAACGGATGGATTTTAAGACCTGAGACATGGAGTATATTTTTGAATAACTAGAAATATTTTCACGAGGCATAGTACAAAGGAAGTGACGTTTTGGATATAAAAAAAGCTATTGAAAATATGGAAAGCCATATAAAAGCATATGAAGACAATTTGCGGTCAATCAAGACAGTGAATGACATAAATAAAGACTGGGATGGAATCAAGGCACTTGGACAACCAATATCAACAACTGATAAAATATACGTTTATACAACCAGAAGCTTAGAAACTTGCAGAGCAGCACTTAGGATTTTTAATGACATGAGAGCAAAAGGGGTATCTGAGGTTTAAAAATTATATGCAATATAAAGTAAATAAATTAGGAGCTGAAAGGCTCTCTTTTTAGATTATAAATTATGGAGGTAAATGGAAGACCTATGGGCAAATTTTTTAAATTAAAAAATGGTCAGTGGCTTAAAGTAGTGTTCAGTTATGTTAGTAGTAATAAAAGCAATATTTGGTACATGAGTATTGTTATAGGCAATACTAAACGACAATGTAATGACTGCTTTTGTAAGACTGAAAAAAGCCCTAAGATATTGTTTGGAAAATGTACAGGAAGAAAGGCAGGATTAGAACCATTTATAATAGCCTTAAAAGAATTGAAAAATTTAGAAAAAACAGTGCATAACTGTGAAATTCAAATAATAGGAGCTAGTGATAGATTAAAAAATGTGTATAAATGGCTAATGCGGTATGGTTACAAAATTAAAAATATACAAAATTTCAATAGGGATATAGAAATTTTGTATAAAGCTGTTTAGCTTAATAAAAAAATAGGAGGCAATAAAAATGATAAATATAAATGATGTTGTAGCAGTAGGCGGGGTTTTAGTCGGTGTAATTGGAGTTATTTTGGATTAGTGCCATATCTAAAGAAGAAAGGCATTGATACTGAGAAAGTATTGGATACTACAGAAAATATCTTAGAAGGAACAGAACCACTTATACAATTGGCAAAACTATTCCAGCACTGAAACCCGGTGCAACTTTAGTAGACTGGATAGAAAAAAAGGCAGTAGCCGGAGTAAAAGCAGCTGAACAACTAGCTCATGCTGGAAGCCTCGCTACAAATGAAGAAAAGTTTAATGCAGCACAAAATACCGTATATGCTGCACTTAAAGAAATTAATGTAGAACCTACGCTTAACCAGAAAAAACTTATCTCTGATTTTATACAGGAAGCAGTAAATGACTTGGACATGCGGTCCTACAGAGTCCGAAAAGGATACACAAATTACAAAGGTACAACAGGATTTGGCGGCAGCACAAGCTGAAAATACTCAATTGAAGCAGACTATTGCTAGTATACAGAGTGCTGCAGGTGCTGTACAGAATATAGATACTTCCGTAGCTGTCATAAATGCAGAGGATAAAGCAGCAGAAAATACTATCCCTGAAGTAGCACAGAATTAATTTTAGTGGCCTTAACAGCCACTATATTTTGCAAAGAGTGCAGTTGAGCACTTTTTATAAATTTCTTTAGTATTTAAACTTTATACTTGATGCATCATATGATGCATAAGGGACATTCCAACAATTCTACTTAAATATTCTCTTGCTTGATTTATTGACATGCCGCAGTTTGTTAATGTCTTTAATATATCGGGATGGTGCTGCTCGAACATCATTACAATTTCTTGTACATCTGATTTCATTTTTTCCATATCTTTTTTTGACATATCCATCATATCCGGCATTTCTTGTTTCATGCCTGGTTTCTTCTCCATAGAGGGCATTGTACTTCCTTTATTAATTTTGTTTTCTTTAAATTTTTCTTCCCCCTTGAATAAAGGTTTAGGTTCCTTGCACATAACAGGTGGATACATAGTTCTGTTAGCCATCATACAGAAACAACACATTGGTGGTGTTGTTTCTAATGGTGGATACATGTATTTATACATGAAAAGCCTCCAATAAAATTTTTTTCACAATAGTATACTATTCAAAAAACTGTTATTTGGAATGTTTATGTTTTGATTTTTTCCTAATACATCTCTTAACCTTAGAAGTAAATTTCTATAATAAAAGCCCTGGCAGCACCAGAGCTTTCATGAATTAAAACATATTGAAACGATATTAAAGAGATAACATAGTAGTTTTGTAAGCGTTAATTATTATACCCAATTCAATAAATTCAAAACAAAAGAAAGCTTTATGCCTTGAAACCATTTACATATCCTATAAAATCATATAGTATATACTTATAAGGCTAACCCCCTTAATTAATTTTTCACAACCTAAAAAGTTTAATTTTTTAAATCAACACTCCAAATAGTATGATTATCAACCAATCATACTATTTTTTTGAAAGTACGTAGATGAGGTTAAGAGAAATCATAATCTTGTGGTAAATACAAGGGCAAAGAACATACTTATAGTGAACTGATTATTAAGAATATTAGGAAGATGGCGAACCCTGGGGCATTCTGGGGTTTATTTTTGTGTAATAAACATATTTGAATATTGCATTTTTAACCAATTTACTATAGTATGTTAGTAAGTTAACTAATTATATAAGGGAGGCGATAATTTGCCACGTAAAAAAACATATGAGCAAGGTTCTTTTGGCGAGTTGTTGTCTTTAATGATTGAACATGCAGGGTTGACAAAAACTGCTTTTCAGGAACAAATAGGTATTACGAAGACATATCTTTTTGATGTGTTAAATGGCAGGGTATCTCCACCTGCTCCTGATATGCAATTTAAAATGATTAAGTTGCTTAAACCAAGACAAAAAGATAAAATAAATTTTTTTGAACTCGCAGCAAAGAAAAGGAGTGAAGTACCTGCCGATATAGCTATGTACCTTAGAAATGGAAAACATCGTGAAGAAATAAGAAAAAAAATTGACTATACGCATCTGTTTATAGATGGAGGAAATGAGAGTGACTAA